TCTCTATAAAAAACTTTTATAATCCCTATTTAATATTATATTTCTTGATACGTGTATCTAAACATTCACGATATTCAATCATAACAGATAACTGCTTACATAGGATATAATAATCCTCATTCTCTTTATTTTCATCTAAGAATGTAATTAAATGATTGATACGTTCTTCTAATGTTTCAAACTCTTCTAATAGTTTTTCTTCCCAACCCATAATATATCTCCTTTATAAATTACTATATAGTAATACAATATTTAATATCAGAAATAAAAAGAATGATGATTCTAATACCATACCAAATACAACTTCTAATCTACCCCTAATAGTATTAGAATCTTTATACTTAGTAATACTATCATAAATACTAATACTTACTAAAATAGCTACTAATATTAAAAATATAATCGTTAATATAGCTATAATTGGTGGCTGAATACTAATACTATACATTTTCACCCCTATCAGTATCATAAGAAATAACTGTATTGTGTTTCTTTTCATACACGTCTACATATATTTCATCTTTATCACCATTATAAGTGACTTCAATTAATTCTTTGACATGTACACCACCTACAATAGCTTTCCAATTCTGTAATGTTTTGCATGACCACACTACAAACATATCACTAGGAATTATTTTATTAGCATTATAATTAAAATCACTAAACAATACTGACCTTGTAGCATTAATTGCTCTATCTTGTATAGTATCACTCATTTTATTCTATCTCCCATGTATAATTAACAACAGGCTTCTTTTCTACTTCCCTAAAACTAAAACGACTCTGCTCACCAAAGTAGTCTTCCTTATAAGAATATTCATAAAACTTACCATTCTCATTGCATTTATAGATATATCGCTTATATGTATTAATATCATTACACTGCTCAGGTTCATGTATCACATCCACTCGTTCAAATAAATCATCTGGACGATTCCACCATAACCCAACTAATGTATCCCTATCTGCATCTAATAGTTTATCAATATAATCTAAACCATTTACATCTTTTCCCATAATGCCCCCACATAAATTATCCTTAGTATATTATTTAGTACCAAACAGTAGATTCTTTACATATTCTAAGTTATTAGCAATCCAATAACTAATACTGAATGTTTCATCTTCTACACTACTACCACTATTTGTATCTTCTGTATTTGTTTCTTTTGTATTGTTATCATCAAATAAACTATGATATAACCATGTACCAGTAAATGCTCCCATTACACTATTAAAGAAACCACCACTATTATAATAGTAATTATTTGTTACACTACGTGTCTCACTCTCTGATGTAGTACTCTTTGTAGATTTAACACTATTACTATTACTCTTACTAGGTGTACTCTTTACAGGTGTACTTTTAATAGGTGTACTCCTTATAGTTGGAGCTGACCTAACTACAGGAGCAGGTCTAGCTGATACACCTACTGCATTTACATAATAACATGATACACTAGCTAATACAGATAATACAACAATTCTCTTAAACCATGTATTCACTACACTTTAACCCCTCTGTTTGTTTCTTTAGTAAATCATAAGCCTTACGTCTCATATCTTTTTCTACATCATAATGAGATGTAAACCCTTCTACATATACTTTAGAATACCAATCAAAATCTTCATCATCCATTTTCTTTTTAGAATCCTCTATTGACTCTAAGAATTTTTTGTAACGACTTTCATTAGTATCTTCATATGCTTCTAAGAAATGTAATATAGACGTATTAACACATCTCTTATACAACTCAGTAGAACTAGTCATTAACTTATTTAAAAGATAAACCTCAATTTTAAGTCGTATGACAAAGAACCCATACTTTACTATATCTAACCATGAAGTCTTTTTATCGCTCATATCTTATCATACCTATCTGCTACTGTATCCCTAAATGTTTGATACTTAGCATCTTCTAAATAGAAAGGGTCAGATGTGCCTAATACCTCTGTAGCAATATAACATAATAATTGCCCTAACCTCAACTCAGGATAACAACCCCAAATATACTCTATATCACGTAACACATCCTTATGATTATTAATCACTTCTTGATTATTTGTATAAGAACGTGTCCTATGCTCTACTTCCCTATGAATGCACATCTAACAAACTCCCCCTAGAATACTATTAAAATAATTTACTATAAAATACCAACTCTTTACCTACATCATCTAACACATATGTGTCATGATAGAATTCTAAATCAACCCTACCATACCTCTTTATATACTCACGTCGTAATGATATATCTTTTACTATATCACGTTGATACACAGCCATAATCGTGTTACCTTTACACCACGACATTGCCTTATCTACACTAAATACTACATAATCATGACTGACACTAACTATATCGCCTACACTTCTGTATACCTTATAGTAATTTGTATCAAATAATCTACCACTATAATATTCAGCTAAGAACTTATTATAGATAGCCATCTTCTCAGCATTTTTATATCTACTATAGAAATAATATGATACAAAGCCTAATACACAACACATGAATAAAGCAACCACTAAACCCATATAACCACCACCTATAATAAATAATGAATTTGATTATATGATACTATCTCTTCACCAAATCTATGATGTCTATATGCTACTACATAGAATAAGAAATCTAACCCATCTACACCATAAACAGATTGATAGTCACGACCATATAAGAACCTATACTTATTTATCTCATAAGGACAACGCTTATATACATACATGACTGAATGACCATCATAATACATATGATTTTCAGTGATGCCAAAGATAACATAGTCATCACTAATACATACATATGTATCACCAGTTACACAATAATAGATATCGTATATAGACGTGTCAAATAATTCCCCATTATAATACTTAGCATCAAACAGTAGATATTTCCTCAATAGTTGATTTGGTAATGTTATCTTATATACACTATATATCAACCCTATTAGACATATAAAGAAAGCAACATATAGTAAACAGTTTATTACATTGATTGTTACAGTATCCATTTGTTACATTAACCCACATTCTGTATCTTTATCACTTTTAACCATATCCACATAATGCTCAACAACTTTAAAGTTCTTTACTCTGTCTTCATTAAGATAATTAATTTCTACTAAATGACCTACAAATAACTTATTATTCAACCATGCAGTCTTAGTATCAAAATCTACAGTATATACTACCATGAAATCACTACCACTATAATGATAGACAATCGTACTATTATCTTCCTTTGTTATGTCATCACTTAAATAAAAATTCATGAAGTCATTAGCAACTACTTTATTAGCAAATACAATAGTTAAACAATCGATACAATCACTAATATAATGAACTATTTCATTAACTACAGCATTGCAAATTAATTCGCCATCTTTATTAATAGAGTAGCTATCATAAAGTCGTACATTCCCTAGGTAGTATTCAATAATAAAATACTCCCCTAATTTATACTGTACACTATGCAATCTGATATCACCATAGTTATATGTTGGTACACTTACATTACTATAATAATATTTGAATGTAAAATCTTCAGCATTATAACTTGTATGTGATGCTAGTAACTCTAATTGTAATCTAAATTTATTAAACCGTTGAGTATCTATTGTATGTGCCATAATCTATCTCCTATTTAATACGTCTTACCATGAATCCACTTCATACACCCTAGTCGCATATAATACATTGCTCTATCCATTGATAACTTAGATACACCTTTACGTCTCTTAGCACGTTTTTGATAACAACCAAATTCATAAAAAGCACCGTCTTCTGTATCAGTATCTATATCATGTAATAGAATGAGTCCAGCATCCCCTAATTTACTATCTATGATGTCTTTATGTAAATAATATACATCACTAGGTAAACAATAATAGAGATACATCACTTCATTGCTTTCATGATATATCTTCTTCTTGAAATCATTTAGAAAGTCTTGCAGATTTAATTTAATCTCTACCTCTGTTAGGTGTAATGACTTTAAATTAAAGTATAATAGGTCAGCTTCATACTGACCTTTCTTATGTACTGTCATTAATACATTAGGTACACATATATTTTGTTTAAATAAATGACCACCCAATATCTGCAGAAAGTTATACTCACTTAGAAATCTACTCATCGTCCAACACCAATGTCACAATACCATCTTTATTAATTACTTTTGCTATTTGGTATGGAGTCCCTACAGCATTCTCTACTTGAATTGTATCATCTACATAACATGACGTCTCTAGTAATTCACTAATTAAGTCCTTTACGTTATATATCATCATAATTCAATCCCCTTTAATCTACTCTCTATAAATGACATGTGTTACAGTATATTCACGAGTAGTTACAATATCCCCAATTAATTCTTGATATTGTAAATATTCAGTATACTTATTAACTACCCTATAACCCCTTTGATTCATATCTTTAATGATTTTATCTACTATATAATCATCATACTCACGACTATCATATGAAACATATAATGTATCACCTGTATGATTCTTTAAGACATTATCATTCATAATATGTATAGGGTCTGATTTAATAGCTTCAGTCTTTCTTTGATTATCTTGTTTTATTGATATTAAAGCTATGATAACTAATAAAAGCACTATAATATGGAATACCCATTTACATATTTTCTTTAGTATACGTTTTATCATTTTTTATATCTTATGTCCACATAGCGAACCAATTCCTACGTAAAAACTTTAATGCACGCCTAACACATCTAACGTCCTTCTCTTTCCAAGAATCGCCTTTCTTGAAATAGTAATGTAATACCTTATACGCATATTTTAATTCCCTATGCATTTTCCTATGAGGGTCATCACTATCCCAATCAATGATAGAATCATCTAGGAAATACTTTACATGAAATGCAATCACACCACTTAATGTAGAATCTAAATTCCACATAGCTGAACCCCTATATCTAGTATATAGTACTTCTAACTCATTATACAGATTTTCTTGTAGCCTATCATAACACACATCACGCTCTTCTACAAACACACTACATGTATTGATATTAGGTTCTTCTTTTACTACACCACACTCACCACTGCGTAGACGTATACACTCTCTCTCTATTTCTTTTAATCGTAGATACTCATCCATGTCGATTGATACCTTAACAATCGAATCAGGGAAGTATCTGATGTCATCTTTTGTATTATTACTACCTACACTATTATTATCCATAACTACTACTTACTGCCTATAATTAGACATTACTCTTCTATAATACCCCTATTAACAAAAACACCTCTCCCATCAATCGTATTCCGTGTACCTTCATGTTTTATATTACAAGTACTACAACCATGATTACATGTGTTAGTACATGTAGTGTCTTTTGTATCTACATACCGTAAATAATTATAATACTCTACATCTGCAGTATCACGTACTGTATCCTTTGTACGTCCACCACCATATACACAATAACTAGTCGATAGATTAGGTACAATAGATTTGAAATAACGCTTAAACCATGTGATGCCATTATTTGATACCTCTACTACCATACCATCTTTTAATACACCACTAGCGATATCATCCTCTATTGCTTTTGTAGTTAATTCTATACAACTTCCCTCTTTAAGTTCATATACACTCGTAATTAAAGAGTAAATATAGAATGCTAAAGACTTAGGTTCATTCCCTACATGATTATACTCATGACTATTAGCATTAACACCTAAAAGAATATGTCGTATGCCCATAGAGTCAGAAATATGAATAGAATCCTCTGTCCCCATGTCTCTGCTGACACCACTAAGGATGCCCCCACTAGAAGTAGTATTAAACATAATATCATTTCCAACATGATTTACACCTTCCCCATCGCTACCATGAATATCACCAACAGTATCAGAAACCTCACTACTGATGTCTCTGTCCGTAGTAGTTGTATCCCCACTACCATTAATACTATTGTTGGAATCATCTCCATGATTATCACCATTTACCTCTTTATTACCATCTGACTCACTATGAGTCTCTACCTTATTACCATACCATTGCTTAGTCAACTCATCATATACAGGTCGACTATGAAACAACAGTAACCCATTCTTACTATCATACGACAAATATTTAATGCCCCAATGATAGAAAGACCATAACAACCACTGTACACCATCTTTTGTAGTTAAGTTTTTAAAACTATCCCTACGTACACTATCTTGTAATAAGAATTGTGTCTTGATATCTAAACTATAAAACCTATTCATTATTTTCTACATTGTTAGTATCAGTCGCTACCTCAAATAACGTCCCTACGTCTACATTTAAAGCCTCTGCTACTTTACGACATGTACTAATACGTACATACTTTACATTCTCATTAATTAAGCTATATAAAGCAGGACGACTAACACCACTACTCCGTGATAACTCACTTATTGAAATCATACGCTTCTGCATTAACTTTTGTAATGCACCACTACGTAATCGAAATTGAATCAAACCCATAATATAAATCACCTTATCTTTAGTATATAGTAACACTATACCAATGTTACAATTACTTCAATATCACTCTCTCTTTGCAATACTTCTTTGACATCACATATCTCAGTAATGATTGTATCTAGCTTAGAAGTATCATAACCATCTCTGTAACCCCTTACATATAGATTACACTTCCTATCACTATAATACAATGTCGCATCTAATGTTACAGTACCATCTGTCATAGTACATTTAACACTCTCTACAGAATAATCCACTGCTACTACATAATTACTACCACGTGTATCAGTACTTACCCCATCAATAAGATTATCCTTGTAATAACAATCAATTGCATTCACTAATTGTTTTATCGTATTCTCTAACATACTACACTCACCTACTTTTATTAGGAATTAAACCCCTTCTTAAATGCTTCCTGTAATGCATCATATAAACTATCAGCATTAATAGAAAAATCTTTCTTATCTACCTTACCACCACGATGACGTAATGTATAACCTTTATAGTTACCACTCTTGATATCATCTTTATCAATAGACATTACCAAACTAGAAATACCACTATCATCTGTATCTTTAGTATCTTCTTTAGCATTAATATGAGATTTAAACTTCTCAGCAATGCTTTGTCTCTTCTCTACCTTAGGAGTAGCAGTAAAGTTATTGAACCCTACTTCTTCTAAATCATCTTTCTTAGTATTGATATCATGACATAGATTAATGATATTATCCTTAGCTGATTCAGCTTCTAATCGAGTAGTGAATACATTACCCATGTACAACATAGCATAATCAAAGATATCGTCTTCCCATACATCTCTGACTACATTATTATTAGTATCTACATAATAATATTCATCGCCATACATATAACGAGTCGTATCTTTCTCAATACTATATGCACCACTCAAGATACTAAATACTTCCCCTAAATTCAATACTGATTCAGTATTGCAATCAATAAAAGAACCATTACTGTCTACCTTAACAATTTTACCTGTTTCTGTAACTCTAAAGATATCGTCTACCTTTAATTGATGAGCCTTTAAGAATTCATTAACATAGTAATCCATATGCTATACCTCCACACCAAACCATACTGTAATACTTTGTAAAGTTTTGAAAGCTAAAATTAAATCAAACATATTCGATATGGTGAATGTATCATGAGATGAATTGTATGAGTGTTAGCCTTCTCCTAAATAAAAAGACCTATTTGAATATACATGAAAACATTACATAATCTTACAATAGTTTACATTATGCTATATAGACTAAACGATAATGAAACAAACCATTATAAAACCCCTATAATATAATCAATGTATAGATATGATACACTCACTATATCTTACTCATATAATACCATATCTGTATTGAATTGTAAAGTTTAATATTTTTATGTAAATAAATAATAACACAACCAAACAATGGTTATAAATGCTAACAATCCACCAAAGAATAGATATGAATAAAACAAATCATCCACGCAAGTAGTTTTATGTTTATACTTTTCTATCCCTACCTTAATATTATGTACTAATACATCATAATAATCAGGGCGACACTCATAATCCCCCACATAAAAACGCTTATAACTCATATCAGATACAGAATCTTTAAAATAGATATTTACTACAGTGCCATAATCACTTTTATCTAAATCTATACCTTGTAAATCCCTTACGTGATAGACACCACTATCCCAATCCATACAAGAATTAGGAAACCCATAAGACCCACATGACATGCCAATATCATAAAAGAAATAATCACCTACCAACCCAAAAGTTGCATAAGAATGACCTACCATATCTACCACCCCTCTTAGAATATCAACAAATATGCGTTAAGTAATAATGATACTACCAATATTACAAATAATATCGTATCAGATGTATTCTTAGTAGTCTCTTCTTCATCTTCAGCACCATGAATAGTATCCACTAAATCCATTAATTCTTTTTGTTTTGCTTCCTTAAATTCATTTAAGAACTCTACCAACACGGCAATATTTTCACGATTTACAAAAATATTTTCATAACTTCGTGTATTATCCGTGAAATCTAAGAACATACTTTCACCACGTAGAAATATATCATTTACATCGGAAAGTTTATATGTTTTACTCCCCAAAATTACAACGTAACCATTATCAATATAAAAATCATCTTTAGTATACATAATTTACCACCTTTTAATAGTAACCTTAACATCACCTAATATATCACTGATATCCAAGTACCCTTTATCTAATAATCGTATTTTTTCTTTTAACTCATGCCTTCGATTTTGTAACCCTCTATATCTATCAATAGCATTTAACAAATCAGTTTTAGCAGTTACAAACTCTGTATCTATATCAGATAAATCTGACTCATACTTTTTACGTAACTCGCTTGTATTAATCTCCATCAATACGACTCCTATTTGTATAAAAATAATGATATAACTGAATCTCTTCTTCAGTCATACGATATAATAACTTTAATAAGTCATTATGCATATCTTCTTGCATATCACGTAAAGACTTACTTATGATTTTATCATCCATACACATATTACATTACATCCTTCTAGCAAAAGACATACAATAACAAAAACATAAACAAATAAATACTCGTAATGCTGTAGTATGTAAATCATGAGTTCCACTATCATAAGCAACATTTAAGTACATCGCATATGACATAAGAGCAATCATAAATACTATAATATTAATAACCCTACCCATGTAACACACTCACTAACACCATTCCAACAAAACAAGAACACACCATAACAGACAACATGATAAAACCAAAGATACCCCATTCTATCACTAAGTAATCTTTTGACTTAGCATCCCTAATGAGTTTATTAGTATCTTTTATGAAAGAAATTACGTCCTCTATATCTCCTTCAAACCCATTAAGACTAAACCAATCACCAATCCAATCTTTCTTTGATACCTTAAAATAAGTATCTTCTAGATACAATCGATGTAATGAATCTAATTTATAGTAAAACCTATCATTAATCACTACATAATCATCAATCACTTTATAACTCTCTAGAATCAAATGTAACACCACCCTTACGATACAAACAAAATATTTATTTACACCATAATAATACCATATTTGTAAAGAAGTGTAAAGTTAAAATAAAAAGAGGTAGTGAAACTACCCCTTTAAATAAACATATAAAGTATTGAGAATATAAAACAAGTAATAGAACACACAAAGAGTACCATAAATGTAATTCTAAATACTGAAAAACTTAATCTACCTTTTGTATTATCTAAATCGTCTTTTAACGAGAAATAGAATGAAACAACAAAGAATGGTAATGTTAAGACAAAACATCTTGAAGTTAGATATGAGATGTCCATAAACAAATCAGACACAGTCAAAACAATCACTCCTCTAAACTAATTACTCTAGTAGTAGTGTAATCAACATTATAGCCCCAACCATAATCAATTAGGTTATACTTAAATGCCCATCCACGAATTGCCTCATTGACAATCAATTCTAAATCTTCTTCAATTTTATCATTTGTAAAATCATAGATACTGAAACAATCCCTACTATCTTCTAAATCTTCTTGCATAAGATTTAAAATATCTTCGTCCCATACATGAGGAACATATTCCTTACACCTGGAAATATAGAATTCAGTCATAGTATCATCTACTAAATGCATACCGTCAACATAACAGAAATCTTCATAATCATTAATATCAGGGAACTTTTTAAACAATTCCCTACCCCATGTAACAGCTTCATCAAATGTATTGAAATAGATAGGTGAAAACACATCATGTTTTTCTAAATGAACGATATACTTATAAACAATATCATCTGCATAGTATGTTTTATAGAAAATATCTTCACGACAAGAATAAAACTCACCTTTAATTCCTTTAATGATAAAGTCACCATCTCTAACAGACAAAGCACCTTCTAATGTCCTTAGAAATAATTTACCATCACAATTATAGAAACAATTATCAGTACCTACTTCTTCCTTTAATAGTCTAGTAGACTCTTCATCATTATAGAAGAATTGAAATGCTTCAACTGTTACAGGCTTTTTAATATATTTCCTCATTATTTACCCCTTGTTACCAAATAAGCAGTAGTAAAGTTTACAGAATCTTCTAAATCATATACCTTAGGCTCACTATTCTTAATCTTTACAACAGTAAACACATATCGAAGTTGTTCAGTATTATTTTCATGAAAATGACGTAGAATAACATAATGTTTTACATCTGTAACACCCTTAGCCAAAGACTCATCTACATCTGCCACATAAACTACTAAATCAACATCTGACTGAGTTAAACGAGATTTAATCTCTTTAGGTAAATCACTAGCATCAATTTTCTTCCAATCTAAATCAACATCTCTAAACTTAGCCATACCACTTAAAGATGCGTCTTTAGTAAAACCATAACTTGCCCAATGTAGACTATCATCTAAACTTAGTGTATTCCCCATTACAGATACATAAGGTTTAGACAAAATTTTATCAGATGGTGGGCTATCAACCACTAAACTAAGAATGCCACCAATAACAAGAATAACAACTAAAACACTGAAAGATACAGAAAGCCAAGTCTTCATAGTACCATCTTCATTATAACCAATTTTCTTATTCATAATAAACCTCCTAAAATTAAACCCCTATAAAATACGATATGCTAAAGTAACAATGCCTAAAGAGAGAACATGACAGAGTACTGAAACACATACTAAATTATAAAGTCCTTTGTGTAAACAATAACAAGTAACCATAAAAAATAATAAAGTTAGTAAAATATACATAGCAATCATTCTCAATCACCCCTTAAAAAACCTAATGAAACTATGTAAACAATTCATAAAACCATCACTAAACATACTATTGCAAAAGAAAGAAGTCACGTCTGTAGGTTTAAATATATGCTTAAACAACATATAGTATTTAAACCACACAACATAAAAATTAAAATTATTTGATTTTACCTTAGCACTCTCTCCATCATCACCCAAAGTAATAGATAAGTAGTAATCCATGCAAAACTTGATATCATCTATCTTAATATCATTAATATTAATAGGTGCAATATCGAAAGGGAATTTACCACCATATGACTCATCTAACACAGCCAATGATACAACATCAACCCAACCAATAGTAGATGATTCATAATCGTTAACCAGAATATGACACCTAATGTAATAATCATCTAAAAACTTATAATAACTATCAATTTGTATGCTTCTGCTTGTCTCCATAATATACTATCGCCTTCTCTTTCATATCATCTGAAACAGTAAAAATATTATAAATACCATCAAATAAAAAATCTTTACCCATAATAACACCACTCTCTGATACAAAGAATTTAGTGTTTGGATAATACCACCTTAAAGCCTTTAAAATAAAATCCTCGCTATAATCACACATGAACCAAAAACCCCCTCACATATGATGTATTAACTTTGACATTATAATAACATAGTTGTAAAGTTTTGTAAAGAATAAAATGAAAAATAAAAAAGGAGATAGTATTTTCTACTATCTCCATAAAATATAAATATGCTATTTTTTACACAACTTCAATACTTCTTTTTGTAATAACTTAGAAATCTCTATGTTATTACATAACAATAAAATCCTACCTCTATTCAATGCACCATCTTTAATAGATAAGAGCATCTTCTTACCTTCATCTGTTGTAAAGTACTGTTGATATTTTGTTTTTAACACAGCAAAAGGAATATCTTTATCTGTGATATAAGAATATAACTTAATACAAGAATCTAAATCAAAATCTGCAGTATCACCCTTAAATGGTTCAACTAGAAAACGATAACTTGCTATTTCACCACTTGCATCACCATAAGTACAAGGAACTAATTGCCTTTCAACTACTTTATAATCAGCTGTCTTAGCTTTACGAGTTCTTTTCTTAGTCCCTTTATATGCCCATAACAACTCATCCTTTAACACACGTAAATCATTAGCATCTGACAATAACATATCTTCTGACAAAGGAATATCTTTACCAGCACCAACTGCACCTTTAACCATGTTTAAATTATTATTAAACATGCGATATTTATACTCATCGATTGTACGTTTTGTCACTAACAATATAGCATATTGAGTACCAAATTTTGAATCTCTACGACAAACCCTACCTATAGCCTGTATCATATTCTTAGTCGAAAACGAAATATCATAGAATATAATTGTGTTACATTTCTGCAGATTTACAGATTCAGTCCCAGCTGATGTAATTAAAACAACATCCCTAGAACCTATATTTTCCTCTACTGCTTCCCTAACTTTAATATTAATAGAACCAGTAACCTTATGTATCTTACCTAAGTTAAGTTTTTTCTTATTCTTCTTTAGAATGGATTCTAACCTAGATATTGTCTCTTTGTATTCAGCATAGATAATAACACTATATCCATTGCTAAATGCTCCTTCTAAGGAGTTTAAAAGTAACTCTTCTTTAGGAGAATATTCAGTATCACAGTAATTAGCTAATAGGTCTTCCATTGTCTCATCTGTGTATACCCTATCTACGAAACGCTGTAAATCATGCATCCTACGAGAGAAATTCCTAGCATCATCTTCAAAATTTAAAATGCCACTAGAAACCCTTTTATAAATCTCATAGTCTTTATCAGATAAATCACAATCTAAAGCAGTAAATTTAAGATTATATTCCTTACCTCTAACAATCATGATATCGTTAAGTTTTTCTCTAAGTATATCTAAATTCTTATACCCATAGACTTCTTTAACTTTAATTTTAGTAGGCTTACCACCACGTTTTATATATTGGTCTCGTAAATTCCACAAAGTAAAATTATTATCAAATGTATCTTTCTTACCTAAGAAACCAGGAGAAGAAAAATTAACTATATTATACAAAGAATCTAAAGAGTTTAGAATAGGTGTAGCAGTCATGAGCCATACAATAGAACACCTAGAACGTATACTCGACATAATCATAGAGTATTTACTTTTCTTATCCTGTAATTTATGAGCCTCGTCAACATTTAAAATCATAGATACATTTCTAGATTTTAACTCCGCTGTAATCCTATCCAACTTTTCTAGCTGAGTATCAGTACACACAAAAATACGATTTGTATCTAAATTATATGAAGTGTAATCTGCAGAAATAATCCCTACATCATCTTCGCTCAAAAGAAGTTTTTCAAATAACTCCCTTCTAAAAGCCTTTAAAGCCTTAACAGGACATACAATAATAGATACAACAGTATTATATTTATCTAGTAATACTTTGTTAGCTACTGACGTTATAAGAGTTTTACCTAAACCACATTGTCCACCTAAAATACACCCTCTCCTAGCAAGCATGTATTCAGCACATTCTACTTGGTCACTCCCTAAAGTAATCCCATTAAAAGAGATATACTTATCTTCTAATTTATAATCAGCCACAATTACCTCATCTTTACAAAATAAAAATAGAGTCCACATTAGACATCATGTGAACCCTATTTTTAGGAGAAATTTATGTGAATAAGCTTCTGTAAAAAGCTTCAATCAGAATTAGTAGTCTTAATAGACTGAGTGATAATTGAACCTAGGAACTAACCACAACTGTGACGAAAGTTCCTTGTTTGTGAGAGTGATTGAGAGAGAACTTCAATGAAACCACTCAGTCTATTAAGACTACTAAAACCTCTATCAATAATATACCATAAATTATAACCACATGCAATAATCTATTATTATTTTTCTACAAATTTATTACGTTCTTCTTGTAGAATATCAAATAACTCAAAAACCATATCTTTATATAAATCATCTTGATGAGAAGAATCCTCACCCTTTAGCATACAAGAATTAACGTAAGCATATGTATACTTACTGATACATTTATCTATTTTCTCCTGTACTGTAGATGCATCAAACGACACCTAATCACCACCATCTTTAAATAAGCCATTTAAAACTCTAGGAGTATACACACGCTCATTTGTATATAATTTATGATAAGACTTATTCACATGATTTGAAATCTTTCCTAACTCATTCACATAAGAAGTATCTAGTTTTAGTATAGGCTCAATCAGTTCTAAAATATCTTTTGCTTTTCTGCGAACCATAGATACATCTCGTATAGAACTTACTACTTTAGTTTTGCCACTACGTGTAGTCGGATAACGCAACTCGCAGTAATGATACAAGTCACATAAAGCCTTATCACATTCATTAACCACAGAACTAAAATATGAGTCATTATTACGCAGATATTTAACCATATCTACAAAATCTTTTGTTATACGACTAATATCTTCTGCAGAATAATCACTCTTAAATTTAACATCATCAAAAGACATTTTAATCACCCTCACTATGCTCTAATTTAACTTTAAAGAAATCCCTTATAGAAGTTATAGATACAGGAAAATAATCATTAGCATCTACACCTACATCATACCTCAATATACCATCATGTCTATTTTTTAAGTTATACCCATATTGAGCATGAATGTGACCATGTAAATGTATACTTCTACCTTTATAACTACCATTCCATTCTAATAAAGGATAATGCATTAATACATACTTAATCTTTTCTTGATTGAATTCTTTATAATCAAGAATATCTTCAAACAAATGACTATCATATTTTAAATCATGATTACCACTAATTAGAACTTTACGACCTTTTAACTGTTGTATTAACCTATTAGACTCTTCAACAGAAATCTTATATGTTAAATCACCTAAGATATACACTAAGTCATTTTTATGAACGATAGAGTTATAATTCTGTATAATTCTATCGTTCATTTCTTCCATAGTAACAAAAGGTCTGTTCTGAAAACGTATTATATTAGCATGACCTAAGTGTAAATCACTCGTGAAATATGTTTCCATATGAACCCCTATAAATTATCTAACTCTTCTAATTTACTATGAATAAGTAAAAAATAGTCTTTTAGAAATTCAATATCAGAATCCTCTGTCTTATAACCAAAATAATTTCTAAAATCTACAATACTTTTAAGATTTGATGCCATATCCTCAAAAGAAACATCGCATACAGACAAAAAAGTATGATAGAAATCTAAAGAATCATCAAACATATTATCATAATTAGATACATAATAGTCATACATTACATATGGTAGTAATAACATATCAGTAATTAAATATGTTTCACCTTCAATAACAATAGTAGTTTTGTCTGTATACTTATCATACTTAACAGAACTATCACCTAGTCTTAGTAAACCACCCATGCAATCATGTGCATAATCTAAATAACAAGATAATGTATCTATTATATCGTATATTTTACAGAAATTTTTATACATAAAGAACTCCCTAAATGTAATCACCCAATGTATACCCATAAATAACACCATTATCCATGAGATACTTCATCCATTTCTGAACATCATCATATACACGATTAGCTACTGGTATAGTGCCAATATACATTTGATAATCATAAGGCTGTAAAAATAATTCATCTAACACATCAATTTCTATAGCTTTAGATTTTTTATTGATTGTGACATTAAAACTAATGTCACAATCCTTATCACCAACACGTCTACTAAAATACCATCTATCCTTAGCATAATCAGTGAAACCAATTTCACGCATCATATCATCTGACAAGATATTAGCTTTTATATTCGCATTTTGATTCCTTGAATCTAAAGGAACATTATCATTTATACAAACTTTCATGCTTGCCTCCACTAGCATAATACATATGCTTAACATCTATAATACTCTTATCTCTGAGTTCATCAATAAACTTTGTCCGTAAAAAAGAAACAAAATCTCTCGTAAAATCATCTAAACTATCTAAGTTAATATCTTTACCTCGTAAATAAGCACCTAGTAAATCCCTACAATACTTCCATCTCAAATATGAATCAGATTTAATCTTGACCATATAACCACGAGCATCTGTCAACACATAACCCTCAAAATAAGCATCATGAGCCTTATTGATACAGTAATCCAATTCTTCCATATTAGAGATATAAAAAGATTCTACTGGAATTAAAGAATAATCAAATAACAAAGATGGATTGTCAATAAATACTTGACTAAACTCATCCATACATTTCTTAGAAAACTCAGTATCTATATGAATGCCATTATCTAAATGTAACTTGTTCTGTACAAAATCTAATAAGAATAATCTATGATTCTTAGCATAATCAACGATATGCACATCTTTAGGATGCACCACCTCAAATACTGCAGAACACTTATACTTAATAAGTATATCACGTAAAGCATCTTGAACTAATGTACTAGCTTTATAGAAATTCTCTTTTAGATAACCAGAATGCTCAGAGTTAGTAGAAGTTTTACTAGCGAAGATGAAACAATCGTTATCAAAATCCCAAGAAATAATCCCTAATGAACCATTTTCTTTTTTAGCAACACGAATAGGATATTCTAAAGAATTTAGTTCTTCCTCAGTATCCATCCTCTGCCCTAAGTTAAAGAATTTATCATAAGACCGTGCTTTTACTTCTCCGCTAACCCTATCAACAAATAAACCACGTGCTTTAACAGTAATATCATTCCACAAATCATGCTTAAATGCATCCCTTGTGAAATTTAAACTTACCATAGAGCCACAGTTTTTAACACTTACTAACCTAGAATTAGCAATAATATTAACCTCTAATGATTTAGTATCTAATGGAACTTTACCATATTTCTTTGTAAAGTTAAAGTTATCTTCTAAGTATTTTTTATTATATACTGTGTTTTCATAGTTTAATACAACTGCACCCTCAGTATTAATATCTAATACACGTAGATTACCACCAAATTCAACTTTACCCTCTAAAGAGTAACTAAAACCATCTACAGTAGTTACTCCACGATGACCAAAAACCTGAACATCTAAACCAGAAGTATGATGTCTCATAAATTCTAATGAAACTTCAAAATCATAACCACCTACACCACTAATGCATTGGTTAGAAGATAACAACATCGCATTATCAGGGAAACGTGTCAACCCAGCATGAGTTACCATATAACGAATATTCCCACACTTAAAGAAGTAACAAGAATGTAACTTACGATATAAGATACGTAATTCTTTCTTCAACAAGTTTTCATCTTCATAATGAAGTAACCAATCCTTCAAAGTTGTTTCTACAAATCGTAGATAACCAGTATCATCTCCAACCTCACCATGAGCATAGCGAACCCAATGCGACTCATGATTACCTTCTAATAAAATAACATTCTTCTGTTCAGATAACCATTGAACTGTCTTTAAAGTATCGTAATGCTCAATACCTCTATCAAAGTAATCACCTACAAACACATAAAATGTATCAGAATTGAAATCCTTTAAAGCATCTTGAAGAACACTATTACAAGAATGTATATCACCAATAACTTTTACCTTATCATACACATTAGAATCACATAAGTAATCTACGTTATAATCAGATAAGAAATCTTTAATAGAATCTATTTTAGTAATCTCTCTATGTAATTTAGGAGTATCTTTCATAACTTTATACATCTTATCACAAATATGATGTGGTACAAAAGAATATGTTCCTCTACGCATTTCATTCTGTTTAGCTATCTGAAGTAAATCAGTAGGCATGTCATAATGATAAATTCTATAATTATATCTTTTAGCCAATTTCCTATATTCAGAAATTTGTTTTTGTAATGTTTTATGAGAAGAGCAATGTGTCGCATCAATAATAGTAAATTCACCTTTATTCATACGATACTCTAACATTTTATACATAGTCTCAAAAACTACATCATTACACTTCTGACTAATAGAAGAATCTCCTTCTTCATTCATTACAGGAGAAGAGTACATAAGACGTAATTTATCTGGTGATAAAGAATAAGGTTCTAAATCTAAATCACGTATAAGAGTTGATTTACCACTACCAGGACAACCCCTCACTAGTAATAAAGCCTTCATTATCTAATCACCATCTCCCTAAAAACAGACTCATTATAAAATTTCTTAGCATGTGCTTTAGCAGTATCTAATCTATAGTTAGATAACAATTTATTTACTTCTTTAAATGTATTAACCAAAGAAAGATACTGTCCCTTAGTTAAAAGAGATTGAGTACTAACTCTAACCATATCATCACAAACCAACATATTTAATCTGTATGAAGTAGTATTATCCCACCCATTAGTTGATTCAGTAATTTTAATTAATTTAGACAGATTCTCATCTTTAAGAACATGAGAATTTAATATCTTCAACCTATCATCAAAACAATGTTGAACACTCTGAATAATGTAATTACCATCATAACGCTCGCCTACTCCTAAACGAAAAATAGGTGCTATATTATTAGGCTCACCTTGTAATAAAGGGAATTGATTTGAAGAAATAGAGTGTAGCATAGTAAATACTTTTTCATCAAATAAAGAACCTTCAACAGTAACCAAATAAGAAGAATAAGAATTATCAATTACAGAATTATTATCATAATATGCAGATAGATTACAATATCGATTATCAATAATAGAATATCTGATATTACTCTCCTTAAAATCAGAAAGCCAACCTAGTAATTCACCCATAGGAACATTAGTGATATCATAGTAGTTATAGTTTATCATTATTTGTACCCCACTATTACCTCAGAACTTACACATGAACCTAAATACTCTTTAGCTTTCTGAGCCTTTAATTGTAATGCAATCCCTTGTGTTAAAGAATTTAGCCTATCTAAAGCAGTACAGAATTCTTCAAAAGTATTAGATGACATATAACCAAGATTACCATACAAAGGAATACCTAGAGAGCCTAATTTGACACTGCATACCAAATTATCTGATGACGTTAAACTTAAATTAGCAATAGACTCTACTGCAGAATCCACCAAACATTGATAACAGAAATTACCATAGTCAGACCTGTTTTCTAATAATGAATATGTTTTATGTAATTCATAATCACCATTATTAAGAATATTAAACTTACATAGAAATGTAGGTGGATTCTTAATATCGTCTTCTTTAATCTCAAAATCTTTTACATGCTCATATAACTCATTAAAAATAGGGTATACATCATCTAACAGTAAATAAATAATATCTTTAGAGCCTTCTACTAAACTAGAAAGACTATTTCTATCACTTTTAAGCAACATAGACTTCTTACGTTTTAAAATATATTTTAAATCATAATAATTTGATTTAAAGACTAACTTATTAATATCAAACCCTAAACGTACAAAAATAGACACAATTTTACAGTAATCATCTAATGGAATATTAAAATATCTAGTAGCCATATTACACCTCTTTATAAACACCAACATTAAACAATCGAATTGCTTTTAAAATAACATCTATACACTCGTGATTAACAAGAACAGAAGTATCCTTAGTAATCTCAAAAGTCCATTTACGATAAATAACAGTAACCTTACCTAAATCAAAAGTCAAATACACAGAGTAATCATACCAAAACACATGTATTGTTTTATCTACAAAATCATAAAACCCTCTTTGTATATCAGAAAGTTTTAGCTGTAATAAACCCATCTTACCACAAACCTCAATGTTTAAGTTCTTTGGTATAGACTGATAGAACTCAAACTCTGTAATTTGATAAGTATCAAAAGAGTCAGCTAATAATACTTCCTCTAATATAGAATCCTTAGGTGTACAGGTATAATAATACCCATCTACCTCAAATGTACCTTTCTTTGGTAAACAAGATTTAATTGTTTCATTACAATAATTAGGAATTTTTAAAAAATCATATCTGTATAAATCCAACATAATTATTTCTCCTTAAATAAAAATGAGTATGTAGAATTAACAACATCTACATACTCATTATAACACTATACTATTAAGTTGTAAAGTTTTGTAAAAATGAACTTAGAAATAAACGATATTATTTACTATTCCACTCTAACTTACTACCTTTAATAAGTTGAGTGTACCTCACATAAGGATTCTTTAACACGCTATTATGATTATTAATAGAAACAGTATCAGAATCCAAAGAAAAATCATCAACCCACATTAATTGCTTTTTCTTTCTAGATTTTATACTTTTCATCCCAACTTACACTCTTCTAGAAAATAATTATATACTTTTGTAGTACATAAGTAACTATCAAAAACACTACCATTTTTTACTTCAAAAGAAATTTCACCAATGCACTTAGCAGTATCAATCATAGACAATGTAGACGAAATCTCAAAAGTATTAAATTCATCCTCACATACTTCTAAATCTACCAACCACACTACCTTAATGCACCCATTAGTAGAAGAAAAAGATTTAATCCCTACTAAATGAATACCCATAACAGAATCTAAATGAACACAAAATCCTCTAGTCCCTGTAAAATTCTTATTAATTTGTAACAATGTATTAGCTAACACATCATAGTCATGTCGTACAATTAATTCCATCCACTAAACACCCACATCCATATAGACACAATCAAAGATATCATAGAGATACCAGAAAAGATAGAACTTAGAGCATCATAAACTAATTTTTGTTTTTCATTCTTAGCACTATCTTCAACGAATACAAAAATAATGGTCATAACAAATGATGCTATAAATAACTTAAAGAAAAAATAGTAATCCATCTTAAAAATTACTCCAAACACAAATTAATCTTTTTTGATTCTAAAATATAAGAATGAATTAAGTGCATTGATGACTTAAAAGACTCATCGTCAAAATCATCACTACCTAAAGAAATCTCAGAAACTTCTCCGTTGACACCTAATACATAAAAGATATTATCAAAAACATAAATATCAGCAATAGCTTTTAATGAAAAACTACGACCACATATTCTAACAATCATATCACCACTAATAACATTATCCATAATTTAATCCCCCTATACTAATTAAAATCCACAATTAAAACCACTATTTAATCGTTGTGTAAAAGATTCTACTTCTTCGTCTGTGAACTCATAACCTTCTAAATCATTATCTTCTAAGTTAGTAGAGGAATCTGTATCATCAAAATCAATGAAATTAAAAGTCATTAAAGTACTTTTATCACCCCATACTAACCACCATTCATATCTCTCATCAAAATCATTGTAGTAATCAATAATTTTACCACTTTTATAAGTTGTTACAGTACCTAAACCATTTACAACTGTATACGTATTAACTTGTACCGTACAACCTAATTTATTAGAAATTGATTGAAAATTACGTCCAATCCCTACTCGTAAATAAATAATAGCCACTACCTCATCATCGTCAATCTTGACAGCATCATAACTCCAACGATAGTGATTGAGTTGCTCAATGACATCGTCCTTATCAGAAAAATCAGTGATATGTGCAACAATACCTAAATTATCACAAGTACTAGCAAAAGTCGTGTAAAACATAAAATCTCCTTTTATTAAACAATGAAATCTATTACAACAACACTATAGCACAACTGTAAAGTAATGTAAATAATGCATTACTTAATCATTTCTAATACATCTAATTCTATATCATCCTGTTTAGTCATTTTAAGTAGGTTTTTACGAGTGTATATTTCAAAGGTATACACTAAACGCTCACCACTAATCTCATCTACATCTACTTGCTGACTGCCTACTTGACTATGACTGAAATCACTATGATTAAAGGTAAAATATGTATCAGCACGTCTAGTAGTATTGACCTTTGTTACATAAATAGATGTTACGTCATTAATAAACATATTATAAATAGATGAACCACCAATAACAAAAGCACGATTATCACCTAAGGCTTCAAGAACTTCTTCACGACTACGAAATATTCTAACGCCAACAGGAGCCTTATAATTTCTATCTGATGTAATCACCCAATGCGTTCTATGTGGTAATACATTAGGTAGACTCTCAAAAGTTTTACGTCCCATAATAATTGTAGTACCTAAAGTCTTCTGCCTAAAGTTCTTTAAATCACCACTTAAACGGAATAATAGGTCACCATTGACACCAATACCATCACAATTATCTACACAAACAATCATATTACTGACATCCTCTCATGACTCAAAAGTCATTGAAGTTCCTACCCAAGAATACTTACTCTTACACACTAATGTAAAAGCATTGGAATTCAGATTCAGTAGACTAACCCCATGTGTCCCACGGTTATAATTATATATTTATATATCTAAAATTCTTAATCTTTCATTCAGAATATTTATTGCTGAGTTTACATCTCTATCGTGATGTGTACCACACTTAGGACAAACCCATTCACGAATATTGAGATTTTTAACATTAGAATTCTTATAACCACAATTAGAACATAACTGTGATGACGGATAAAATGTATCTACTTTTGATAAAGTTTTACCATACCACTTAGCTTTATACTCCAACTGTCTTACAAATTCATACAATGAAACATCTTGAAAAGACTTAGATAATTTGTGATTTTTCATCAAGTTACTAACCATTAAAGTCTCAACACAAATAATATCACAAGTCTTTACTAAATTAGTAGATAATTTATGTAAAAAATCTTTTCGTATATTTGAAATTTTCTCATGAAATCTAGCTAACTTTAATTTAGCCTTATTTCTATTATTTGAATTAAGCTTCTTTCTAGAAACAGCTTTAGCTAATCTCTTATATTTCTTTTCAAGACTCTTTAATATTCTAGGATTCTTGATTTTCACCCCACTACTAAAAATAGCAAAATCTTTTAAACCCAAGTCTATACCTACATTTTGATTGGTTCTCTCAAAACACGGAATATAGACCTCAGCAGATATACTAGCATAATATTTTCCACTAGTCGTCTTAGAAATAGTAACATTATAAATTTTGAGAATATTTTCTTTCCCCAACTTATACGCATCTTTATATCTAAGTAAACCAACTTTTGGAATCTTGATGAAAGAATTATCTACTTTAATATAGTCATTAGTACGATAAGAGTTTTTATCACCTTTTCTCTTAAATTTAGGATATCCAGCACCTTTATAAAACTTTGTATAAGCAGTATCTAAGTCTTTTAAAGCGTTACCTAATGCCCATTTATCAGGAACTCTAAGCCACGGTTTTTGTCTTTTCAACTCAGTTAACATTTTTGAAGTATGATTATAAGTAATCTTAATCTTGAACTCTTGATATAAATACTGTTTCAACTTCAAAAAGTGATTATACACAAATCTTGATGCACCAAATGTCTTTTCTAACAACATCTGTTGCTCTTTAGTTGGATATATCCTAACCTTAAAACTTTTATTCATAGATGATAACACCTCCTCTCGCACTAAATAAGAATATTAACATCTTTATTATAATACTAAAAGGGATTTTTATCAAATATACAATTATAACTATGAGATTTTTAAGAGAATGCTCGTTCAACTAGAGTCGCTACTACCTAGCCAGCACCACTACGTGCATCTTGTACTTTCATACAAGCACAGACCATATCTTAATCTTTACATAATAAAGACCTTCACCACTTCCACCATCAATCGCTTATAATGTACTCCCTATCGGGATGGTCGTTGAACCTTTCCTTTCGGACTTGGATGCTGATTATCCATTATTTACAACACTTAGGACTATATCATGTGTGATATAGTTTTTATTTCACCTTATACCATCTAACTAATTTTTTCTGCTTTCGCCACTATCACGCTCATATCATATTATTAGATATCACGTTGTAGTTTAGTTAGCTTTAGGAACTCCCAGCAATTCAATGAATCCCCAAGACGTAGATTGTCTCGGCACACACTTGTTACCAAATATGTGGACTATATGTGCTATGCACATTTAATCATTTTTACAATCCTCTCAAATATAATTCACAGATAAAAACGCTATTTAATATATCAAATTTAAGCTGTGTCGCATTTTCAGACAACTTATATAAGTTTATATATGTAAACATGTAAATGCTAACACAGAGCAAAATACGAAATATTTTAAGTATCTGAAAAATGTAACGCCATCTTAAATAAGCCATCATATAATAAAGAATTTAATATATCAGTCTTAAAATATCCACTCCCCATAACTTTTGCATACAATAAACTAGAAGATACTTCTACTGAGATAACAACATGATGTGCATGTAAAAAAGCAACATAATCAGTACTCAAGCATTGTGAAACAACTTTATCATTATGCACAGAAACAACATCACCAACTAACTCATTAAGAGTATTCACATCACGACCAAGAATATGACTAAAAACACAATCTCTCTCAGTAGAGGTGAAAACATCAAACATTTCCAAAGGAGTTGATATATGTCTTCGATATAAACCAAACCACACCAACCTATAGTCACTACACATCTTATCTCTAAGATAAGAAATCGTATTCAATAATTCAATTATATCTTTACTATCTAATGAATCTATATCCCTAAATACAATATCAAAACTAGCTATATTAGAAGAAGTAACTTCTCTACCATCCACATTAATCCCAAATACTGTCTTAATATCAATAGATGACAACCTATTAGGGTATAAAGTATCACCTAAAAAAGTTTTATTATTATATTCAAGCAAAAAGTCCTCAACACCTTTAAAAACATTTCCATTAAAAGCACCAAATATAGCATCTTTGTATACAACTTCAAAGTCTTCTATAATCACATCTGCTATATAACCTATAAACTCACTAGAATCCTTGAACATATTTCTATGAGTCTTAGATAATATTTCATGCTTGTTTGATATATTAATATTCATATAGCTATCCAAAGAACCCCTTGTGAAACTAAAAGAATACTTCATAGCACCATGAGGAGTATCTATATGAAAAGTTCCATACTTACTCATATAACTAGGAATACTTGTATACAATAACCCTATATCCCTAAATTTGTACAAATAAGGACTTATCATATCTTTAAGCATTTTTAGTTCTGTACGAGTAAATGTTCTAGAATCATCTGTAACAAGAATACAAGTATCTTTTAAATACCACCGTATTATTAACATAACATACTCCTATTCCTTAACGATATCACTATAATCAAGCAGTAACTCAGATAGCAACTTACTATAATTACTGCCATTAAAGAAATGCTTTCCCATAACTTTATTAGTCAACAAACTAGCATTAATACCAACAACAAAAGACACTTGTGTAGAACCTATATAGTTTTTAAAGTATACAAAAGCATCGCCATTAAAAAACCATTTCTGTATTGTATCAGCCTTATATCTCTTATAGCCTATATTAGATAATACCTTTACATCTGCATCACTAAAGTAATCAGAGTCTTCCAAAACCAAATCACCACTCAGTAAACGTACAAACTCATCATCTGACTGAAGTATCTGTTCCCTTACATAAGATAAACACTCTAAAATATCTAACAACACCTTAGCATTTATATTAATCTCAAGTCCATCATGAAATAATACATCAAACCTACGTAATGCAATGAAAGTACCAGCTTTTATATAATCAATAGAACATCGTATATTATGCCCTAAACTAGAATGATATATCCCTTTAATAGCTGTATCTTTATTATACAACCTTTTTGACAACTCACTAGATATATCTGCCTTCATACGACTAAATGCATGTAATAAGAAATCTTTATAGTATATTATCAATAACTCTGACACAACCCTTACTACTTCATCATAGTTAGTATTAGACACACCTTTACTAAAAACATACTTTATAGGACTACAATTTGTTAAATCAATCGTACAAGTATAATTGTCAGTCTCTTTAACATACATAAAACTAGCAACGATATTACCATACTCCATAGGGTAAGTATGCTTGAAATCAGCTGACCACACTACACCAAAATACTTAACTAACCTCAATATATCAATATATTTATACAAGATAGTATCTAGTTTAGCACCTATATATGGATTCAAACATACAGCATTTCTAGAAAGTATATTCCCACAATCATTACTCTCTACATACACAATCATAGCTGACACCACCTATCATGATAAGTAACCAATATATTTACCATATGCATATAACGCATCATACAATAATTTATCTAGTACATTAGGATTGAAGAAACTACTCCCCATTTTCTTATGCAAAAATAATTTACAAGATACAGTAAAATAAATCATGCAATCCATTGCTCGTACAGTATAAACATTACTAGGTAATGTCCTACAAGTAATACCATCACACAACTCATGAATACGATAATACTTAAAATCATCGTTGGTATGATGTATTACACTATTAACAGCATCAACATCTTTCTTTCCTTCAAAATAAGATATATGCGAAATATACCCATGCGACATTAAAGAGTTATAAGTATCAGTACCAGAAATCACATCACGACAATACGCAAGCATCTCTAACATATCTAACACATCATCTGCAGTCTTACATGTATCAAATGCAATAGGTATAATTTCAAACATACTAAACATACCACCAATACGATATGTCAAATAAGTAACGCTAAAACCTACTTTATCACATAACTCATTATGATACTTACCTTCTACTACATGATTAACATCGTAACGACCAACAGCAGTAACATCAATACCTCCAAAATGATTATTGAATAATATACCTAAATGGTAAATATAGATATGCTCAAGACTAGAACATATTAAGGATATAATCTGTTTGACAGCTTCTCGATGCTGAGTAGCACATTCTTTTGTATTGTTAAAAGAAAACCCTTTAGAAAAATAAGAATCACTAACTATAATCTTTTGAAATACTCTCTCATCATCTAGAAAAGTAAAACAAAACTCTTTATCATATCCAAAGTCATACTTAAATTCTACACGACCTACACCATCTACTTTATAGCAATCAGTACCACTGAGTCGAGTATTACCATTCAAACCAATATACATACGTACAGAATCACGATATAAACTAATTATATCAGAGATACCTTCCTTAATAGAACTTATATCTATTTCATGATTCAACTCTATAACAGGTGAATCATCATTAAAGAATATAGCTAACATAGTAATCTCCTTTACAAATCAAACCCTATATACATAAGATACCATATATGTAATGAAATGTAAAGTAATATTAAGTATTGTAATGTTAATTAGTAATGTTAATTCTGTAATGTTAAGCTATCTGCAGTATTCAACAAGTGCATGTGATACATACATAGGGTATAATCCAAAATCAAATACACGCTTCGCCATCATCTTACGCATAAATTGATTCAATGGTATAACTACAAGCACATACCAATTACTAATACTGCTATCAATACCACATTCATCCACATATACACTACACACACAATTATCTGTCTTTGCTTGATTAATTCTATCAATCTTACGACTCTCTACAACTTTACCTAAGTCTCCCATGATATCACATAGACCTTTATCAGCATTCATAAACAAATACCCATGTAATGTGCCTATAGCAGAACCTCTATCTGTTCTATGACTATCTTTGTAATCACGTATATCGTTTCTAAAATAAGAAATGATTTGGTCATGCATATATGCCATTGTCTCTAACACATCTAGTATAGTATTTATATCTTGTTTTGATTTTACATTGCGAAAATCAAAAATATAATCAAAACAATCTTCTTCAAAATCTATTTCTATATCCCTAATCCGTAATTCATTTGTTAGCTTAGAAGTCATAACGACTTGATTCGCTATATCACTATGATACACACTAGAGATAAAACCATCACTACTACGCTGTAATAAAGCATCCCTAACTTTCTTATTCATCATGAAATCAACATACACAGGATATAAGCCACGTAATAATCTATCTAGTTCCTTTGTTACTTGATTCATATGAGATAACCAATCAGTATACACACTAGATTCTGTAAACGCACAATCTTCTTGACAATCCATGCGTATCTTCTTAGCAGACATTAAATGTGTTAATACATCACGACTAAAATTTTTAGTGAAATCAATATAAACCTCACCTATATTATTATCACTACAAAACGATTTGAAACTATAGATATACTTTAGTACATCTTGCAAAATATGAGAATCATCTAGTAATAAGTTCTTATATCGACTATATGATGTTATACACCGTATCTGATACTTAATAAAATGTACTGTATCTCCTAGGCTATAATTCGCTACATAATATACAAACTCTCGATACCGTGAAAATACCTCAGCTAATGTATCGGCTATATATCCATATTCACTACTAAGGTCTGACCAACACAAACTATAAGAATTATTATCCGTATTAAACAAAGTCATCCCCATACCATATGATGAAGATAATACTACTAAACGAAATGTATAATTATTGATGTCTATATCATAATCCTTACCATCTTGTGTGATAATACCCATAACCTTTTACCTCATCCTAACCTATTTCATGAAATCTTATTCCATAAATTCCTCTAATATCTTTAAATACATATCATAGAATGTTTTAAATGTAAACACCCTCGATGCCATTACCTTTGTAAACAAATCGTTAACATGTATCGTCAAACTCACTTTATAATCGTCTTCATCAAATTCGCCAGCACAACCATCTACATACTTAGTACCATATGCTAAAGCACCCTTACGATGTAGACTTAAAAATGACTGCGATAACTGACCTACACCATCTGCTCGTACATTAAACGCATATTCACCATCTACGTTATCTAATACCATATCATGTAAATACGCTAATGTCTCTAGCACATGCAACACACCATTGACTTCCTCACTACTGAGTTCTTCTTTTCTAATATCATAACAAAATTCTGTATTCTGACAATAATTTAATTTGTACTGATTACCTTCTATAGGTGATACATTAAATGTGTACATAGCATCAATACTAAAATTAGTCACCCTACAATATTCTACATCGATATCAGCATAAATAGTACTTGTTTTAACTACATCACCATGATACACACTTGATACTACATGATTCGCATATCTTGACCATACCCCATCTGATACACTAGGTGACATCATATACATAACAAATACTACATACAACCGACCTAACACACCCTCAATTCGCTGTGCTACAACTTTTAATAATAATTCCCACGTGCCATAATCACCATAGCCATCATAACCACTATCTCGAATAGCCTTAGCTTTTAATATATCATCTCGTAATAAGGATTCTACATAATCACTACCAAATGTTATAGTAAAGTTACCATACATACTAACATAAATACTATCTACACCATACAAATCCACATCGTATTGATTAAACCCATGTACACGTAATGATGCCACATCTATCGTCTTCTCTACTGATTTATTATCACGTGTAACACATTGTATATAATTAATCACTTCTCGATACCTAGATACTATCTTCTCTATACCCATACGTATTTGATTACATTCAGCAACAGAATTATGTAACCTCTGTACCCCACGACTATCTACATCTACTAAGTTAACATCTACGTCAAAATTATCTAAACAACCTTGAATAGATAATAGTGTACGTACTTCATTATCTGTATCAAATGCTCGACTCACTCTCACTACTTCCTTTCCCTATCAAGTCAATTTACGTTAAGTCCTTACGTTATGTCCTTAACAAACACAGACTTAGCATACGCTACCATTAATTCCTTATAATACCATTCTATCAACCCTACATCAAATACCCTCGATGCCATTACCTTTTTACTTAATAGACTAGCTTTGATATCAATAATTAACCCATACCCATAATATAAATCGTCTAACTCACAGATAGCACCTTTTTCACCAATAGTCTCAGACATAGCTTCATCTTCTTCATTCGCTACCTCCATAAACCGTTGACTTAATTCCCTTACGCTTTCACTCGTACTGACTATGATATCACTATCTATGTCCCCAAAATAATCCCAACTCTTATGCAAATAATAACCAGTTATCTTGTCATTGATATATGCCATCATCTCTAAAATATTGACTAACCTACATAAATCATCACTATCACCCATACCTAGATTTTGTATGTCTATTTGATTTGAATGATTCGTCTTTCCACGTACATTCCCTTTATCATCGATTTGATACCCATACAATACATCAACACAGTAATCTAACATCCGTATTCCATCTATTCCTATATTGACCTTGATATCAACACTATCTCCTAAATCACTATGATACACACTACGTACTAACCCATCTTCACTACGCTCTAGTACATACTTAGCTACCTCCACATTAGCCATCATACCTACATAGATTCCATACAACCCCCTTAGTACCTCTTCTACACCATCTACAAATTGATTCATGTACTCTAACCATTCACCAACTCTATCCGATATATCGTCTATAGTATCATCCATCTCACTCATAACCCTCAAGTTATGTGCCTTGATAAAATTACTTAGTATATCACTTGTATTACTAAACTGTACCTCTATCTCCTCACTACCTAACTTGTACCTTAGTATACTTACATTCTTGACTACACTCTCCCATATTTTATCATCTACATAGTCATTCCTTAATTTACCTTCTCGTACTAATTTACTGACTATAACATTCCTCGAACTAGTGTCATTTACATCACTACATAACATTAAATAGGACATTAATTCCCTATACCGACTAAACACACTCGCTAACTTTACTTTTACATACCCTATCTCATTACTATAACTGTCCACCGATATCATTAAATTATGCTCTAAACTAGTATCCATAATATCAATCCCTATATCAAATCTATCATGTCGTATAGTTAAATACAATATACACCTATTCATATCTTTTATTTCACTTTTCATTTTTATATCCTTTCAAATCAATGACCTCACCCATTGACCTCACACATTGACCTCAATCACGACTTGACGTAATAACATCATGTAACGACATCTATCACAATTTCCTATTGTCCCTACGATTATCTATCCCTTTTAGACTATTTTCATACCTCTCTTGTACCCTTTGACTCATACTCTTTAGCAGTATCCTTAAATCATCACCTAGTACCATAGCATCTGACCTTACCTTTACTCCCATCCTCTTTAACACAGTCTTTACCACTGACACACTCACTACATCGTATCCTACACTCTCTATCTCCCTTAATTCCTCTATTAACTTTTCATCTATTTTCACTTTTTTATTATATCCCCTATAAATCACTATATCATTATCTGAATTGTAACATACTTTACAGTTATTTACAAGTAAATACAGTTAATTACAATAATTTACTTTTTCTTACTCTACTCTATCTTACCGTATGGTTCTTTTCTTCTAGTGATTCATTCCCATACACTATAATCACTTATTTGATACTCACTTCTTGTTGAATTCCCCCTATATTAATTCAAATCCATTTAATTCATCTACACCCATCCAATGAATCCTATCCACTGAAATTAACTCTATTCAGCGAAACACACTTACTCTACTCTATTCAATGAAATTTACTCAATGAACTCTACTCAGTTCACTGAATCTGTATTTAATGAACTCTAATCTAATTAATATATTCGTGACTTAATTATTAATTCAGTATCATCCTTAATCCTTAGTCTATCTCTACCTCTCCACACTATTTTGAATTCTTTTCTTCGCTAGAAGAAATTAATTCAAATCATTATTATTATTATCTATCTCTTTATTATGATTAATATTAATATTTGTATTAGTATGTTTAGTAATGTTATCTTTATTATCATCTTGTTATACATTCGTATGTGCTTACTAGGTGATACACATAGTAGCATACCACCTAATCTATTACACAGTATAGTACAAGCATACTCCTATACTGTTTACATATTATTATATAGCTATTGGTATTCCTTTTATCTGATTACCATGTTGGTAATTTAGTAAAGTTATGTCATCTACTGTAAAATCATAGAAATCTTTCTTTTCTTGATTTAATACAAATGTAGGTGCATCATAAGCATCCCTACCTATTAATTCTTGAATAATAGGTACATGCCTATCATAGATATGAGCATCTGCTATTACATGTACTAATTCACCTACCAACATACCTACATGCCTAGCTACCATATGTAATAATACAGAATACTGTGCTACATTCCATGCATTAGCGGCTAGTATATCTTGACTACGCTGATTTAATAGTAGATTTAATACTTTATTTCCCTCTGTATCAGTCGTTACATTAAATGTACAAGAGTATGCACAAGGATATAAATTCATAGTATCTAAATCATCAAAGTTATACATGTGAGCAATAATCCTACGAGAGAAAGGAGTATGCACTAAATCGTAAATTACTTTATCTATTTGATTCATCTCTACTAAACATACACCGTCATAGACACTATTTAAGAAGATTTTATGTCCACTACCTAAACCTTCATGATAGAAAACACATTCTTCTTTATCATATACCATATTAGGAAATGCTTTCTGAATATCAGAAACAATATCATTAGACTTAATATGATAGCAAGATTCTTTCCCTATCTGATACCCATACGCAGTACCAATAGTACCATCATCATCTGCCCAACTATCCCATATACGAGTCTTTAAATCATTTACATTATTACTATGTTTTTGCCAAATCCACAATAACTCTTCAACACATGACTTCATAGCTAAAGGTCTTTGAGTAGGTATAGGAAACTCCTCCCCTACATTATATCGATTGACAACAGCGAATTTTTTATAAGTATGTGCATCTGTACCATCTCCCCATTTAGGACGTACAATATTACCAATAGAACTTATTCCACTATTAATAATATCACTACACATAGATTTAAAAGTGTAATCAAACTTAGACATTTTTAATATAATCCCCCATACGAGTAATGACATCTTCTGAAGTATACCCATCGTATTCAGGAGCATGCTCTATTTCTTTTACATCATTAAATAAATCCCAATACTTATTCTTAATATGATATGAAATCTGCCCATTAGGTAAATCTATGCCTACTAAAAACATATCATCATACATAGTACCGTCTTCATGTTTTTTAGTCTTCCATACATATACTGTAGGAATATATAGTTTACAAATCATTGCAAAAAGATATGTTCTATGCTCATACAAATCACCTATTGTATGATAACCATCTGAAACAGACTTATAATCGCCTTTATCAATAAAAGCCTTATTTATATCAGCTAATTCTTTTTTCTCTTTTACACCTTCAATGATATCTTGTATCATAAAACCTCTACCCCCTTATCGTTTTGCATAGCATATTCTTTCTCCATCTTACACCCTCTTGAATTACCCCAATCACCACACAAAAGAACAGTATCACATAAATCTAATAACTTGAAACACATACGAATACCTTTTTCATAGTCTACAGCTTCATACATAAAACCATAAGCATGTATTGGTGATACAAAAGTGATATTAGGAAACTTTTCACAGAGTAATCTCATAATTGAAGATATACTTTCATAGTTAGAACTAAGACCACCATAAGGATGTGCTACATATACTACCTTCGCATTTTCTAGCATATTTTTACCTCTTCACAAAAAGTACAAAGAATATATACATACCTATTATACACTATCATAGTTCTTTTTTAAATAAAAAAAGAGTACATGAATCAACATGTACCCATAAAATTTATATTATTTTTTGATTTTCTCTATAATAGTTTTAATAACACAATAAAACGCATATATTAGAATTGTAGCAAGCATACCTAACACAAAAGGTAGACCAAAAGCTAAAACAATAAAGTGTTCCATAATACCCCTACTCTTTTACTACAACCACAATAATACAATATAGTTAAAGTGATAAAACATGAAAAGTGAAAACATTATAATAATTATCTGTTTATACCATATTCGTATGTTGTATTAATTGCAACTTGTCTTTTCTACTTAATTTATGTTTTATATACCACTCTCTACTCATAGCTTCTTGCTTAGATGTGTATACCTCAACATAAACTAATTTACAAGGTAATCTACTTCTTGTGTATTTAGCACCTTTACCACTATTGTGAGTATCTAGTCTCTTAGCTACATTATTTGTATAACCAGCATATAATGAGCCATCTGAACATTCTAACATATAAACATAATGATTACACGTTGCACAATTCTCTGACATAACTACCATACAAACTTCTTCGCATACAATACCCTAAAAACCAATCCATACGATATAAATTTATTAGTGATACTATATCAGAAATATCTTCCTTTGAATGATTAACAGAAATAGGTGATATCTCAAAGTCAAACAACTTCATTTTCATAATCGCATAATTGCTTTCAAAGATATGAAAATCATTCATAATAATAGGTAGATATTTATCTGTAATATCCTCATTAATCAGCGAACCATTTTTCTGAACTAGCTTATTATCCTTGATATCATAGTCAAAGTTGTTAGCAATTTCACTGGCTTTAGATTTTAAAAATCTATAATAACCTCTAAGATTATCAGAACTATCTCCAACAATAGAACGATACTTAACTAAATCTTTAGGAGATACACCATTAAATGTATCACGTACTACACCCTCATCTACGATATCAGAAACATGTTTCCAATTAGAAGTACCATCTAGCTTGCGTATAATATTTACAGTCGCATAACCAGTATCCTTAACTAACTGAAACATATCTTTATCATTAGACAAGATATATACACTTTTATTTACCTTATTCTTATCACAGAGAGAAGAAACAGATGATACGATAGAATGTATACAATCATCTGCTTCAAAACTACTATCATAACACGAGTATACCGATGTAATCATACTAGACATCTTGACTATATCATCTATTGTAGATAATATAACTTCTTTCATATCACTATGACTACTACGATTAGCCTTATAATAAGGATTCAATTCTTTCCTAGAAGTATCTAAACCATCTAAGCATAACACAATAGATGGATTGTTAAACGTATTCTCTAATCGAGTTAAGAATTTAAGAAAACCATAAATATGACCTGTCTTAGTCTCAACCCCATTAATAAGAACACTCTTATCTTTATATGCCCAAGCATACCTATATAAGAAATTAGAAACATCTATAAGTAGTATTTCATCTGACCTAACTATCATTTGAAATAAACTTTCTTTTGTTAGTGCATTCATATAATATTCTCCTCGTAAATAAAATTATACAAGTATTATAACACACTATAACAATATTTAGAAAGCATCTACGATATCTTTAAATTCTTTAACAATAGATTTAATCTCTTTTAAATCCCTTCTAGTAATAGAATCTACTACACCATCTGTTAAAGCACCCATAGTATGTAGTGTAAATAATGCATCCACAGCATTATAATATTCACCAGTATCAGCTAATGTCTCAATGCATTTTTGAAGTTTATTTACTAATTTATCTTCAAAAGCAGTAGAAACATTAATGCTACCTTTACCTTCTACTCTAGGATTTATTGTTGACTGAGGAGTGACAGAATTAGTAAATGGTGTTTGACTACTCATAGTATTAGTACTATTAGGCAAAACACCAAAAGCTTCTTCAATACTATGTTTAACAGCACTATCGTCAACTAACTTCATAGTAGCGATACCATTCTGCTCGCTGACATGTTTTGCACCCTCACGAATAGCTGAAAGAACTGATGTTCCACCCCTATTTACAAACTTCATACAATCCCCTTACTATTTCACATGATTTACTTCTAAATCTTCTATAAAAGAAAAAATAGTAGCACACGAGAAATTAAAATCCTTAGTACCTTGTTTAAAGTCTATACCTAAGAATAAAGTTTTATTTGTGTCTTTGTAGCATTCTACATCAACAACTTTACTTTCCCTATTCTTAATAAAAGACTTAGCTAACTTTTCAATTTCATTATCGTTAATATCATACCTAGAAGTATTATTAATGTTCATATTAACTCGTCTAGTATTTCCATCATCAGAGAAAGACTCTAACTCTACAAATACATGTAAATCATCTAGAACATTATACAACCTTTTAATATAACTCTTAACGAATGATGGAACGTCTTCCTGTAGAACACCCTCTAAAACAGGACTACTATATTTCTCTAAAAAGTTAGACATTAATGAAACACATTCATTAAATAATTCTGTTGCCTCTACAAAGATAACAACACTAGAAGAATCTTCTTCCTCTGCAGTTATTAAGTCAGAAACAGTATCTTTGTTTCTTTTCTTAATTTTTAACATACCATTCTTTACGAATGTAGCTAAAGTAGATACAAAATCTAAACTAATGCCACCATTATTAATCCAAATACTACGGAAATTACCCATAGACATTGGTAATTGAGAATTAGTACTAGCGATGGAATAAACCATAAAAAGTATTCCATATGTCTCATCGTTATCAGAAAGACCCAATCTATAAAATGTACCTGATAACCTTTCAATTTCAGTATCAGGTACATTAATTTTATCTGATAGGATAAGTTTTAATGTATCACTTAAATACAACCTACCCATGCTATTTATCCTACCTGTTTATAGAACTACTACTTGACCACTAGATGCTTTGTCTAAATCATCTGAAGAAACTTCAAAGCCTTGATTTAACAACATTGCTCTAGCACGAATCCTATTGCCCATTTGCAATTCACGACCTTCGGAAACTAAGCAGTAACCTTTGCCAACCCTAAAAGTTAGAAGAGATTCAGACACTTCTTTGTCGTCTTCATCTGAATCTTCAGAATCATCGTCGTCGGAATCTTCAGAATCATCATCGTCTTCGTCAGAATCATCGTCATCTTCATCGGAATCTTCTTTGATATCTTCTTTTTCTTCTTCTGACTCATCGTCTTCTTTTACGGTCTTGCGTTTTTTACCTTCTTGAATTTCTTCTTCGTCTTCACAATCTTCGCAATCCTCAACCACACCTTCAGAGATGCAACGAGAAATGAATGATTCAGAAACAGTCAAGTTAGAGAATACTTCTACACCATCACGTGTTACTGACAAAAAACCATCTTCATAAGAAAGAACATCGCCATCTTCTACATGGAAAATAGTACCATTAGCAGAAATATCAAAACCTTCTACTACAACAGACTCATTAGCTTTCATAGCTTTTTTACGGTTCTTTTTAGCCTTAGCTTTACCTTTTTTAGCTTTTTTGATATTTTTCTTAGATGCTTTAATTTCAGCAGTAGTCCTACGAACCAATTTATCGCCTTGAACTTTCCACTTTTCACCTTTTTCTTTAGATTTTAAAAGAAGTTTAGCTTTTTTAGCGTTGATTTTACGCTTTTTGCCACCTTTAAAGGAAATTTTTGCACCTTCTTCTACTTCTTCCTCGTCTTCTTCATCGAAAAGGTCTTCCACATCTTCGATAACTACTTCATCTGCACTATCAACAAATGCTACAAAAGCCTCAGCAGGAACCTCTACATCTTCTTCACGCAATTCGCCCTCAGAATCATAGATATTTACAACACAAGGCTCACCATTTGTTACCAATTCAACAATCTCGTCTTGATTAACTTCATAATCACCTAGAGTAGTATCTGCAGTAGCAAAATAGAAAGAACCTTCTTCTACTTCTTCAAAAACATCTGTATTACCAGCGTCTTTTTTATCTGCATCTTTTAAAGCTTCATTTACGCTCTTAACAATGCTAGACACAGTAGATTCAAACAAAGCGGAACCAACTTCCAAACCTTGCATTTCTAACTCATCTGCAATCAAATTGCTAAGTTTTCTAACTTGCCTCATTTATATAGGAATCCCCCATTAAAATTACTAAAATATAACTATCATTATTATGTATAATGTTATAAACCTAAAGTCTTCGCATCACGTCTAGCTTGAATAGACTTCCTACGCTTAGTACAAGCTTCATCCGTATGAGCCTTTTTCCTAGCCTCAGCTAATGCTTTTAGTTGAGCAGATGTGACATGCTTCCTAGCACCACGTCCAACTTTCTCAACCATCTTGCCATCTTCATAAGCCGTGTATTTTTTGCCCTTAGCATGAGCCTCAGATACAATAGCGGCGTGAGTATGACTACCATTACCACCACTAACAAGATTACTATAAGTACGTAACCTTTCCTCTAACTCACATAAATCATCTTTAGACAATAACCCATTAACCACATAATCATGTAGTATATTTAGCTTGCTATCGATGTCCTCTTTAGATTTTAAATTGAAAGTAACATTAACATTATTATTTTTGCCCCACACATTAAGGAAGTGTCCAAACTCAGAGTACAACCATCTTACAGGCTGACCACCACCAACACCACCAACTAAGGTAGGAGTATCATCCCCAAAAGGACAATTTGTAAATTTCATTAACATTAACCTTTCTACTTATATCAGATACTAACCTCTCATAATATTCCAATAACCAAAGCCACCATCTTCCAATCGTTGCTCTAATTCCTGTTTATCGGTATTACCCTCATTTATCAACTCATCTGATTCAATTTCAAACACACCACTACTTATCTTATACTTAGAACGAATACGTCCCTCAGTAATCTTAACCATAGCTAATGTATAATCACGAATCCACTGTCTCCAAAATGAGTTCTTAGCTATATCTTCAAAAGTGTTATTAGATTTTACATACTCAACTGTTACAACACCACTAAAACCATCAATATATAGTTTATTATCAGTAGGGTCTAAATACCAATCGTTTGTCATCAACATATTCATTTCAGACAATGAACCAGCATAAGCAACATAATTATAAAGACCTTTTAAATCTCCACCATATCCTAATGCTTGCATTCCCCTATATTGACATAGTTGATTACAAATATCACACCCATTTAGATTGAGGTTACAACCACCACCATCTTTATCAGGGTCAGCAACTAAATCTACATTGCTATTTGTAGAACCACCCACACTACCACTATATATCTGTCTTACTGCTTCCATATCATAACCAGTAACGTCTATAACACCACTAGCTACATTGAAAGTTGCTAAGTAAGGTAACGCTACCTTACTCTCACACCGTCTAGTAGAAAAATCTATTAACTTATCTATTTGACGTTGAGTAATATATAAAGTAATTACAGGATAACCTAAAGCCACCATGCAATCCTCTATGATATCACGTCTTTCTTTTGAAAGTGATTCCATGTAGTCATTACTAAAAGAACTACTATCTACAAGTAAATTATCGTCAATCCTACTCATGACTACTTACACCCCAAAATATTATTTTCTCTTCTTTTGAGCAGATAAAATCATGTCTTTTACATCTGCCTTTTTATTAACATTTTCAGCATCTACACCAACTTCTTTTGCAGTTGCTTTCAATTCTTTTAATGTTAATGTATCAAGGAAATCGGCTGTAAACTTTTTAACTTTCTCTACTTTAGAAGTAACTTCCTCAACTGTATCTTCTACTACGTCATTCGCAATCTTACCAGCATTATCTGCTACTGATTTAATAGCGTCTTTTGTTTTATCAGATACATTTTTCACACTATCTGCAACACCATCTGCGATATTAGACACATGACCTTTTAAATCCTCTTTAGCCTTGTTAATATCGTCTAATGTGCGTTGAGATAAACCTAAATCCTCTTCATTATTCCTTACAATGATACCAGCCCTTGCATAAGGTCTGAAGAAAGATACTTTATCAATATTATCCAAAGGTTTTGCTTCTTCAGGTTCAAAAACCAAAGTACCATTATAATTATAATCAGGAATACGAATTGTGTTTTTAGTTGTGTTTTTTAACTCTAAACTCATATATCTCCAACTCTTCATCTAAAATGTAAAATAAAGGACATACAGGAATACACACATAGAATTCCCATATATCCTCAGTAAACATACACTAATCTACAAAAACTAAATTAATATACCCACTCTGTTATTTTACAAACTCTAAATTTAATATATCCAATACTATATATAGTGAATACTAAATTTATTCTACGTTTTTATTATTTTCCCATATATAAGTAGATTGTCCACAGTCATATACAGGTAAATATCCTCTCGCTAGAATTAATTCTTCATTTGAAGTACCTTTACCTTGATTTTCTTTAAACAACCCATTATAACCTTGCATACGCAACAAATTATCTGTGATATGCTTATCTTCTTTTACACTATACCAATGACAAGATGGATTATTAATAGTATCTAATTTAAACCCCAATGTATCATACACTTTACCACTAAATTTAGAAGTATCACAATATGAAATGATATTATTAGGTTTATAATTATTAACAAAATACTTGAATAACTTCTCAGCACCATCTATTACATTATGACTAGCACAATACCTCAATAATTCATATTCGTATTTCTTATTATACCTTGCTGTACCAAATGCCATTAAGGACACTAATTGATTATTATAATATAACCCTAACCTAATTGTTTGATTGTTACACTTACCTTGTAAATGATAAGTCATAAGATATTGATTACACTCTAATGCATCAACGAATCTTACATCACAATTTCTAGCATATACTGTATCCCTATATTTTAGTAAATTAATTATCTTATTCTTATCATCCCAATCAAATACATGAATTACACTATAACCATTCTCACTTGCTAATCTAGATTTATCCCTATGATAGTATTTATCTTTAACGCATTTATCGCCATAAGGACTAAACTGAGTATTATGCGTAGCAGTAGGGTTTATTTCAATCAAAGTATTCCCTACTTTAAAATCATAAGAATATTTTCCACACCTAAACTCACGCTCATAAACGATATTATTACTATCTAATAATTCAGCAAAATCCCTATTAGGTTTACTGTCATTTGCTTCCAACCATCCTCTAGTTAGCATTAGATAACATGGAACACCATACCTATCAAGATTTGTCTTTAAAACTTTATCTATAACAACATCTGACATGAAAGGATGCTCTACACCATATATACGTAAGCTACTTTCTTTTATATGTTGTTTAACAATTTCTGACTGATTAGGATATTCAGTGCCATATTTCTGTAAAGAAGTAAATCTAGACTTATCCAGTACATCCTTAGACTGCATTGGGTAATCTACACCTAAATTTCTACGATTAGATTCAACAATCCTACCCTTAATAATATCTGATTTAGATGGATTATCTACACCATATCGCTCTAAACTCGTAGCCTTAATCTTCTCTTTAACTACTTCTGCTTGAAATGAATATTCCACACCATACTTTTTAAGATTCGTAGCTTTTATCTTCTCCTTAACAACCTCTGATTGTGCAGAACAAGCATGACCATATCTCTCTAAATTTGTTTTCTGTACCTTAGCATAAATGTCTTTAGACTTAAAAGGGTTATCTACACCATATTTTTTGAGAAATGTTTCCTTAGCCTTAGCTGACCTCTTTTGTTTAAGTTCATCACTTAACAACATACCACTAACAAACCCTTCTGGTATATCATCACCTTCTTTAATCTTTCTAGTGATAACACCATTATTATAATAATGCCCCTTACGTGTATCTTTAACTTTAGGTACTCTTACTTTTTTCTCCCTTTTAGGTTTTACTATCTTAGGTTTTAATACCTTACCATTAGTAGTACCATATCTCTCTAGATTTGTTTTCTTTACTTTTTCTTTTTGCGATTCAAGACTTTGAGGATGCTCAACACCATACCTCTCTAAATTGGTTTTCTTCATCTTATCATATACGTCTTTAGACTGTGCTACATTAGCAACACCATACTTTTCTATAGTAGTCTTAACTCTTTTAGCATTACTCTCAGCCTTTTGCTCTTCAGTACGTGGTAACATCCCTAACACAAACCCTTCAGGCTGTTCTCCCTCATAATATCGTTTAGCTATAACACCATTATTATATGTTCTCTTACCTTTACCACCTAATAAATTTGGTTTATCACCCATCAAATGTCAACTCCCAACATCCTATTTATCTCTTCTTCAACAAAATCTACATTACTCTCGTTATACTCAATATCACCATATAATCTATAAGCTAATAACAAACCAAATAAACCCTCTAAATGACCTTTACAACTATTACAAAACTCATCACTACTAGGACTCTCACAACAAGTACAATATTGATATAAATTATTGTTGATTAAGTAATCTAGAATTCTAGGCTTATCCGACTGTATAAAAGGAAACACCATATGTATGTCAACACCTCTAAATTCTTGATTAAAATCTTCTACCATTTTCTTATAATAAGGTAAATGATATGTCCTAGAATCCCTATCTAAAGAGCCATTTAATACTATATTCATATCAGCACCACCTATCATATGTACTACTGAATTAATAGCATTAATAAATATTAAATCATAAGAATTCTCACTATAGGAATATTCTTCTAAATCACTGAATGAACTTTTAAAAGTAACCAACTTTACTAATTCTTCATCTTGATTAATATATGAAATAAACTTTTTTACATGTCTATTCTCTAATGCAACCTTGCCTGTATCTAATAAATTACTTTTAACGTATAAAGCATAGACTGTCTTTATATTATCACGTTTCTTCTTAGTATTAACTGCCATATGTAATAATGCAGTAGAATCAAAACCACCAGAAAATAACACAACTAAATTACAAGTCCTATCATTAGGAATACCTTGCAACACACCATCCTTAGCTAAAATCTTTTCCATAATTTAACTCCATCTATAATAAAAATACTATATCATAATTAAATTATATACTATTCGCAAGACAAAATCAACTAAAAAAGAGGTGTAGAATTAACTACACCTCTTTGAATGGATATATTATTTAGTTTTGTATTTATATACAGTCATGTTTACTGATGACTTATAGCTTAACTATCAATTAGTTAGCGGCTACTTGTTTATTATCTACCAAAGTCAAACGATGGTACATGTATTTATTTACAGCTTTTTTTGCATAAATTGTGCAAAATCCGCGGCTGGCACGGAAGTCTGCATCAACCAATAACTGGGACGCAAAAAGCGGTAAGTAAGGAGCGTAGATGTATCCCGCTTCTATAAACATCTCACCCTTAGCACCTACCAAGATTTCATTATCAGGGTAGTATGGATTTTTATATACTTTGTATTTTTCATCCAAGATACCTACCAAGTGCGGACCACCAACGATACCATTTGTAGATACACGTTTGAAGATTTCACGTACTTGACCGATATTTGTGTTCAAGGATTCAATGTATGTAGCGGCGTTTTTACCACAGATAATAAATGTAGCTTCATAGCGTTTAGTGTTACCAAGAATTGTATTGGACGCATCATTGATAGCATTAAACAATGTAGCTTCATGTGTTTTAACGTCTTGACCTTTATACTCAGGAAGTTTATTCCAAGTAGATTGGCTACCAGCAATTTTCAACAAGTCTTGCATACCTTATGTTACGAGTATAATCGTTTCCATTATACCCTTCTAAAGCTTTCACCCTAGAGCAGACTATATCTTTATGTACTTAATTGTTAAGTACACATCTACCATTTCCATTTAAGGGATTCTCACCCACTCACTAGAGCCGTACTCCTTTTGATAATTCTCATTATCTACTCACAACTTTTGTTGCTTTCGGATAGTCGTTGAACTTTCCCCTATTAAGGACTTAGCGGCTGATTATCCATTATTACAGTACTTAGGACTATACACCCTTTGTATAGCTTTTATTTCACCCTATACTATCTAACTAATTTTTTCTGCTTTCGCAACTCTCACGCTTACCCCTATTTCATGATTACGTTGTAGTTTAGTTAGCTTTAGGACTTTCCAGCAATTAAATAGATTAATTTTTCGCACATATCACTATGTACGGAGACTATGTATTACTAAGCTACTAACAACATAGTAGCATTATAACCTACGTTAATCTCATTGTCAATTTCGTAACCAATTTCACCACTCGTAGCTTTTAGGATAACTGTATCCATGTCAAGACCGAATGACATTTTTAACTTTAATATTACGTACTAATCGTTCCCATTAGTACTCTCATACTTTCATATGAGAATAGACTATATCATGTACCTAAAACAGGCACCCCAGCACTTCCATTTAAGGGATTCTCACCCACTCACTAGAGCCGTACTCCTTTTGACGAATTTCACGTCTATACACAATGATTTTATTTTTTGACGTATCATTGCTTCAGGATAGTCGTTGAAGTCCATATGATTTATATCATACAAACCTGCTGATTACCAATTATAAACAGTACTTAGGACATATCTTATTAATATGCTTTTATTTCACCATATACCATCTGTGAACTTGTTTCTGACTTTCGTCACCTAATATTAGGTGTCACAGCTTTACGGTTTTTCAGCAATTCACTAGGTTATTCAAGACTCTATTACTAGAATCATGCGACTTAAAAATGTAATCTAAAAATTACATTTTATGCAATTTTATCGTATGCAACGTCAAACATATATCTTACATTACTTTACAACACGTTACATTGTAAATCTTATAATCTCTTACAAGAATAGACTATATCACTACCATATCTTTTAAAGACTTAGGTACTCTATTTTTCCATTTAAGGGATTCTCACCCACTCGTTTGAGCCGTACTCCTTTTGACGAATTTCACGTCTACTCATAGTTTACACTACTTTCAGATAGTCGTTGAAGTAGTAATTAAATCAAGTAATCTATCTTTATTATCTAAATAATCTTCACCTACATATACTATATTACAACCACTATCTAATACACTTTGAAACTTAGCCTTGTTTACATCTGTATCCTGTAATTTATCAGGCTTGATTTCTAAATATAAATCGTAATCTTTTAAGTATATATCAGGATAATAAGAATGATAACTCCCATTAAAATAATACCCAAATCTTTTAAATTCATACTCATAATTAATACCCAACTCACTAAGCAATGAACAGATACTAACTTCATATGAACTCTTTAGCTTTATTGTATTACCATAACAATCAATGTAATCAACCCACCTAGACTGACTATCAAATGCCTTACGTACAAACTCAGGGTCTTGCCACAAACGTAACATATTTTTAGACCTCTTAGCTTTAACATCTGGTCTCTTATTTGATTCTAACATCCTAGATACTTTTTCTTTTTTATAAGCATCATCCATCCAAACTTTCTTTGAATGTTCTCTACATCTTTCCCTAAAAGACTCATCGCTATGATGCTTACGAATAGCATTAACTCTCTTTTCTCTGATTTTTGAGTCTTTCCATTGCATCTTAGAAATCTCAGACCTATGTTTTCTAAAAGCCTCATCACTCATTATTTTCTTTTCGTTAATGCTTTTTAATTTTATATGATTCTCACATTCTGTAGGAATATTACCAAACTTCTCCCTAAAGGAAGTTATATTTAAACCATGTGTCATCATATGTCCACCTGTTAGCTTTTTATAATGCTTACCACAAACAGGACAGACAACATAATCAACACCCTCTACTTTACCCATAATTACCACCTGCTGATAATCTATTTTTATACAAACCCTTAGCAATATGATACAAACTCTGTACCAAGTTATATTATACCATATCTTTTATTTCAGCATAGGTCATGTTTTACCTTGTTTCTGTTTTTCAACTCTCTATATTAGTATAAAGCGTAAAACCTTTAAGACTTCCCAGCAATTAATAGAGTTATTCAACACAGAATTTCTTCTATGCGGCCGCATATATGTTTACGGATTTTAATTTTCGTGGACGAGCAACTACAGGCTCAGAAACCACACGCACATCCAATTGGTCAACTGGAGCGTCAAAGCTGTTTTGGTCATAATCAAAATCAGCTTCTAGATGTGTTACAGACACACCTGTTAATTTAATTTCACCAGTAACATAGTTTACAGTACCAGCACCTAAACCAGTAGATGCAGAGTCTGTAATAGTACCTACCAAACCATCTGCATTAGGAACATCCACCAATTCTTGACCGATTTTATCTACTGAAGTCAAGCGGAATGTACCAGGCTTAATAGGAGTATGCAATACTTTTTGATTTACTGCATTAGTAGTGATTGTCAAAGACTCACCACTTACGTGTTCACCACTGAAATCACCACCAGTGAAACCACGTTGAGATGAAATCATATCAGTACCAGCTTTGATACTACCTTTATTGTTACCATAAGTGAATTTCAAGAAGAATACTTGACCATTCCTACGGTCAAGAGGTTGCCACCTTACAAGTAATTTTCATTACTAAGTAGACTATACCTTTAGTAGTTACTTCATTCGTCATATAAAATAAATAGAGATTTTATATGAAACTACATACCACACATTAAGGGTTCTTCTTATCCCCTTACACATATCGCCCTCTAATAGCCTCTGTGAAGTCGTTACATCGTTTCCCTATCACTAGAGAATTTAGACTCGGTATTATCAAGCTATCTATTTTACAATAGACCTTAGACTTTCTTAGTAGTGTATTCGTGTATTTCTACCTTATTTAACTATTACCGATTTGAGTGTGGTTTATTTACGTGTCAGCACAACCATATATGCTTTGTTTATACAAGGGAAAATATAAACATTATAAACTTACTTAGGTATTACCCTACAGACACGATATCATTAGCAATAAGATTTGGCATCACAGCTGTGATAATATCAAACACGTTGGAAGTGAAAGTATTAACCATAGAGATGTCAGTACCTTCATGAATAGCAGTACCATTCATCATGCGACCTTTAGTAATTTCCAACTCAGATTTTGTGTTTTCCAACAACAAAGAAAGTTGAGTTGCTTCTACATCGGAATAACCTTCTACGTGTTCTTTAACTACGTCGGTGTAACCTTTCCATGATTCCAACAAAGGTCTGTATTGCTCATAAATATTTGTTTTCATATGTTAAATTATTTCCCTCAAAATAAATTTTTAATTCATAATAAACTAATGAATACTAACCCCTTCGATTAGAGAATATTTCACCAACTCTAGGTTTAGTATTTACTGTATTCTCTTTTCTAACTTGGGAAGATTCATTAACAATTTGAGTATCTACAATAGAATTCCTAAAAGAACCAATACTATTATTAGTACTCATAGATTCACATATAGAATATACGTCAGATTTACTAAAACCTACAGGCAATTTTGATTGAACAGATTCTACTGTTAACCCATAATTACCAGCAATCACAGAGATTAAATCATGTTTAATGACTTTATTAGATTCTTTAAGAGAAGTATATGATTCATCCAAATCATCTAATTCACCATTCAACTTTTTAATCTTAGCTTCTAGGTCTTTGACTTTCTGCTCGTAATCTTCAATTTGATTATCACGTCTATCAATAGCTGACTGATAACCCCCATCAACATCACTTAATTCTTTCCGTAATGACTGTAAATCAGATTTTAGAGCAGTAATTGTATCTTGCTGTGCGACAATTAAACTATCTTTACGATTGATATCGTCCACAGTTGATGCAATTTCACCATAAGCCTCAGATAATTCATCTTTTAATTCTTCTTTTTCTTTTGAAAGATTTTTAACTTCTTTCTCTAAAGATTCATTAACAAGAATATTATCACTTAACTCATCCTCTAATTTCTTATTAGATACACTCACACCCTCTTGAATTAATGAGTTGTTTTGATACTTTAACGCTTTACAAGCTTCTTCAATAGAACTTAGTTCATCTAAACTTAGCTGTAAATCATCAATCTCGTTTTTCAATTCAGCAATTTCTACATCTTTCCTTGCAATAGTGTCTTTTAGGTCAGATACTTCATTCTGAATCTCTAACTCTTTATCTTTAGAGTCTTGCAACACATTAGAAATCTTGTTTAAAGCACTATTTAAACTTTGCCTCAACCCCTCATTCTCTTTCTCTAAAGATTGTTTTTGAGCCTTGATTGACTGTAAAGTACTTTGTAAAGTATCAATTTGTGATTCACTATCATCAATAACTTCAATAGTGTCTCCGCTATCTACAACAGTATCATCACGTTTAGCAACGATTATGTCTTCAACACTTTCAAGTAATAACTTTTCAGGCGTTAAATCATAACCTTCAATGCTATTTATAAAAGACTTAATATTATTCAAGTCTTTTTCATCGCACTCTTTAATAATTTTAAAAAGAGCGTTATGAACATTAGTCTCAAGTGCTTGTTTCTTAACTACACCCTCAGTCACTACCTCATTTGGACGAGCTGACTGAATAGACGGAAATGGAACAGCATCAAATGTAATGAAATTATATTGATTTTCATCTACCTCAATATAATCTTTTCGTTGATGTAATGCACCACCAGCCCTTGAGGAATAGCCAATAACACCACCAGCTTCATATAATGTATTAATGATTCTACCAAAAGGAGTATTAAGAATATGTATCTCACCAAAGATTTGATTAGACTGTGGTACTTTCCACATCTTAGCAATTCTATGAGAAACCCTTTCAAAATCTACTTCCATTCTGTCTGCAGGGTGATTAGCCTCACCATATAGAGTATTATACATTAACTGCTCTGTTACATAAGGACTCGATAAAACATTATCCCATAATCTTTCAGAATACTTTCTACCATTCCTATTTAGAGAATCCCACTCAGCAAGCGGACCCCTAATAACCCTTAGAACAGAATCAGAGGTAGAATCTGTCGGTACATTACTCTCGTATACACCCCTATCAAATACACAAATATCTGATAAGTATGTTTTTGCACTATTACCCATCTTGTACCTAAATACCCCCAGTAACACAAATATGTATTATCAATATATAAAATACTATTAACAATACGTATAAATTTGAATACAAAATATACTTTTAAGGTCTATAATGTATACCAATTTATAACTTTGAAAACATTATACTCTATAAATATCTGCATGATAGACACTTAAAAGAAAAGAGGAATATACGATATAGTATATTCCTCCATATTGTACATATAGATATATAATATGTACTAAAAATATTTAATGTTTTTTAGTGAAATCAATCACCATTTCCCTTAAATACTACATATCTATCTTGTTTCTTAGCATAAGGGTCAATAGCATTCATATCAGATATATCCCTTTTACTAGTCAATACCCATATAATTCTATCCCTATATTTTTTAACACATTTTTGATATGTAGGGTCTGATACAGTTCTACTAGCATTAACACCACAGTCAGATAAAACAATAATAGAATCTGGATTCTTAACTTTCCTCATTAATGCTTGAAAACCTGGCACAATATCAGTACCACCCATAGCTTCAAATTTCATTAATTCAGATTTAAGCCTACTACCCTTACATTTAACCATCAATTTAATGCACTTTTCAGCATTCCACATTTCAAAAGGTATGATATAGAATAACACATTTCTCATTTGTTTATCAGCTTTAATCATTGCATCCATCTGCATGATAACTTTTTTAAAAGCACCACTACCGCTACGATAAATTTACAAAAATTTACATAACCTATATTTTTATAAACTTACACTTTGATATACCTCACAATATATCTTCCTTATTCATAGTGTCCCATTTTGCATACGCTACTCTGGTTTATATAACACTCCAAAGGCTTAAATTCCCCAGTACTACGATGGGTACATATTTAGAAAATTCTTTTTAAATGAACTCTTCTAAATTTGATATCTTGCTAAATTAATTGATGCATTAATATCTCTATCAATAACATTACCACAACAATCACATCTATATACTCTGTCAGATAATTTTAAGTCCTTCTTAACATTACCACAACAGCTACATGTCTTTGAACTAGGATAAAATCTATCAGCTACCATAACTTCAATACCATATAACTCAGCCTTATACTCTATCTGTCTCCTAAACTCATTCCATTTTGAATTGGCAACTGACTTAGAAAGATGTCTATTTTTCATCATCCATTTTATATTCAAATCTTCAAGTACAATCCTTGATGGCTTGTTTTTCACTATCTCAGCTGTTACTTGATGAATATAATTAGTCCTAATATTAGACAACTTCCTATATAAACTTTGAATTATATGTTTTTGTTTTTGAATGTTTTTACAATCTTCAAGTGGTCTTGTATATGTTGATATACAATTTTTGTTATAACTTTCTATGTTATTTAAAATTTTTCTTGAAAGCCTACGTTGAGAACGCTTTAATCGTTTTTCTAATAATTTAATTCTATACCCTTTATTAATATTTCTATACTTTTTAGTATAAGAATTATTTCTATTAGACACAATAGCTAAATCTTTTAATCCTACATCAATTCCTATCTTCTCATCTGTTAGTTCAACTTGTTTTGTTTTAACTGTGTACCCAACAGATAAAAACCAAAATCTACCATCATATGTAATTCTAGGATTGGCATATTTTTGACCTTTTGGAATTTTAGGTAATGAATCTCTAGTCTTTATAACACCAATCTTTTCACCTTGAAACCCATTTGGTGTTCTCTTCAAAGTCTCATAATTAACATAGAAACTAGGTTTAGACCTCTTCTTAGATTTAAACTTAGGATAACCCTCTTTAATTTTAAAGAAATTCTGTAAAGCTGTATTGGCGTCTTTGACACCTTGCTTCATTACATTACTTCCTACTTCTGTAAGCCATGTATGAGTAGTCTTTTTGAGATGATGATTAATATACTTTCTAACTTCCATCTCAGATATATGCTTTGGTTTACTGTTATCAGCTAACCATTCCTGATATACCCTATAACTCTCTGATAAAAAGTAATTGTATGACCACCTAGCAACACCAACACTCTTCCAAAACAAAATTTCTTGCTCTTTTGTCGGTAACAATCTAATCTTCTTTGTTAAATACATAGTACCTAACCTCACAGATTAATTGTTCCATACTTAGAGCATTGAACGCATTATTAATTAGGAACGCATTATTAATTAGCAATATAAGTTCATCCCCTTTATAATTATAAGCTAACACTATATCACACTATAACTATAAAGGATAAAATATAATTTGTCAATTTTTGTAAATTTATCTTATTCACACTAGAACGCAACTTCTAATGCAGTCTTACTGTCACCAGCAGACCTCTTATGCTTTCACATAAGCGTAGACTATATCTTCATCCTGTCTATCTTTAAACAGGAGCAACATTTTTCCTCCGCCATAAGCTTGCGGTTTTACTCTCCCTCAAGGAGATAGTCGTTGAAGGTCTCCCATATCTTATTATTAAGACTTAGGACTTTCCCTGCTAAACATCCATTGTTTACAGCACTTAGAACATACGTCTTCTGAGGTTCACTATTTTATCACTCAGACACTGATATGCTTTTTTTTCATCTTATGCCATCTCTACTATTTTTTCTGCTTTCGCACCTTAGATTATTTACTAATCACAGCTTGCCATTTCTAGCTACTGTTTAGGTCGTAGAACTTTAGGAATTAAAAGCAATTAACGTTGAGTCTGCACCCCTTACGAGATACAGAGGGTATTCTGTTCAAATAAATTTTTTAAATTATTGTAACAGTTTTGTTACCCATTGAGCCAGAGCAGTCAATAAGAACAGCAACCTTAATCATTTGTGTTTCTATATCTTCCCTACCAGGAGGTGCATCTTCGATACGCTTATTAATCATATTAGGATTCATAGTGATGCGTTGACCTAATGCTTTTCTGAAAAGCTTCTCTAACTTAGCTTTCCAATCAGCAACCATACTATTACCTTTAAACAAAGTAGTCATAGTGCCAGCACCGAAGTCTTTATAGTTATCTAAAGAGGTTTTATTAGTATCAGCTAAAGTCTCATCTTTATCTATTTCCTCTTGCATACGTTTTGATGCCTCACGTACCATCTTCTCTACTACTTCTTTACCTTTTGTATCGTCTAGGTCATTCCCTTTGGTGTCATGTGCTTTCTTGAAATCATTATCAGATTTACTGTTGCCACTACTACCCTTGGAATCTCCACCTTTAGAACCACTACTAGGAGAATTGCTATTTTGAGAATCAGAACTTTGTGAATCAGAACTTTGTGAATCAGAACTATCATTACTTTGAGAGTTACTGCTATCAGAGTTAGAACCACTATTACCCTGTTGTGAATTATTATCCTGTGAGTCTCCACTATTATTAGATTTACTTCTATTAGAGCCATCTTCCCCTTGTGAATTATCACCCTGTGAAGTATCGCTACCACCCTGTGAGCCTTTATCATCTGAAGAATTATTATTCTGACCACTAACTTCATTCATACGTTCCTTAGCAGTATCAGACATATTATCCTGTTCTTTATTTAAAGCATCTTCCATCTCCGATGTAGTGTTCCCAACAGAACTATTATCATCACCCATATTAGAAGAACTATCATAATTAGGTGGGGCAAAACTATTATCATCTGAACCACCTACACCAGAACTACCAGAACCAGACTCACCATCACCAGATGAACCTTCGCCATCACCACCATTATTTTGAGGTGGCTGTTCTCCACTATCAGTATCTAAATCATCACCATAAAGGTCGTTGTTAATATCCCTATCTTGTTTTGCAAAACCATCTGAATTATTATTCCCACTGTTATTAGAATAAGGATTTTCATCTTTCTGACCATTGCCACCACTAGAAGAACTATTATCTTGTGAACCTCTATTTAAAGGGTTATTATCAACAGGGTCAGGTATAGAACTTTGAGAACTACCCATCTTCTTATTATTATTGTCTTGTGATTGACTTGAATCATCGCTATCAACAAAAGTTATATCAACAGGCTGTAAATCGAATATAGTAAATTCACCTAAATCATTGCCAGTTGGTACAAATATTCTTTTCTTTAATTGTTTTTTAGCCATTATGCACCACCACCTTTAATGATTATCTGAATCATCGATTACAACACAAGGCTCTTCCCTTACGTCTTCAACATGGAAAGAACCATTAACAATAGAGGTTACAATGCCGAATCTCTTCTTCTTAGAAATCCATACGATGTCACCAACTTTAACTGACTTAGGCTGAGTGCCACCACTATCTCCAAAATCATCATTAGAACCCATTGACATGGAAGAATCATCTGATAAATCCTCTTCTGAAAGACTTGTCTTTTCATCGTTCATACCTTCAACCCATGAACCATAAGAACCGTCAATAGGAATAATGTATTTTCTATCTAAATCAGCATAAAAACTACCACTATCTACATAAATAGGGGAATTTAACTTAGCACCACCATCTAAATCTGTTACATCTACCCTATCTATCTTAGCAGTATTTACAGTATACACATCTAATGTGATATATTCATCTTTCTTTACAGGTTTATAACCCTTAATGATACCAACAACATTAGTACCTTTAACTTTTACAAGAGTACCATTTTTTAAAATTTCCTTATCGGAAACCTTTTCTTCATCTGTAATACCACCAGACTTACTCCAGTAGATTTTACCATTTGTTAATACCCTTACTACATCTGATATAACCTTTTGAAAGATATGAGAACTAGCACGTAATTCTTTAAAAGCAGAACCTACAAAAAAGTTACAGAAAGCATCTGCTCCCCAATATGAATCCAACTTATCATTGCTCTTACGTATATTGATAGCACCAACTCTATCTAAACCAGCTACTTTATTTAATGTATCAACAACTGTAGATACCATATCATAAGTATTTTTAAACTTCTTAATCCCTACATTATGCTGTATCCTCATATGAATTGTATCTTTAATACAATTACTAGGGAATACACCACCATCTCTAGATGCAGAATATGTTAAATTTGGTGTTTGTGACAAAGATACTTTTAATTTAGCATTAATAAAACCATCCATTACCACGTTATCCATACCACCACTAGCATATGTGCCATCTAAATCAACATCACTATTACCACCACTAAAATGAACTTGATTGTTAGTAATCAAATGAGCCATTTCATGAGCAATAAAGAACGTCAATAAGTATACATAACAATCTTGTAATGAATTATATAAATGTCCATTATTAACATATTCTTCTAAAGCTTCCCTAAGAATAAATCTTGGGTTATAGTGATAAATATATCTTCCTGTCTTCTTATGCAACCCCACAGCTAATGTAGAAATATTAAAGTTCCTTAAATGCTTTAATGAGTCAGACTTAAACAATGAGTATGCCATTAAGTCAAACTTCTTTAAATTCTTCTCAACCAAAGGCAACATTGAATCATAGATAACATTATAATCACATTTATCTACTAACAAGTCAAACGTCATAGTAGCACCTTTTGTATTAAATTTTAAAGGTGATTCATTAAAGTCAGTAGCACTGAATACATTCTTTTCAAACCCATAATTTACAGAGAAAGATATTTCTTCATCACGATTGAAAGACCTTTCAATATAAATGTTAAATACATTTTGTGAACCCTCAGCTAATGTTACATTCTTATTAGACATAAAGAATAAGCTAATAACAGCAACACTATCAGAGAAAGACATACCCTTACCAAACGTAATCTTCTCAAATGTATTATTATCTAATACGCTCTGAATCGTTGACATATTAATATATTTCTTTTCACCAACAGACTCAGAAACAGGCGTATTATAACTACATAAAGATTCTACCTCATTAGGAGATAGCTTATTAATAAAGTCTAATACACGCTTCCTTCTATTTCTTTCATTTACAGATAATCCCAAAATCAATCACCTACGCAATGAACTTATCTACAAAAGCATTATAAGTATTGAAACCACTAAAAGTACGATATTCACCTTTAACAAAAGCATATACAGCATCTGTAACTAACTTAACTACAGTACCACTACCATATGCACCCTGTGCAAAGTAATACCTTACATCAACTTTCAAACCATCAACATAAATAGTATCATTCAACTCTAAGAAATCTACCCCATTATCAATAATCCTTGCACGATAAGGGTTATATTCTCTAATTGCTTTATTCAAATTATTGAAATCATAATCAGGAGCATAACACTCTACCAAATCACCACTTAGTACAATATTATCACCAAAGTCAGGATTTTCATCTAATGACAACCTTGCAATAAAATCATTAATATATTTTACGTCTAACATCATTAATCTCTTTCTTTATAAAATAATAGAGGTAATATTTGTATGCTTTTTACATAACATGATATCACCTCTACTAATTACTAACTACAATACATTATATTTGACATTCTTATCTTTTTTAGTCTTCTTGCTATCTTTGATTAATTGTCTAATAGCTTCAATATCAGCCTTAGTTGATTTGTTGCCAAAATCACTAGTGATGTCAATAATCCAATCATCACCAACACCCTCAGCCAATTTATACATCTCTTCTAAACCTTCATCTGACCTACGCAAGAATAAAACCATGTTATCAGCATTAGGTAAAATATCCTTAATGCCTGTTAAGAACATTGCATAGTTTTCATTTGGTAAAGATGTTCCATGAACTTCCATGAATTCTTTACACAAGTCTAAACAATAACGTACCATACCTTCTGTGTTACCACTATATTTAGAGAAGTTACGTTGTACAATCTTCATAAATGGAATGATAAGAGTTTTATCGCTTAATTGCTCAATAGAGATATCTTCATCAAGATTTGTACCAAATGTATTATTGAAATACTTAGTAAATTCTCCTAAGATACTTTCACCTAGATACATTTTAAACATATCTTCACGTTTATTACCAGTATTGATATCTAATTGACGTACAAAACCAGATAAGTCTTCTACTAAATCAATAGTATCAGAACAATCAACCCTATCATCACTACTCATAGGTTTAAGAGTGAATTGTTTTAAATCATCTCTACATTGAACTAAACTATCTATGATATCACTAGCAGAAATAGAAGTATCACCAATCTTAACTGAATCACCAATTAGTAAAGACTCCCAACTTTCACTACCATATAATAATGAATCTAGGAATTTTACAGTCTTTTGAGCATGACTTTCAAGAGAATCAGATTGACGTTCTAGTACTAAATCTTCAAACATCATAGCTACATCATCTGTAAATAAAATTTTACCATTAAATGCCTTAGCTTTAAAAGTACCATTTTCTTGTCGTCTACCACGCATAGACTTAATATCCTTAGAAAGTTGTAACATATTACGAGTTGATGGCTGTGCATCTTCTAAGGTACGCTTTTCAACACTTGCCATAATCTTCAATGCTTTCTCAGGTTCTAACCCTTTGAAGAACTCAATTAATGTACCATCAATTAAACCTTCTTCTTTTTGAGATTCCATGAATTCAATCCATGATGCTACGTCATTTTCATCATAGTTTTTCTTCCAATAAATAGAGAACCTAGCGGCGAAAGCAGGGTCAAGTGTACCAGTATCACCATATCCACCAGCTTCATCATCCATACCTTCCCATGCCATATTACAAGCGGCTACTACTTTTACCTTATCCTTGTAATTAGAGAAGTCTACACCAGCAAAACGATAATCAGATATAACCTCAAATACTGCTGAAGTAACAGTATTAGAACTTACCCTATTAACTTCATCAAAGAATAAAATAACTTCCCTACCCTCTTTAAGAGCAGTCACAAATCTATCTTTAATTGTTTTATCAGGGGCTCTTAACGTCATGATATCTGTCATACCATACTTAATATCTGCAGAAACATTAGCAACTACGTCTTGAAGTGCCTTAGATACATCGTCTAAACCACTACCTTTAAGAATACCTCCACCAACATATTCTGTTAATGATTGTTTCACAGGCATACCCATAAGGTCAACAGCATCTTTACTAGCTAAGTTAACATTAATTAAAACTGGCTCTAAACCTGTCTTAATTTTAGCTTTTTTCATGTATTGCTTAACTCTCGACGTTTTCCCTAACGCACTTGGTCCGATTAACATAGCAGGTGAGCCAGTCTCTAAAGCTGTAGATAAGAAATCACCAACATCATCTTTGATAGGTTCTTTAACCTCATCAAAATTACTATAACCTTTAGACTCTAAGAAAGGAATGAATTTTTCACAACACCACTTAGAAACATAACCTTCTAAGATTTTACGTTTGTAAAGTTTTTCTTCACCACTATCTTCTTTACCATCATTTTCAGCTTCCGCAGTTTTATCTACTGAGTATAAATAATCAGACAACATATCCCATGTACGATAATTAGGGAATACTTGTGTACGTTGCTCATTATCAGATAAACCCTCAGCAATAGCATCTAGTACAGGCTTATCATTATATACCATATCACGATTATTATTTAAGAACTCTAGTACTACAGGGTGAATATTAGAAACACCTTTGAAACCTTTTTTATCAGTAGTACCACTTGCCCATTCAAACCATCTATCCATAACATCATTAGGATATACTTTCAAAGGAATAAACCTATTAGAATAAGCTACGTCTAAGTCAGTATTAACATCGTATAGCATATCTAATTCCATACGATATTCCTCACGTTCTAAACCCTTTTGAATATCTAAGTTAGTAGCGGCTACAAACTTACAACCATTTAAAGTCATATCATTTAACTTTTTCTGATTAAGTAATTGTACCAGAATACCGTTAACACCTTTGTCACGACAATTATGTACGAATACACCACTATCATCACCTAAGTCAATTAAGAAGTTATGAGTATCTTCTACTTCTATATCATAAACATCTTCTTTATAAGGTAATATTTCAACAGAAACAACTTTATGATTATAAACACTAGCTAAATCTTTCGCCCTAGCAAAAGAACCAAAGTATTTACATAAATTACCGTATCTGAAAGCAAAATGATATTTATCTAAATCTCTTTCAGAATGATAAGCCATATACTCCCTATTAGTGAAATCACCATATTCACTAAGCAAGTAATTTAAGAAACTTAATGTATCTCTAACACCTTTATTAGATAAATCTACATAATCACCAACTGAAGTATCATAAGTTCCATCGCAGATGCCTTGTTTTGTTTCATCATAATTAAGAGATTTAATTTTATCTAGAATTTTCTTATTTGAATTGAAAAATCTTTCCCAATCTCTAGAATTAACCTCTTCAAAAACTTCTGATAAGGAATGACCATTATCAACTACACTAAACCAATCAGCACTTACAACATTGTAATAAATACCATGTTGACCAGTAAAAGCATCTACAAAACCTTGATAATTATCAATATTTATATCGTATCCAACATCTCTAAGTATCTTAACAAACCTAACAGCTTTCTCGAAGTTAGCTTTACGACTAGCAGATATTCTATCAATATTATCAAACTGACCATTACTCCACTGAGATTTGCATCTATTACTGCACATGTCTTTAAATTCTGATGTCTTAAAGGCTTTATTTCTTTGTTCTGATGTCATTACCTCGTTATGACGTTTAGAACCCCAATACTCCTCTAACCCTCTACGTTGATTTTTAAAGAAGTCAGGATGTTTCATAGCCTTAAACATACAATTCCTTTGCATATCTAAGTAACCATCTACACTTTGTAATCTTTTACTAACAGAATTTTCGCCATGAATATGTAAACTGTAATGTTCATTTCTATCCATAACTTTAAGATTTTCAGGAACATTATTCAAAGAATTAAAATCTACATGATGAGCATTTCTAAAGCAACCATATTTACCTAACTTACCATAAGTATCACCATAATACTGTCTAGCAACCTCTCTATGAGTATAATACTCTTTCATATCACGTGGATTTATGAATGTTTCATAAGTACTACCAAAAGAAGTTTTAGTACTGTTTTTATAATTAAAATAAGTAGCCATCAAACTTCTGCCACTCTCAAAATGCATTGCCATCTCATAAGAACCATCACGCAACATAAATCTATGGTCAGGAGTACAAACAATACTAGAGCCATTATCTAAAGTTACCTTAACAACATCTGCATCCCTACGAGTAATACCATTAGAATAAGCCTTTTTAAATACTACATTACCATCTTTATCGCAAGAATAAACATAGAAAGGTTTAGTAGTTCCGAATTCATTATATAATTCTTCCATTGTTAAGCTTCTACCATCGAGTAACTTAACTTTAGTAGAACCACTAAAGCATCTCGTAATTTCATCACAGAAAAGCACTGGAGTACGCATATAGTTCTTATACTGTAATTGTAATCCTACAATCTTATCTTTTTGCTCATCTGTTAAATACTTCTTCTCAGTATCTACTTCATTACCATCTGATGCAATCTCTTCTTCTGTATAGCCTTTTTGTAAAATATCCTCTAACTTTTGATATGATTGTTTACAGAATTCACGGAAACCATCTGAACAGACTACAATCTCTTCCATAGGACAAGCATAGCTATATTTCTTACCTTCTACCTCTCCGATTTGGAATAGACCACTATAATCCAACCTTGAAGTAAATGCAACCCTAAAGTCAACCATCCTATAGTTATATTTTTTACATAACTCTTTTACAGTAGCAGATTTAAAAACAGCAGTCGGACCGATAAGTAAAGGAACTACCTCACGACCCCCACTCTTCATCTCCTCACCCTCAGGCAATGAGAAATAAGCGTCTAACCATGTATAAACAGCATCCTTACCCTTTACTTCTTCTGCATCATTAGACTTGCCATTTTTACGTCTATCTTTCAACATTTGAAGAGTATCCAAAGCTGACTCCATAATATATGATTCATCAATATTATCATTCATAAATAGCCATGACGATAATGAATCTTTATTCTGCTTATCAGATTCTTCTAGAACTTTATAATCAACAGAAATATCCCTAGGAACATCAAAACCATTAGCACAAGCATTGATAAAAGTATCAGTTACGATATCTTCAACTAAATAAGCACCATTACATGCAAAAATCGCTTTGTTAACGTCGTTAACTAAATCTGTCTCAATAATATTAGCTACACCTTGATAATCAAATTCCATAATATCAACAATGATATTACCACCAAAGTCACCACTAAAAATCCGTAAAACAGTACTAGGTAATTCCATTAAAAATAATGTATCGCTAGGCATGATTCGATAAGCCTTGAAAACCCTATTTGATGAATCAGATGTCTGACTATCAAAATCTGTAATCAAGGATTCATACCCTAAGAACTCATCAATAGAATGAGTCTCACGTACATTCTTAATAAAATCCGCTTTATCTAAAAACGGAAAATAATTACTAATACTATACATTTATATCTCCTATTATCTAAAATCTAAGATTGTCATGATTCTTTTCATAGTAGAAAAATAGTACTTCATAGTAGAACTATCAACACTTAAAGCTAACCAATCATCAATCGTTTTTGTATCAAATTCCTCAAAAGAGTTAATATATTTTAGAATAGACTGACCCAACCCTAAATCATTAAGAGTTAATTTATCAGCATCCAATCCAACCCTTTTCATCTCACTATAAGTAGAAATATATAATGTAACAATTTTAGTTAATAGTACAAACCTTAGAAAATGAATTCCTACAAGAAGTCTAAGATTATCTTCCTTGCCACCTTGAAATTCACCAATGCGACCTTCTACTTCATGTAGATATTTACGTAAAGCCTTTAACTTTACATCTCTAACAAACCACTTATATTTAGTAGGAAACACATTCTCTAAATTAATGCTATCTAGTGTAAAATTGCCATTTTGAGCCATAATATCTAATTCAGACTCTAAATCACTTTTAGCATATTTTATGAAAGCTACTGCCTGAGGTCTAAATTTACCAAAAATAGTGTCCCCTACAGTTAAAAACTTTCGTAACTCGATAAGTGTTTTGTCCTTATAAAAGAGATAACCTCTCATCTAAAACCTCACTACACCTTCTTAAATAAACTTAATAGCGGAACTGAAATATCATCCACCAATTTACCAACATGATATATTTTAGACAAAGAAACCCTAATAAAATTTCTTTGCTCATACAACATATTCTTCTTGTATAAAGAACCATTATATATTAACGGATATATATCCCTAATATATTCTAATACAACAGCAGAAAACCACTCTACAGTAATATTATTATCATCTAAAACATCTTTTAAATTCAATAAACCTAAAAGGTATGAAACCATAGATATATTATCATTCTCTACAGCATATGACAATAAATTAAATTTACCTTTACATATGAATATATCAATTACATTGTAAATAATAGACCTTGTATTATCTTTAACATAATTATTTGACTGCAAAGAATTTGATATGTTTGATAAAAACCTTTTATACTCTACTTCTTTATGTATACTTGGTTTAGAAGAATACTCAATCTTTCTCTGTCGTATCAGAAAACCATAAGACAACAAGGAAGATAAATATATCATAGGAATTCCAACAGATATATAGTACAAAGTTAATAAATCAACATTATTCTTTGATGTCTTTAAGAGAGTTGATATATCAACATAACCACCATCAAAAAGATAAGTGTATGTATCAAATATATCATCATAAGACGTATTCTCAATAAAAGAGCCATAGAAAAAAGTTGCTTGAGCCTGTAACTTACAAGAAAGAGAAACACATAAGTCCATAAAAGATATAACAGGGTTACACCCTTCTGACAACTTATTGTAAACACCTATAACAAAAGTATCCGTACTTGTTAACAAAGACTTTTCTCTAACTATTCGATATACAATTGATTTAGAATCAGTCTCTTGTAAAGTATTCATATACATATCCCTAACAATATTAAAAATATTATCGACAGTATTGGATAAATCTACCTTAACAAGACTCAAAAAATAGTTGATATCAAAGTATTCAGGCAATTCCTTCGCACTAAAAGCAGATTGTATCATATTCTTTATATTACCAATAACAATATAATCGCTTTTAACATTTAACCCTAAAGCAATATCACCATTTAATACATTAACCGATAAGCCTAATATATTAACAAACTCAGCCTTATCATCTTTAACGACTATTTTTAAGTACTTCTTTTCTGTATCTAATTCTTTATGCTTAGATATCTCCTTCTTTTTAGCGTACTGAGTTGATTTTATAAAAAACTTATCCACATTTGAATGTGGATGCATTATAGTTAACCAATCAGTAGAAATATATGTTGTATTATCCTTTGTAACTATATCTTTTGCCATATTATAAGAACTTCTTCAATAGTTTAGTACTTAATTTGTGTACTAACATTAGAATCCTTCTCAACATTTTCTTATCAGCATCAATTTGTAATTCAGTTCCTGTCAAAGAGATAATATCAGTAACACCATCGTCTTCTGCGTCCCTAGCAATTAAGTTCAATGAATTGATAGTACCTTTTTCAACAGTATCTAACAATGAATCCACAATAGGTGTGTCTTTTGTAGGTTTATAAGACTTAAACTTCTTATCATAAGTCCTAACAACACTATCAAAATATAAATCCCTCTCGTCTTTATCAGATAAATCATAAGCACTAGGATTCAAAGAAGAATCATCACTTGTCATATATCGTAAAGCATCAATATTAGACAACGCTTGTAATTCTTCATCTGATAATACAGTATTATCACCTAAAGAATTTTGGTCATAATCATCAACATTAGAAACTAGAATATCAGTGAATTCAGATAAATAATCAATGTTATCCATATTTAACATGATATCACTAGCAGATTTAGTTGCTAAATAATCTGTGTAAGCATGAGTTTTAACAATACCACTTAAAGAGAACCCAACAGCTGGCTGTTCTGGCAACTCAGGAGCAATATCAAACTCTTCACTTTCATCCATACCCCTAAATTCATAGATTGTTTTATACCTAGCAAAAAACTCAGTATCACCTAATTGTAATCGTGCAATATATGTTAATGTATCTAAAGAACCTAACACAACTTTAACACGAGAGTATAAACCAGCAACAGTACCCCAATAATAGAATAGATACTTCAAAGCAACAAACACAACATCATCAACAGACTCATCACCAGATGCCATTGTTTGAACATTCACTTTATCTTTTACAATGTTATAAACAATACTATCAAATACACTATCAGCAGGCTGACTACTAACATCGCCTGTATAATTCCTAACAATATCACCTAAAACGCTCTTAGATAAAAAAGATACAGCATCTTCTGTAGAGTCGATATTTAACTTCTTAATACCACTAGCAATAGAATAAGCACCACCACATTTTAATGCAGTCACTACAGCACGAGCAATATCATATCCTACACCATTTTCACTAAATACATCCTCAGCAATTTCCATCGCCTTATTTCGTGAAATCTTACTTATACCTTTATTGAAATCACAACGAGATTTTAAAATTAAATCCCTATTATACAAACTCTCAACACGAATACTACCACTATAAGTCTTAATGTATGCACAGAAATCATCTGCAATGTCCATTCCCAAGAACTTATATGTGTCTACTTGTCTATCCATATACACACAACAAGCCTCAGAACCCTCAGCTAAACCATATTGGTCTTCTAGTTTACCAAATACATCACTAATAGGTGTAGCATTTACATTGTATAATTTAGACTGAGTTAACAATGTACTATAGATATCTTTAGCTTTTTTATCTTTAATGTTTGTCTGCTTTAAATCAGGCAAATCAAAAACAGATGTCAAGTCATCACCAAATACATCCTTGAATACCTGTGAATTCAATCTATATCTAACTAAATATGTAGACACTAGAATATACCCCTTTACTTAAATAAAATGTATTATATGAATAAAATCCATATAAATTTAGTACTATTCTTATATATAGTACCTAAATTACTTACCCTTAGACATTTGTAATGCCTTTCTTCTATTTCTACTACGACTATTTCTAGCCTTAGCTATTCCCTTACCTAATCCATGCCATCTTTCTTTATGCTTAACAAAAGCTTCTTTTCTCTTTAATGTACTTAGATTAGATGAGCCTTTATCACGCATAGAACCTACAGCCTTAGACTTAAATAAGTCCGTAGTGATACGATTGTTATTGAAAGTCATTACAGATAAAACAGCTATTAAATGCTTACAGATAGTCCCCTCTAAATTAGGATTTTTGATTTTAGGAAAACGATTCTCTTTATCTAAACCATAACCCATATTCCAAGCCATATACTTATAGCCTTTATATAAGAAGTCCTCACAACTGCAGTAAACAGATAAATCACCACTAAGTAAAAGCCTTGTTATCTCAGATTTTTTAAAATCTTTCAAAGCATTAATGTCTCTTATATCATTTAACTTAATCTTTTGTTGATACTTCCTGTTAGGTGTATATTGACTATTTGTAATGAATTCTAGACAACCATCATTATTAACACCCTTATATGTAGTAGTTAATTTTTTTGCTCTTTGTTTTCTTTTAAACTCAGCACCACTTAATAACTCTTTCTTTGTAGCCTCATTAATAGTCTGTATATCATGACCTTCTTTTATAAGACGATTATACTTATTATCAAATGCTATTGCCTGATACTTAGTTAAAAAGTCTTCATAATACCTAGCATCACGATTTTTATCTATTAAAAAAGAAAAAGGAAGATGCTCCTCATTCAGAACATCTTCCAAATCAAGGCTAAATGAATCGTTTGTACCTCTTCGTAACAAATTCTTTGAAGTCATCCTTACCTCTCTCTAAACTATCATTAATGAACGTACCTAAAATAATGTATAACTCTTTAACAGGATATTCATCAATATCACGATTATTAATCTGTGCCTCTATAATATTATGTGTTAATAATGAACTGCAAGCCTTGAAACAAGAGATAGCATCTAGATTATCAGAATTAATAATTTCTTTTATAACCCTACCAGGCTCCTTTTTAATGATAGCTTGTATCATGTTTTTATCTAGACTTTCATCTCTTTCACCTTGCATGATACGTCTGCGTAAATCTGCAACTAAATCCATATCGCCATCTAATATGGCTTGTTGTAACTCATCAAATAAACTCATAGATAGTCCCTCTTCATCTTTAAATGCTTTCTTCCATAGTAAGATTCTACATCAATCTCATGTAAACGTGCATTTCTAACCACATCCCTACTCTTAGAGAACTCTATATAGCTAGAGCAAGTCCCATGACATCCTATATGTCTATCCTTACACTGAAAGCAAGGAGCATTTTTTACCTTAAAATCACCCATAGATAACCCCAAATAAAAATAGATACATCGTATATAACTATTACTATTATATACGATGTATCTACTAATTACAAGACTATTTAATTACCACGGACTGTCTTGACTATCTTCTTCACTAGTGCCTTCTTCAAAGTCGCTCTGAACATATTCACCATCATCAATAGCTTTTAATATCTCTTTGAACTTATCAGTAGCTACTTCATTTACATCAATATTAGCTAAATTTAACATTACTTTAAGCCATTTAGCCTTATCAATATAATCAGCATAAGATTCTAGGAATGCACTACTTGAATCAATCATTTGTAGGTTTGATACATACTCTTCAACTTTAGTAGCTGTTTCGCTAGTAGGTAATGGTCGCATATAAATCCTAAATGCACCAATATCAGCACCACGTCCACGATACCTCAAGTAGTTTTCACATAAGTCCATAATACCATTAATTAAGATTTGTTGTACCCTAATAACAGAACGAGCATACCTCAAGTCTTGCTTAACAAGAGAGTTATTCCCCATAGAACCTAAAGACTCAGCAAAACCTAAATACTGTTTAGGAACTTTCAAACTAGCAAAAAGTTTATCCGTAAAATAATCTACGTCAACAATAGACTGAACGTCAATGCTATCACCAACACTATCAACAGTTACATCGCCCTTACCATCTCTAGTAGGTAAATAGATATTACTGTTAATAGGTACAGGAGATGGGTCAGACCTAAATCCTACCCCCTTAGACAATTTAGAGTTAGCTTGAAATCTACGTCTAACATCTGACAACATTTGTTGAGTCTGACCAGGGTTAGCATTACCTACCTCTACTTTAACAAGATTAAACTGTGTTGAACGAGCAATACGTGATAATACAAGAATGTTATCAATTAAAGCGTTAATCCTAAACATAGTTCTTGCACTATCAACAATAGAAGTACCTACTACCCTATAACAAGTAACTTCTTCTTGTGTATTATCTGACTTCCTAACATTTAACTTAATCTTTTCACGCTTAGACAATTTAGAAGAAATGAAATGTACAAACTCATCACTCTTCTCAAACTTAGCACTACCACTTACTGAAGTAGAACCACCTACACCACCAGGGAACTGACCAGCGTCACGATAGCTACCACTATCAAAAAGGTAATCTTCATCTTCATACCCTAGAATGTTGCCCATATATTCAATACGAGAAACTAAATAAGGGTTAATAACGTCTTCATAATATACTGACTTTATTCCACTATTTACAGAACCAGCATAATATTCCCTACGTCTAAGTTTAAAGTCACCATGTTTAACAATTTCATATGCCCATGACCAAATCCTATCTTCAACCTTTACGTTATTAAATAGGAAATCTTCAATGAACTTCTTTAAACCTTCGTCCGTAGACTCAACCATAACTACCCTATTTGTCGTCTCATCAGGAGTACAAGAGTCATCTGCAATAATTTCCATAGCAGAACCTATAACAGAATCCCTTGACATTTCTTCATTTTCTAAGAAAATCTCGTTTAATGAATAGTCACCACGAATTCCATCAATAATCTGACCTAATGTATTATTGTCATCTGTGCCTAATAATTGTTGTAAATTACTAGGGGATAAACTAACACCCTCATTAATACTCTTTGAATGAATACTTTCAATATTCCCATCAAAAAAAGTATTGCCCCTATTATCTTCAACAATCTTAACTTCCCTAATGATATCAGTATCAATGCCCTCTTTAACAGTATTTACACCATCTATAATATCATTAGAAGTATTAGTATCCTTATTTCCTCTTCTATTTACAAATAAGTCATACCATGCCATACATACTCCTTATCTATAGAAACCACCATTAATCTCTATTTCGTCAATCATATCATCTATTTGTTTGTCAATCATCTCTTCTACAGAAAGTTTATTAGGTGCATCTATACCAACATATGAACCTATATTATTAGCCATCAAGAAGTCATTAAATGTCCCTTTATTACCCTCTGCATCTGATACAGAACTTTGTAACGCATTCTGAATAGCACCACACAAACTATCTGCTACGTCCTTAGAACCTACCCTAGTTCCTGTAACACCATCATTACCCTTACCTTCATACTCTACAAAGCCATCATCTGTAACAACCTTAGGATGGTCTACTTTACGTCGAATCCTATCATGTAATAGGTTTAATAATTCATATCGAAGAATAGGATAATCATATAGTTTTATACGCTTTTCATACATTATCTCTACTAAGTCAAGATATGGTTTATCAGTTCTATCAACAGACAAATAACCTACATTAAATCCCATCTCCTCAAGAATCTGTCTTGATTCCTCAGAGTTGAAAATATCGTATGTTAACTTACCTATCTTCATACCTACAACATTTACAAGATAAATAACGAAATTACGTATCTTATATATAGCTATCTTCTTAGGTGGTTTAGGTGGGTTAATACGTAACATAAAGTCAACACCAAATACTGGCTTTTTAACTCCATCCTCTTCTACAATACTATCTACATACACACAAGATATACCAGTACTATCCGTCCTAAACGACTGGTCAATATGAAGATACCTAGGTCTTTCAGGATACTTTAACCTAAAATCATCCCTTAAATAATCTTTAACATTAATATCATCACCAGTAGAGATAACTATCTCTTTAGAAACAAAAGGATGATGACGATTTTCATCTATACAATCTTGTAACACCATAGGAGAACTGAATAGTTTACCTTGTGAACCAGTAGAAACACCACCAATATCTTGTAAAGACCTTAGCAAGTTCGCCTCAAAACCAGCCCTCAAGTCAACAGGAACTTTTAAGAATTTAGACTGCATATGAGGTGGTAACTCTTCTATTACTTTATTAATAGAGTCGTAATCTTCTAAACCATCAATATATTTATGTTTAGACATACCCTCAGAAACTCTATAGTTATTTACATCATCTGTAGAATTTACTATATTAGCCTCTAAATAATTAGAGCCTTTAAATACATAGAAGAACTTTTTACTAAAGTTCTTAGGCTTAACATCCCATTGAGCAGGAGCGGCAACTATAGTATGTGGGTCATTCCTAGACAACCTAATCTGACGTTCAGTAGCTGAGTTTTCATACGTAGCAGATGATACCAATATATTTAATGAGTGATTGACACCACCATCTATGATAAAACGTGAATTTGACCTATTCACAATATTAGCATATAAATCTGTAGCTTTCTCACTATCCTTAGACGGACCACCACCACCTAAAAAGTTAGCCTCATCAAGCATAGAACATATAACACTCATACCGATACTATCATTAGCACTCGAACCATATGCATAAGAAATACCCTCAGGGAATACTAACAAAGAATTAAGCCTAGGATTCCTCTGAAAGTTTTCACAGAAATAAGGAGAATTATCAATTAATGCCCTATACTCACCAAAACCAGTACGTTCTGCCTGTTTCTGATTAACAGAGAAATACAAGAACATAATATTAGTTTTTGACATTAAGTTAAACATAGCATTGATATTTCTAAAACACGATAACTCATACATCTTACGCATCATGATTAATTCCGCAACGGTTGATTTACCTATACCTATTGAGCCACTTAATATGACGGAATTAATCTTTTCATCATCTTTTCTAGTATCTCTGAAGATATCTACAATAAAGTCTTTCCAATAAGGATATATACTCTTCTGGTCAGAACCTACATAATAATCAGAATTAATCCAATCCTCAATCCTAACTATATCCCTAACCTGCTCAACTCTACCACTATCTTCCCTACGATGCATCTCTTCTTGTAGAAGTTTTACAAAGTAGTCTTTTTCCCTATCAGTCATGGCAGTATAAGAACTAGAATCGCCTAATAAATCTTCTAATCTAGCACTACCCATATATTAACCCTTTGACTTTGTAATCGCATATAAAATTTCTTTTAGTTTATCACTAGGAACAGATGCCAATAACAATGCTAATTTATCAATATCCGTAGAACCATCATTATATTTCCTGCGTTGCTCTTCTAAAGCTATCGCTGTACGTTGATTAATTCTAGATAATTCAGCATACATTGTAAAAGCCATTCGTACACGACTCTCCAACTCTTCAGGAGGAAGATTCATCGCTGCCGATTCACTAAATAAAATTTCATTAGAAACATCTAGAAACTTCTGTAACTGCGACATCAATGTAAAATTAGTTAGTGTATTATGTGTTAATCCATACTTAAATTTAACATCTGTCGCACTTACATAACGATTTAAGTCATCTGATGGTGCTAAATCTTTACCATCAATCCAATTTTCTAAATCTTGATTTACATCACCACTACCACTAATTGTAGTATGACTTTTTTCCTCAGCATCTAATACATCCATAGCTGAAGTCATTGAATTTAAAACAGTCCCTTTATCAGAACTATCTTCTCCACTACTATCAATATCTGTACTCTCTTGTTGACTATCTTTAGTATCTGTAACCTCTTCATCTTTATCACATTGTGATAAAATAGAGATTAAATCATTATTATCAATAGGAGATTCCATATCTTAACAAACTACCTACTCTTTATCATCTGAAACTTCTTCTGTATTATCCTCAGAATTATCATTTACTATATCAATATCATTAACACCTTCTATATCTTCTGAATCAGTATTATTAGTACTCTTCTTCAAAGCAAAAGGTTCAATGTTATTTACAAAATTTACAAGTGCATCACCATCTAAAGTATCTTTTGTGCCTAGGGCATTAGCAACTGACAATACAATACGTTTGGTCGCTAACTCCGTTTTCTTATAAATATTCCCAGCATTCACAATAGATGCATTTGAAAAATTCCACCTCTTAACATAAGAATAAATCTTTACATTAATAATACCACGCTCTAAAGCCTTGTTACTAGGAATATTGAAATTTGTACCACTACAAATATCAATGAACTTTAAATAGTCATCACCTAACATATATTTAACAAACTCTAATACAGGATTACCAATAGAAACGCTCAAGTATTCAGCATACAAATCTTTCTCTTCATCGCTCATAGTAATTGTAGAAATAGAACCATAAGAACTCATAATACACCATCCTTAAATAATGAACTCAACTCTCGTTGTCGCATCTCCCAAAATAATAAACCTACTACACGATTTACCATATCTTCATTGCATTTCAAAGTACCGTCTTTCTTATGAGTGATATACCCATCAAAAGTAAACCCATATGATTTTAATTTGGAAATAACTTTATCTTCTAAGCCATCCCCAAAACATTTAAACTTCATACAAATTAAATGCACTAAACTATAGTCAACAGTCGCTACCTCGTCTTCAAAATAATAATCTAAACTGCCACCATCATCGAAAGTTGTGTCAAAATCAACAGTATCAAACTTATTCTTATGATACAAGAAGTTGTGCATGTCATTCCGCATACCAGTATACAAGAATGTACATAAATTCCCTTTATCTCTTCTAAAATTGTCACTATGAATCATTCTCACAGCTTTTAGTACACCAATAGAAACTAAATCTTCTTTATCTTCTCTACTGGCATAGAAATGCTTTCTAACAATAATCTCTGCTAAAGTTATTAGTTTAGTAGAAAGCACCTCTTCATTTAACAAATCGTCTTCATAAAGTTGTAAAGCCATATAATTAAATACCCCAAAATTTTAAACTGTAGACCGTTAAATAGAAATGTCACTACTCTACCATATTATAACACAAAAGTGTAGATATTAAAATTAAATACCTACACTTTTCAATATTATTTATATGTAATTATTACTATTTACTAATAATAGAATCAATGAAACCATATTTAGCATCTAACTCAGCCTTTAAGACTTCCAATGGGTCAAGATTATCTTGTAAAATCATATCAATGTTATTCTTAGAGAATCCACTCATAATGACTAACCCATTCTCGTTCTTTTGTAAAGGAATTGTATCATTGTAATCATTCACATTCCAAAAGACCATTTTAGGTAAAGAATATCCATGAGCCTTGAATTTATTAGCAATTCCTTCAAATAATGTAATATCCTCAGAATCAGCACGCATAGCACCATTAAATTGCATATCAGACACAACAAGAACTGTGCTAGGCAACTCTTCTTGTTTAAGATTATTCTTAACTGCAGTATCTAAAATTAAGTTAAAAACACTTTCAACATTTGTTGTAGTGTAATCATTATACTCACCTAATTTCTCCAACTTAGAGAATAATGTATCACAATCACTTAAATCCACAATTTCAGGGTGACTACTAAATGTAATAAACTTATTCTTGAAAGCTTCTGATTTATTATGTTGTGCAGTAAATACAGTTATAGAATCCGCAATATCCAAAACAGTTACATTAGTACCAAAAGCACTGCACATCATAGAACCACTACCATCACGTACAACTAAGATATCATTGTAAGACTTAGGAACATCTTGTGCATTCCACAATGCTTCTAAAGTATCGTCTACACCCTCTTTATAACCATAACTATGTGCTTCATACTTATTCACGATATCGTACAAGAACATCTTATTAGCATTAATCTTAGTCTCACCTTTAGACAATGATTCTAAATATTCTGTACGTCTCTCACCATCATGCTTTAAGAATGCATTACGATAAATTAAGTTAGCCTTAGAAGTTACACTAGGATAATTAATTTCACTCCACTCATTATTAGACATCTTGCATTCTACAACGTCAATGTTTTTGCGTAAAGCAGTTAAAATTTTACGATAATCTTTAGTAGAAATCTTTAATGCTTTTCTAAAACGAGTCGCAAGTTTACGAGTCTTTCTAGAAGAAGTGTTTTCAGATGGCATCCATTTAGCCAAAAGAGAAACACTTTCACCATTTTTATGATACACTACGTCTTGACCTAATTGTGTTTTTAAATAAGCAAGAATAGCCTTTTTAGAATCATCATTTGTTGTTTTATCCCATACAAAGATAAGGTCATCAAATCTACCCAATTTCTCAAGTTTACCAGTATTAAGTAAAGAGAAAATTAAGTCAGGAATATTATTAGCAATCTGTAACAAGATTAAACGATAGGAAGAACGCTCACCCATACCTTGATTAATATCACGTAGATACATTAACCATTTCAAAGTATAATTAACACTTTCATGTGCAGATTTTTTAAACAAAGAATAGATAGTATCTAATTCTCGTAAATCCCATGTTGATAAATAATTAATAGCACTTTTACGCAACTTAGGTACTGAGTTGTTTAAATCAACCAATGCACTACCAGAAGTCTTATAAGAAATTGCACCATTAGTTGTAGTTGTTTTTTCATTCTTCGCTAGTAATGTCATGAAATCCATAATAAATCTCCTTTTTATTAATGAACGTAACTTGGTAAAATTAATTCTACCTCTAATAATCTATCTGTAATAAGTTTAGAATATTTTTCATAAAGACTTTGTGATTCTTTAAGAAATTTTCTTAAACCCTTATCACCATTATAAGCATCTTCTAAGACAGTTAATTGAAAAGAATAATACCCTAATAACTTATTATACGTTTCATTATAGGTTAAACCCTCAATAATGAAACCCTCAGGCAATCTTAAAACACTTTCAAAATCTTTCTTGAAGATACATGTGCTTATATTATCTAAAGCATCTTCAAAACCTATTTTAGCATTCTTCATTAAATCATCTAAAGAATACTCTACTTCTTCTATATCTACTTCAGACATAACAAAAAACACCTCTTATACTCAACTACACCACTAATGTCATTATATGCTAAGATTACCCAAAAAATAAAAATGACTTTTATATACTAGACGCAAGTCATTAAAATTCTTGTGATAAAATTGTGATGTAGCCACACAGAGTATAAGAGGTGAATTCTTTTTATACGATATACGAATATACCATATACATTATTTCTTCTCTTTAACCATAGATTTTTAATAGCTGTATGCGTCTACTTTAATTTAAAAGGAGATTAAATTATGAACAAGACTCACTCTTCATATTTCCAAACATATAATAAAAGATAATATTGCTGTTTGAGCCTTATAATTATATCTCTATTTATATAAAGTTATCACTATATTTTTCACAAGACTCAATTCTTTATTCCTCAAAGCATAAAAAGATAAATTGCTGTATGAGCCTTAAAAATATAATATTAATAATAATCAAGTACTTCTAGACTCACTTTGTATCTTGTTTCCTGGAAAGATTAAAAGTATTATTGCTGTCTGAGCCTATATACTATTGATTATTTAATTTAAAAATAATGGTTAGATACTACATATTGAAATAAGGAGTTCTTGAAAGACTTACACTTAATTATTACTGTTGTTAGGTTAAGCTTTATGATGTAATATCTAACCCTTGACTATATATTAACACATACATTAAAGATATGCAAGTGCTAATTACAAAAATTTACTAAACTTTATTATCTAACAGGTCTACCATATTTACTTGCTATAGATTGAACAGAACCAACACCACTTTGTGTACGTTTCTTCTCTAATGCACCCTGTACTACCTTATACATATTCAGTAATGTAGCTTGTGTATACGGTACATCTATAAACATATTCTTAACCCATGTAGACATATAACATTGAGCAATAATATTGAAATCACTACCATATGTATCTACTAATCTCTTAATATCAGCATGCCTACAATCAAAACCACAGAATGACCTTAAACTTTCAGTCATGACTATAGACCAATCAGACTGCAGATTATCTTTAGGAATACTCAATAAATCATTGATAGTAGACAATACAGTATCCTTATCATTCTTATATGTAGCGATTAAGTAATCACAGAATAGTGTAATAGAAGATTTAATACTATCCTTGAAATCTTCTTCCCCTAATAGGATATACTTATCTAGCAACATATGTGCATTACGCATATGTCCTCCAGACCTATCAGCTATTAACAACTTAATATCTTCTGAAAGATTTAGATTCTTCTCTTCTGATACCTTTGTTAAATTATCTACTATAGCTTCTACAGGGACATCATTGAAATTAATCTCCAATGCTCTACTACGAATCGTAGGTAATAACTTTTGAGGGTCTGTAGTCGCTAGAATATAAATAGTTCTACCCTTAGTCTCTTCAAACATTTTAAGCATTGCTGCCTGAGCCGAAGAAGAAACTGTATGGACTTCGTCAAGAACGACAACTCTCCAATAATCACCATAAGAAACCGTAAATACATCACGCAACTTACGTATCTCTTCCACATTACCAACAATAGTAGAATCAAATTCATAATAAAAAGGTGAATTCAATAAATCATAGTTTTCATCTTTAATATTATTTAATTCCCTACCAACAATACGTGATGAAGTGGTGTTGTGATTAATTAACCCATTCGCTGTAAAAGCATGAGTATCAGCTACAGTTAAATCATACACATCATACTTATTGTATAATTCCTTTTTAGAAGAAACTCGTACAAACATATAATCATCTAATAAAGAATTAAATTTCTGTACCATCTCATCTTTACTAATGTCTACACCAACATCATTAGCAAGACTTACTATATTATGATAAGAATCTATAAGAATTGACTTAGTTCTACGATTAGTGATAAACCTACAATCATTACACCTAATATTCATAAAATGAGATAAAAGCATAGTATCTAAGTTATGATTTTCTTTAATTAATTGATATATTCTCCTAGCAACACTTCTTGTGTAATTATTATTAGGTATTTTTAATTTAATACTCTTATAATTAACAGAACTACCTAAAATAAATTTAAGACCAAAGGAATCTCTTAGTAAATTATCAACCAATCTCTGACGACTAAGAACATCTTGAACGTCTAAATAACTAGGCACTCCATTCGTAACTTTAATATTTGTAATAATACCCAATAAATAAAATAACTGTTGTAAATCCCTTGCTACTTTTTCACTAAAATTACCAAACTGATAAAACCCTTTAAGATAAAATTCACATATAGGTGTCAAGAAACCACAAATAAAATCTTTATTAGAAGAGAATACAAATTCAGGTACGTCACAAGAATCACCAAAATAATCTCTCATGTATCTATTTATTCCTTTAGAGAATTCCACGTTGCTACCTAACACTTTATTATAATATTCATCTTTTAAGTTACCCATAAAACCATCATCACTATGATGAACGAAAATGAAACTATCAAAAGAATCATCTCCTTTATATCCACTTTCCAACAAGTTACAAAAGAAAGTACCTAATAAGTAACCCTTATTTCTTTCAGAGATATCATCTTTCATGAAATCATATGTCTTAGATTTATTATTAAATAAGATATCGTGATTTAATGGAATAGCAACATAATCATCTGTCGTAATCTCACTTAGCTTTTTCCACTGTAAACCATTACGACCACCATATACTTGAACTCTATGATTATAAGTACCAGTAATCTTAAAACGACCAGAACTAATCTCTATTACTTTCTTTTTACCACCATAGTAATAATGAGTCGCTTCGCTACCAACAACTCTTAAATGATTAGAAGAGATATCCATGAAACCTTCTTCATCATACTTTGGTGCATCTATTAACGAATCAATTCTTTTATATCCATCACTTGTATGTACCCTAGTATCACCAACAACGCATTTACCAGTACCAAAACTACCACAAAATAATAATACCTTAGGTGCATTTTCAGGGTTCTTTATGATAGCTTTTAATAATTTTTTAGCCTCTTCTTGACCAGCCATATCATCTAAGGTCTTAGGTCTTAATTCCTGACTTAACATTTATTCTCCTTTATAGTATTGCAATTAGCTACATAATCCATGTTTAATATCTTCATGATATCATATGTAGTTGTTTTAGATAATATATTTATTACATTTGTATTACCTACATAACGACTAGAAGTGATGTAGGATAACATATTGTAAGGTATAGCAAGATAATCACTACCAATAGCCTTATCTTTAAACCTAAATCCTTTTAAACATATCACTAACTTATTAGATACACGTAACCACCATTTAGGTATTAAAAATAATCTATCTAATCCAACAACTGATACCTCACACATACTTGTAGAAATATCCTTAACATCTTTAACATCACAAACAATAGCTTTACGATTATTTGATATATTCAAAGCAACCACCTCACAATAAAATTACTATATTTGTCTTATATAGAATATACCATAAATACCTATAATTGTAAAGTTATGTAATTAAAAACAAAAAAGAGAGCAGATAATCTATATCTGCTCTCTTGCCCTATATGAAATATTATTTCATTTCAGTTCCATAAGCATCACGATATGTGAATTCTTCGCTTTGAGTATTTACAGATACACGCTCAGTTTTATAAGCGTCATTATCTTCACCATCAACACGATTAATTACAAATCGTTGTGCTTTTTCTACTTCTGCTGTATTTACTTCTACAGATTCATCTTCCATACCTAGACGTTTTAGAAGATTATCATATTTTTTAGCCAAAGCTTCATATTTCTTAGTCAAGTCTTGAACATCTTTAGCTACAGCAGTATTTACATTTGTAACTTGTTTATTAACATGACCAAATCGGAATGTAGCACCAGCATTTACCATGTTGCTACCACCACCAAATGTAGCACCTAAGGAGAATAATGTGTTTTCATTAGGATGTGCGAACACACCTACTGCAACAGCATTTTCACCCTTATAGTTACCGTAACCTACGGCATATTCTACTTTTTCATTAGCATTGAAAGATAGAGGATGCAATGCACTTAAAGCGGCAGAGTTAGCACCTACTTTTGCAATATCAGAATCTACTTTATTAAAGCGTGTATCCATAGAAGTACGCAACCCATCTACTTTATCATCAATACGAGCAATATTTGCTGTGTTAGCATTTACGTTATTTTCTACTAAGTTGATATGTGCAGTATTCAAATCTGCCTTAGCATCTACCCTATTAAGTTGAGATACATTCACAGCATCTTTTGCTTGTACACCATTCGCAACATTAGTGATGCGATTACCACCATTATTTAAACCATTTTCATCAATAGCAACATCGCCCATATGTAAACGATTTACAGAAACAGTATATTCTGCACCACCATTTTCATTTAATGTAGAAGTAATATCTACATTAGAACCTGCTTTTACAGTAGTGTGTTTTTTAGCTTCTACTTTATTAGCTTCAATTTGAGTATCGTGGTCATTTACAATCCCACCTAACTCACCTAAACCATTAGCCAATAAACGAATGTTAGCTTCATTTTTCGCTACTTTATTGCCAAGAACATTAGCAACAGAATATAGTTGACTACCGTTAACAGCATCTGTAGACGTAGCACTTACATTACCAGACGCTACATTAATAAGTTGACGTTCTTTATTAACAGAACCAACACTTACAACACCATTAACTTTAGAACCTTGACCAGCAAAGTTACCATATGTTACAGAACCAACCTTAGCACTAGCTTCTGTTGTAGCAATTCTATCTGTAGAATCATTGCCAAGTACCACGCTATTAGCTTGTGTAGTAGTTACATTGTTGCCTACTACATATGTGTTGTTTTGTTTTACATCATTACCAATACCAAATGCACCAGACTTATTGCCACATACATTGTTACCAGCACCATTAGCTACTGCATTTGTACCACAAGCCTTAGCGTTATTACCAATCGCTACAGAACTTTCACCAGCCTTAGCATTGTAACCAACTGCTACAGAACGATTCCCTTTTGCTTGTGCATCATTACCATATGCAGTAGAGAAATTTCCTTCCGCCAAAGCATTAAATCCTGTAGCTGTGCTAGATACACCTTTTGCCTTAGCACTATTGCCTACCGCTGTGGAAAAATCCGCAGATGCATTAGCACTTGAACCAAAAGCATTGGAATTACGTCCCTTAGACTCAGAACCATGACCAATTGCTGTAGCATTTTCACCACTTGCAACAGAATTTTGACCTAATGCATTAGTATTTGTAGCACTAGCAACAGAATCACGACCTAAAGCCATCGAATCTTGCCCTGTAGCATTTGAATATTTTCCAATAGCTACATTACCTTCGCCGATAGCCTTAGCTTTTAAGCCAAATGCAAAAGTATTATCACCTTTTGCCTCAGCTTCAATACCACCAACAAATGCATTGTTACCATCTAATTTATTTTTCCAACCACTAATGATGGAACTTGATGCTTTTACGTTGTTTTCAGAACCAACAACAAGATTAGCACCAGAGTTATCAACATTGCCTCGTACAGTATTCATTGTACCACCTACAAGAGAATCACGTACATCCACATTATTCTTGTAACCAGTTACAAATGTAGAAGTTGATGTAGGAGCAACAATATTATCTGTACCACTTACAATAGTGGCGGCAGAAACTACACTACCATACAACATAGAACCCATAACCAAAGCGGTCAACAAAGTTTTCTTTTTCATAATAAATCTCCTTTTTATTGAAAACTACAATGTTACAAGAAAGGCTACAAGAATGCGTGTGTAAAGATTATCACCACCTACCCTAAAAGGTGATGTAAAGTTTTGTAACCTTCCTTGTGATTTAATATTACCACGTCTATATTTTTTTGTAAACCCCTAAATTAAAAATTTTTTCAGAAAATCAAAAATAGTGTATGACACAACATCATACACTATTATCATTATAGTAAAACACTACGTATTATCTTAAACATATCGTCTACAGTACCTAAGAAAGTATTATCATAAGAATCACATGTAACACTTGCAATCTCATCAATTCTTTTTAGAATAAACTTTAAATCCTTGATAATCTTATCTAAGTCTGAAATCTTAATTAACCTATTATTCTTCTCAAATACATATTCTTTTTTGAGTACATCATAATAGAAATACATCTTATCAAATTCAAAGTATCTGAAAACAAACAAGTCTTTTTTATAACCACCTAAAGTATAAGGTATATAATCTACACCAAAAGAACCATAGTCAGCATCTTTAAAACGATACACATGATGATTAGTAGCCATATCAACTACACTACCCATACCATTAATATCTTCATCCTTTATAAATTTTAAGAAGAAATTATGTAATGCCATCATGTTATACAAATGAACCGTCTCTAAACTAAATGCATCTTTAGAAAAAGACTTTAGTGTATCCATTATACCATCAATATCAGTAAAAGAATCACCAACAATGAAATCACAACCTACATGAATAGCTTTATATGCTTTCTGTAAAAGATATATAGTCAATGTAAAATCATAATCACTTTGATTTAAAATAGATACATTATCTATATCCTGTAACCCATAAGATAATGATACATTATGACCACCACTATCTCGCTTTCTAAAAACTAATTCTATTCCATTATCAAAGTACATAGATAATTCTTTATTAGGTTTATAGAAAGAAACCTCAACACTAGAACTATGACCAACAGGAACATCATAGACTTGTGTATATCCTACCTCGGAACTTGAACTATACTTAATAGTTCGATGACTCCCATAGACATATTTATTTCCTTCTATCATATAAATTACATCATCTACATATCTACTTAGGAAATCATAAAAAGACTTAGCATCTCTCATAATTCATCAACCCCACTATATATCTTCTGTATCTCGTTAATATTATCCTGACTAATTGTACTAAACATCTGATTAATCTTCATTAAAGAAATATAATCATAGAACCTATATGTATCTGCAGAAAAAGGATGCTCAAAATAATCTACAGTCCCTTCTCTACTAATAGAAAAAACTACCTCATTAGTCAAACAAACATATCTATTCTTAATTACTTCATAAACATGAAAATGACCATAAAACCACATAATTGATTTTTCATCTAGATAAGATTCAATCGTATCTAATACATCCCTAGTCTTACAAGTATCAAAGATAGGTTTAATGCTCTGCATGGAATTAAGAGTTTTATTACTACAAGTATGTGTTAATACATAATCTACAGTATCTATGTCTTTTAGTGATTTATATAATCGTACCATATCATCATCTGTAGGCTCTTCTTCTAACCAATAACTCTCCCCTAAAGTGCGATATGCTCTATCAATAGATGTAGCACCACCAAAACATAAATACTTATGTCCTTCTATTTTATAGATATTACCTCTTAATAAATGAAAGCAACGATTATTAAGTCTATGCACTTTATTTCCCCACTTAGTAACAATAGGTAAAGAGTTTAAGTAATCAAAATTCTCATGATTACCATCTATAAAAGCCACATAATAATTTAACTGACCTATATAATCTAGTGCTAATCTTTGTTGCTCTGTATCTTTAAAAATAAGACCAAAATCACCCAATACTATAAGAACATCATTCCTAGAAATATTAATTCCATTATTATGTAGATTTTCTTTCATTATCTGAGTGATATCACCATGTATATCACCAATTAAGTATACCATACACTAAAACCCTATCTTCTGTTTTTCATTTTCTTTCTTATGTTGAGCATAATAATCAAAATCTAAATACGCACTAAACAAAAAGACATAAACTACAAATACTAATAATACTGTACTCAAAGACAATATCATATTCCTATCACGTAAATATTCAAAAACTGTAAAAGCTAGATATAAACCTAATGTATCTAGAATAAGACCTAATACAAGATATAAGCGATATTTCCACATAATAAAAACCTCATATATAGAAAGAAATAAGCAGTCGTAACTGCTTATTTCCTATAAACAAATCCATCATTAAACCTAATAACTATAAGAAATAATTTTATACACACATTTGATAAATATATGCAGAATTTTAAGATATTTCCCTGTGGAAAATACGACAATTCTTAAATAAATATACAAACATATGTCAACCTACTCATAGAATATTAGGTCTATATTTTATCCATTATTACGTAGATACTCCTTAGCCAAAGTCTCTACAATATTTAACACTTCATATTCAGCATGAGCAATAATAGATTCTTCACTATTAACACTCTCTTTATTTTCTTGTGATTTATTGAATTCTACCCTAGCTTTTTCTTTCATAGTCGCTAGTACACCCAAGAAATCTAATTCACTATCAATACGCTTTTCTAACAAAGCATTTAACAATGAACTATCTACATATTTTGTATCTAACATTTTAATGTCCATTCATACACTCCTATAAACGACTTATAACATCTTCGATTGAATATGAAATCGTATCAGCAACACATGCACCATATAACTGTAACGCAATATAATCATCTATATATACATCATCACAATACCCTAAATCTTTAGAAATTGCCACTTGTATGGAATTTCTGCCATCTTCATGATATAAAAGACGTATAAACCTATAACCTTTATTATAAAGCGAAATAAGCAATATTTTAGTAGCACTATCCCCTAAATGAATATCTTTATTTTCCCCTTTAAAAGAAATAAACAATCCATACACAAAAAGATATGCTTCATGTACTACCTCAAAGACTACATACATTAAAAATGTACCTAATACAATAAAGCCAATGAACTGACTTATTAATACCAACATATCCACAACACCATACCTCGACACTATATCAGCTTAAAATACAATGTTATCTATAATACTAATGAGCCTTAAAAGTAATATCATTTACAAACTGCTTTAACGTGATACGAGCATCTTCATATCTAACAATAGACATACATACGTTTACAATATCTTGAATGAAAGACCACATATCATCAATAATTAATTTATCTTGATAGTTATGATAAGTGATATCACCAATCAAAATAGCATACACTACAGAATGAACCATATCACTATGATATGTAACCTTTGTATCATCTAAAGTAACTACTTTATTACCATATAAAGTACCATCTGACGCCATTTTTACATCTACTGTAACTTCTTCAACTGCAGTATCTTCTAACTCTTCATCAACATCTTCTAATTCTTCAATATCTTCAACTGTATCCACATTTAAAGTATCCCCAGAATCATCCTTACAATCTTCTACAGTAGTATATGTTCCATTACCATCTAAACTACCATATGGTGCTAAACAAATGTATGTAGCATAATCTTCAGGTAATAAGATAGCTACCCACACTAATCTAGTATTAATAATATTGATTAATTCATCCCTATTAGTAATATCGTAATTATATAATCGATACTCCTTATTTAATGTATCAAAATCATCACCCTCAACAATAGAATTGACAAATCTACCATAACTAACCAATAGACCAATATTACTTAACAAAGTATTTAAGAACATATCAAGTGTACGATTAACATATACACAAGATATCCCATCCTTAGTCTTATAAGAACTAATATAATCAACTAATGCCTTTTTATTATCCTCAAAAGACATAGTAAAAGCATTCTTTTTAGCACGTTCTAACAAATCATAATACAAAGTAATTGATGCTTTATAATCTAACCCTTTAGATTTATATTTATCACTACGTAATGCTCGTATATTAGTCTTTAGGTAAATCTTCCTATCATATGTACAAGCATCTTCAAAAGTCTTATTGCTAAACACTTCATTCGTTCTTTGAGAAAATGTTTCTAATATATCAAAATACTTATGAATATCGACTACAATAGTATCTTTGTTATCTTCAAAATCATCATCGCAATGAATATCTTTATAAATCTCTATTAGACGATTTTTAAAACGACCATAATTAAACATCGCACCATCACACAGATAATACAAATCGTTAATCATATCAACAGCATAATAACGAATAAAGATATTATTAACAATAGAACCTAATTTAAACTTTCTATTCCCATGTGATAATAAAGATAACAAATCTAAGACATTCATATCATCTGTAATATCTACAGCAATAGTGCTATATACATATGTAGCAAAATCTTTAAAATAATGATAATGAGCAGAAATCTTATCTGCACTACCACCATTTAAGTATACAGCTTCAAACTCAGCCTGTGAGTCACTATTATGAGTAATAACCCCATAATAATTATTTTCTTCCATTAAAGCTAAATACTTACCTACCACATATTGATTGAATACATTTGAAAATTGTTTTACTTTGAAATCATCACGTTTAGTATACATAATAGTAATCTCCTTTAAGTACTAAATGACTATAAATTTACACCTCTATTATATACAACTTTACAAAATATTACAAGTACCAAATAAAAAAGAGTGTAGACTGTTACATCTACACTCTTTTGCATAATATATCTACTTATTTTATTTAGATACTTTATAAGTAACTTTAAATTTAAGAATATCAGATTCTTTAGTCTTAATCCTATTTACATCAGGACCACTATAGTCTTTTAATGTATCACCACAGAATTTTTTAGTAACACGTTTAACTACTTTTGTAACGTCACTAACTCCCTGTGATTCATCACCAACACCATCATTAGTCAATGCATATACAAAGAAAGAATATTCTTCAAAGTTATCATTTTCAGTATCAGGTACAAAGAAGTATTTACTACCTACTAACTTTTGATAGTTAGCATTGATAATAAGATTAATAGGAACTACTTTCTCTGAATCGCCCTCAGTAATCTCTTCTTCATCTTCTTTAGAATTTTCAGAATCTTCAATCACTTCTTGATTTTCTAAATCTTCCTCAAATTCTTCTTTAGCTTGTTTTTCTAACTCTGTCTCTTTAACGTCTTCATTAATTGATTCGTTACGTTTCTTTAACAAAGATTCAGCAATAGAATCACAAGTCGTTTTTAAGATACCCATTAAACCACCTATTTATTATTGATTAACAGATTCCTTCAATACTTTAGATGGAGTAAATTTAGGTGCTTTCTTTTCTGGAATAGTAATCTCTTCACCAGTTTTAGGATTATGCCCTTTACGAGCAGAACGCTTTACTTGCTCAAAACTACCAAAACCATGAATAGATACTTTTTCACCTTTCTTTACTTCTTCAGCAATAGCAGTAAACAAAGCTTCAACAGCTTCTACTGCTCCTTTTTTAGTATCTACTAAACCTTTATTAACCAAAACCTCAGCTAATTCTACTTTATTCATATTGTATGAACTCACTTTCTTCTGTAAATTAAAAATATCTAGTGTATGTTCTAAATGACATGGACAAACATATCACTATTTAAACCTAACATAATTATACGTAATATTATTTAAAAAAGCAACAAAAATGTTATGCAACACCATGAATTGATTTAGTAATATCACCATTATCGTCGATATAAGCACGACCAATCACTTCAAAACCTTCAATACCTACAATGTAACGAATTAACAACTCTACTTTATCAATGCTATTACATTTTTTAAGCAACTCAGAAACTTTATCGAATGTACCATCTACTTTATAAGCAAATAATACACCTACATTACCATGCATAATAGTTAGACATTGCTCACCTACTTCATCATAGAAGTTAACTGTGAAATCACCAACTTCTTTACGTAAAGCAGGTTTTTTAAGGTCAGTCTTTTTCTTAAAGGAACTGTTATTTGTTAAGTTTTGTCCCATTTTAAAATCAAGATTTTTAGCAATGTCCCTAAATAACTTTTTTATATCTTCTACGTTACCCTATAAGCCTTCATTAACTTCAAATGATTCTACTACTTTACGTTTTTCTACTGTGCTATCAGTAGCAGTAATATTAATAGTAGATTGAATGTATTGCTCACCAGCTACTTTAACGCTACTTGTGTTATATTCACAATCATAATCAAAGTTAGCTTTTTCACCTAAATAAGCTAACACAGCATCTGACACTTCTTCGCCTACTTCTGTATCAGCTAATACTTTTACTGTCAACGCATTATCTTCTAATGTAACATCAATAGCACTAATATTACCATCAAAAGCGTCACGTACAATATTTTCAACTTCTACTGTATCATGAATATATGCGTCTAGCTTGACAACTGTGCTTTCATTATCTAAAGCTTCTAACACTTTTCTCATTAACTATACCTCACTTAATATAAAGTAAACACACTATTATATAACAAACATATCAATAAAATACCTAAAATACTAACCATTTAAAGAGAACGTAATAAGCAAATCATCTTTTACAGATACATACATACTAATAGGAGTTGATATTGTATCAACAATATCATATACCTTATCCCTATCCTCTATATCACAATGTATATCTAACTGTAAATCAGAGTTATTTCCAAAACATAATTTTTTGAAAGCTATACTAGATATGTTTGTATAATTAGCTAAACCACTATCAATTAAACATTTCTTTACTTGTTTTAATGATTTAGATTTATAGAAATAATATAAGAAAGACTCAACTACTTCTTCCTCAGATAAACAAAATGTACCATACCCCTTAGGAGTATTATATGTGATACCGAGAATACCATAAGAAACAAACCGACTAATCTCATATCCTGCCCTATCAACATGTGAACTAAATGCTTTCCATAAGTTCTCACACGCTATATCGTATGTATCAAAACCTGTACCAACAACAAAACAAACAGGTAAAGTCATATACTTAAACTCAATAAGCAATGTAGAATCATCTATCTTATATACATTTGTTATTGTATTAGATAAGTCAGGTTTTTGTTTCTTAGATAAAAACTTCTTAAATTGATTAGGTATATTAAAATCAATGCCTGTCGCAAGTAACTTAGTATTACTAGGAATTTTGCAATCTAATAAATCTTTATATTTGATGTAATTATCACTATTAGGTACTAATTGCTTATTTAACATTCCCTCAGATAAAGTATCAATGATACTACTTCTAACACTCATACATCACCTACTAGAAACATTCTACAATTACTGTAGAACCAGTAATCTTAACTTTATTAACCCACTTCTCTACACCAATACCTCTAATCTTCTTGTAGAAGTCCTTAGCACTACTACCATTATCAAATTCTATCTTTAATCTACACCCTAACGTAGGCAATTTTAATTTAGAGTATACACTCTCCAAATATATCTCACAATATACATCTGAAATCACCTTTATCACATCATCTGTAATAGCGTTAAAGAACTCTTCACCTAAACAACTAACAAGAGTAATGTATTTACCAAACTTAATATCTTCATCACGAGTAGCAGAAACCAACTCATACCCTAAAGTAGTCCCTTTGTAAGTAAAACCCTCATCTCTTAAAGTCTTATCAATAAGATTTACATACGCATCAATCGTATTACACTTGCCATCTACAAAACTAATCAAGTTATTAACAAATTCTTCTGTAGAAGAACCAACCCCACCATCATAAACAAGAACGTTGTCATCTCGTTCAGATTCCTCAGTATATTCATTAGAATATGGGTTTTCTACAAATACTCGTACCTCAGACTTATAATCAGTAGTAAAGTAAATATAACAACCACCACAATAAATAGGTTTAAATAAACTATTATCACATGTCAATTTACCAAAAACAGGTTTGGTATACTTAGTTATACTTGATGTAATTACACCAAAAACATCATAGATATCCTCTAAATACCCATTCCTCATCTTTACTACAGTCTCACAGAAGAGTTTTGCCCTATTACTCTTACTAACCTCTTTAGGATTAGCAGTAGTTAGCATACCTTCAGATAATGATTCTAATATACTATCTCTTTTATTCACCTTAACCACCTAATAATAAAATTCTATATAGAAACTTGTAAAGCTACTTAACACTATACCATAGTAATCAGTACTAGTCTTACCTAAAGCCTTTTTACACAAATCTGATACTTTATAATTATCATCCCTTGTATTAAAGCTAAACTCTAATGTAAACGTATCATTCTTATCAACAGTCACTTTATAACTATGACAAGAAGATACCAACTCCTCTACAAAAGAACTATATGCACTACCAAATTCTACTTGTAAAAACTTAATAGAGTTATAAAACATAGCTTGCATAACATCATCTGTGTCTTGATATATGACTGACTTATTACTAATACCACTAATGAATGTATCAGCTACTATTTTACAACCTTTAAACTCAGACCTTACATCAACAATAGCCAATGCTTTTCTATCTACATAATCCCATATAGTATCTGCTACATCTGCAGTATCACAACGCTGTATCACACATCGCCTCATACTAACACTTTCCCTAGTTACTATTAACATTATATAATGAATACCTTTATCTGCTAAATGATAAATATAATAACTTTTACCATTATGACTAGGTAATGTGTCGCCACTAACAATATACTTTAATGGCATAGTATCAAATAATTTACTAAAATACTGTATATCAGATTTTCTATGCTGACGTGATATAAGTGTAAAATCACGTTTTACTAATGCTTTTTGTAATTCTTCTAAACCTTTACTCTTATTTAGAGTAGTAATCATCCCTTCGTTGACTCGATTATCAACCAAAGAATCTATAATATCTAAACGTCCCATACTGCCCCTAAAATGTAAAATTAAATGTTACAAAATCATCACACCCACGAGAAGTCGTCTTTACATTACCCTTTTTCATAGGAAATAGTACGCTATCAGAAAAGTTAACTAATATATCCCTGTTGTTACTATACATTTTAATAACAACATCTGTAATACCATTATCATATGTAAAGAATAATACTTGATACCCATCTAATGGAAGTGACTCTTTAGAGAACACTTTAATGAAATTAGTAAACTATCTTTCAAAACCTCAGAACATTTTTTAAATACTCTCTTAGTGACTTCTTTTTTATCAGATAAGAATGCATTGGATGCTTCATCATATAAAACAACACCACATTCAGTCATATGCGATGTAGTAGGATAGTTTTTATTATTAGCATCATCAATGTAACCTTTAACCAAATCTTCAGTAGCAGTAAAGATGACAGTTGGATATAACCAATTCTCATTGTCATACACATCATGATTTTTAAGTATCTCTGCTACGTAAAAATCATTCCCTTTATTATATACAACTACATTCTTTGTATTATCAAGTCCAACCTCTATGTTATGACTAAATATAATATACTTACTATCACCAATATACAATGGAGATTTATTATATAAAGTGTATTTACCTATCTCAATAGACTTCTTATCTAATTTATTAATATCACCACTTGACAACGCATCAATTAAACTCTTCATAGCAAGATTCTTTGTATTCTTTTCTATTGAAGATAATAAACCTTCATCAACTCGCTTAGAAGTTAGTGAGTCTATTATATTACTATAACCCATAATCACCTCTAGAAATGAAACTCAACTAAAAAATCATCCTGTCTAAAATATACAAAATTACAAAAAGCTGATGACCTAACTTTACATATTAAATAATTAACTGTCCTAACACAATCTTCTTTAGACTTAAATTTAAAATTAATTGACAATGTAGTATCTTTAAGACCTACAGAATAATCAACGCATGTGTCTTCCAACATATTAATAAGTTTAGTATATTCAGGACCTATCTCAGACTTAATATAACCAACAGAATTATTAAACATAGCACTCAATACATCTGAATCATTATTAAGTATAGTCCCACTTTTATAAGAACTGGATAATAAATGTGTTGATTGTCTAATCCTAAAAGTATCAGCTACAATCTTACATCCCTTTAAAATATCATTAGCCTTGAAAAGATTTAACCTATCCCTCTGAACATAGTCCCATATAACATCAACTATATCTTTATTATCACATAAATGTACTACACATCTACTAAGATTATTTTCAATACCACGATTGTCATACTCAAAAACTACTATATAATCATTATTCTTATAGGATAAATGGTATATATTATAATCCTTACCTTTAACACTAGGTAATTCCTCATGTTTCTCAATGTAAGGTAATAAATCCCTACTAAATGGAGAATTATTAAAGTAATGTGTATCTATTTTAATATTACTACCTTTAATCTGTTTAATATCTCCACTTTCTAGTGCATCTAATAAAGGCGTAACACCCTTGCCTCTCATCGTAGATAACATTCCCTCATGTATCCTTGTATCTACCAACCTATCAATTAAATCACTATAACCCATAATCACCTCTAACCACTAAAAAGGAATCACAAACTGTATGAACCCATATGAGGATAACCCTACCTTATAATTAGTCTTAGGTAACTTAGCACATACGTCATCATAAAACTCTTGTAATATTTCTCTATCAGCATACAATAACAGATTTATACTTGTTGCAATACTACTTTCAGCAGTAATTACACTAAAATGACCACTACGTAACACATTGAACTTATTTAATACAGATTTAGCATCACCATTACCATATTTAACTAAGTCTTTAACTAATATATCACTACAATATGAAAAGATAATATCTACTACCATATCTTTATCATCAATAAATTCATCTGTCTTGATATTATAATATACACTACCACGTTTAAACATAGTATTTGGAATATCACTTGTTGAAGTGAAACCATGCTTTTTGATACTATCACCAAATGCTTTGAATACTTCTTCACTATCACATTTATATAGTAATGTTTTACCCAAAGGTCTTGAAACAGCAGAACCATAGAAGAATGTAATGCTATAATAAAACTCACCATCTACATTATATCCATTTACTTCTTCATCATATATATCCCTAGGTCTACTATCAGTAAATACTAAATACTTCCCTACATTCTTAGTTAACCCTGTATGATTATATAGCATAGGAATTTCCACTTTTAAATCAACCTTACGTAACTTCTTAACATTATGACTAAGAAGAGCATCTGTAAAAGACTTCATCTCTTTATTGACTGTATTTTTCTTAATAGAAGTCATCATACCTTCGTCTATCCGTGTATCTATTAACTTATCAATTAAGTCACTATATCCCATATAATCACCTTTACAAATAGAAAGCTATTCCAATAAAATCTGTCTCTACTTTAGTTATATACATGATTTTTGAACTTAACGACTTATTGAGGTAATTATATAACGACAATAATCCATCTTTATCACCCTTCCTCACATACAGGTTAAAAGAAAATTCATAGATACTAGCATCATATGACAAAGTACTATTAATAATAGGATATAATTCTATATCTTTCTCAAAAGTTTTACATTTATGTTTAACTTGTAAAGAGCAATCTAATACAAAATCGTCTAAGAAATCATCTAATCCCATATAATAACAATAACTACTACCTAAAGTAGAATAGAATGTCTTAGCTACTATTTTACAACCATCAATATCTCTATCTAAATACCTATAATCACTGACATTCTTTCCTTTAATATCAGAAACTATTTCTTGATACCTACCAACTTCAGTGCATTCGTAAATAGTACAACGTCCAAACATAAGTCTTGTCACAACATTCATATACAATAACACAAAGTAAGGAATACCATTTTTAATATAAGACACAAATCGTACAGTATGATTACTAACACCAGCTACGTACAAATCTTCAACCATTTTCTCTGAAGTAGTATATTTGATTGGTGATTTATTAAAGAATTTAGTATCCCCTAATACTTTAATATCTTTCTTTGGTAGTGATGAAAAATCACCACCAATTAATGCAGATAACACACTCTTAGCTTTAACAGTATTCTTTTGAATCGACGTCATCATTCCTTCTTCTACACGATTAGAAAGTTTATCTATTATATCATAATAACCCATCTATCCACCTCACTATACATACTATATAAGACTCCCACTTAATTTAATTTTACCCTTACCATCTTTCCAAATATAAAAAGAATGACCACCTTTTTTAGCATTTAGGAACTTTTCTATTCTGTTACGTTCCTTAGCCACACCAAAATCAAGTGTAACTACAAAACCTTCATCTGTGAGTGAAATCTCATAATTAACGCATGATTTAGCTATTTCTTCAACAACAGAGTCATAGTTATTTTTATAGTTAGATTTAAAAGCTTCTGTAAAGTACTTAAACATAGTCTCCATAACAACAACAGTATCACCCATTAAGCGTGTACTATATGCAACAATTGCACCACTATCGAAGTCTGTTATATCTCCACCATGAATACAATACGTATCAGTTATCAACTTACACCCATCTAACTTAGGATTATCTACATCAAAAGACATTTTTCCATCATTCGCAAGTTCAAAAACAGATTCCATAGTAGACTCGTCAGGTACTTTAAAAACAAAACACCTTCCTAATCTTGAAAGCCTACGCCTTTCAAAAACCATAAGAAAACGTCCACCATCACCCAAACAAATCATATAAAGTTTTGCACCATTATTACTTTTATTCTTTAAAGATGTCCATTTAATAACATTATCTACAAAGTTCTTACTAAAACTTGACCTATTATAAAAAGACTTATAAGAATTAATGTTTTTACTAGGTATAAAGTCTATATCAGACGTTAACAAAGCCTTAACTAGGTTATCAATATCTTTATTCTTATTCTTAGGTATAGATTCTACCATACCCTCATCAACTTTAATATCACTCAATGAATCTATAATATTAAAATATCCCATATATACACCTACATCTCATAATTTATACCAATATAACGTGATGTCCTAACAAAAACATTTGAATAACAAATACTTTTTAAGATATCATATATCTCACCCAATGATGTTTTATCATTTGTTACAAAGTTTAATTCAAACCTCTGCTCAAAGTCATCAATATAGATAAAAGGTTCAGACATAGCTAATACTCTTTCCAATTGCTTAGATACTTCTTCGTCAAATGTACGAATAAATGAGAAACGTGTTAAATCAGAGAATATATCTGCTATGAAATCATCTATCTCCTTATAATATTTAGCATCTATTGTATTATAATATGTACTCGCTACTAAAGTACAACCTTTAAAACTATCTACAAAGTTAGGTTTATCTGCTTTTAATTTACCACTATTAAAATCCAATACAAGTTCTGCGATTGTATCATTATCTGCTTCATGTATTAAAGCACGACTAAATTCACTAGCAGTATTGGTAGAGAATATAAAAGCAATATATGATGTAGAACCTACCTTATACACATGTAAATATACATAGCTATAAATAGAACCACTCAAACTACGTGATAGTACTGCACCACTTCTATATTGACTAGCATTAGTGTTTAACTTTGACTTATTAAAGATACGAAACGTATCTACACTATTCATAGGTATATAACTAGAATCACCACTTATGATAGCTTTTAACCACTTCTCACCATCTTTACTCATTTTCTTATTATGTCGCATAGATGTTAACATACCTTCATGTATATCCCTCAATGCGTCTAATATATTTCTATTAACTGACATATTATTACCAATTATCTCCACCATGCCATGTAGAAGAAGATTTAGATTTAATACCATATAAGTATAATGATAGGATATATTCATCTTTACCATATAAAGACTGACTAATATATCCACCCAAAGAATTATTAGTTGAATCTACAAAAGATTTCAAAGCATCGTAATCTGAAACTTTAAAAACACAATATGCAGAATAAGAATCTTTATCATGACCATATAGTATCCGTAATATAGGTTTATCCAACTCTATCATTGTACTCAGATTACTATCAATTAAATATTTTTTAAAAATATTTACAGTACCACTCGTACCCTTCCATTTATCAAAGAATAAGTCAAAACTTTCTTTTTCATCTGCACAACCAGCTTTTTTAGAATAGTTGTACATAACATCTGCTAAAGCATTAAAAATCATTGATTTAGGAGTCTTAGCATCACTCAAATAATCAGTATAATTAGTACCATATTCTTTTACTAAAGTGTTTACTGCATCATCAAAAGGAACGTCTTTGATTTTATAATAAATAATCCTAGGAATTTCTAATTTCTCAAATAATACACCTAAAATGCCATCACCATAATCAATAAAAATTGCATCGCCTTTTTTAACCCTATTTAGTTCTTTAGCTTTATAAATCTTCTTTATCCTACCACTACGGAAAGAACCATCCCTTAATGTCATACCACTAAAATTACCTTTAACAATGTCTGTTAAGAACCCTGTTACTTTATTAGATGCTCCTTTAGACAACATTCCCTCGTCAATTCTCTTTTCACTAAGAGAATCTATAATATTACTATATCCCATTTATAACCTCTTTAATTAAATAATATAAAAATCTATATTGACAACACCATTACTATCAGGGTAACAAGCTAATTCATTGCTAGATTTAATAGAATCTTTTATTTCATTAAATCTATCTAAGTCTGTTACCTTAGCTAAGAAAGAACCTACCCAATCCTCACCACTAGCAGAACTCGCTATGTGTACACTGTCAACATCTAAACACAAACTCATTCTGCTATCCACAAAATACTTATTAAATTCTTTTGTCCCATTCAATTTAAACCATTTAGTAAAGAATGTATGTACACAAGAATTAACATTAAGACATGCAGAATTTGATGCAGTATCAAACATGACATCTGCTAAAAGATACAATCTTGACTTAGGAGATTCAGCAATATCTTTAAACCCCTTATATGTACTAGGTAGTTTTGATGCCACACTCACCAACTCTTTCAATGCAGTAGACTTATCAAACAATGTATTAATTAATAATGCCCTAGGTATTGGTAAATCTAAAAACACCACTAAGATATTTGAACCACCACAATCTTGAAATAATACATTACCTACTTTCTTTGATGCTATCGCCTTACTATTTAGTATCTTAATGACAACGTCTTTATGAGCCGTAGGACTAAACCAATTCCCATCTGTAGAGTTCTTTGTACTAAAACTATTAGGTAATTTTTGATTCTTTACTATACTAGAAAAGACATCTCTTGATGTACTTAGATTAGATAACATCCCCTCAGATAAATTATCTATGATACTGTTTCGTATACTCATATATCACCTAATTACACAAATAACTATGTATAGTAATATAATCATCTTTATCCAGAGCATTGAACATACCACTAATCACACCCATGTTTTTATATCTCTCAACTGCATTTGTTAATATCTTAAACGTATCTCTATCAACAGGTTCTTTTGTTTTAATCTTTATATTAAGACTGCAGTTATAACCACGTTTATATAATTTAACAGTACCTATTACACTATACTCATATAGTACTTCTTCTACTTCAAAAGGAATCGCATTTGTTTCAATATATTTATCTAATGCAGATAAAGCATCACGTACATACCCATTCGCTAAATCCTCCACTGCAGATAGAACACTCATGAACTTCTTCTCACGTAATGAGTATAGACATACACCTACTAACTTAGTACCCTTTAAGATACGCAAGTCTCCCCTATCAGCCATGTTATCATAGAACACACGTGCATCCTCAGTCGATTTAAACTTATACACATATCCCTCATGATACATAATATCACCTGCATCTTTATATGCGAATACTACATATGTATCAAATATACTATAATAAAGATTAAAACCTTCTTTAATATTAAAGTTAGCACCATCAATGACTTTAGCACTAACCCTATCATTCTTTACATCACTATACATAGATACTTCATACTTAGGAGTCACACTAAGTATTGATTTTTTATTCTTAGCAGTTGTGAGCATCCCCTCATCAATACGTAATGACTCAAGGATACTATTCACACGTTCTTGAATCGTAGCCACTTTATACCTCCACCACATCAAAATAGCACACTCTAACTATATAGAATGTGCTATAACCCTAATTACTATTATATATTATACAATATCTCTATTTACTTATAGTAAGACTATATTGATTAGATTGTATGACTTCTTCCTTAAAGCTAAGACTCAATAACTTAGTTGATATATATGCCCTAGTGACATCATCAACATTCATTGTACCTAAGTCTGTCTCTTCTATATATCCACCTAATGACATATACTTAACTTTACCACTCTTAGAAAAGTCAAATGACACAATTGGTAAAAATGTATCACCAAAGTTAGCTTTCTTATTATACCCTACTGTACTCTTTGGTACTACTAACTTCCTAAAGAACTTTGTTAATTCCTCTAACATATCATCTGTAAACCTATCTAACAAACGATAATAATGACTACCTTCTATGCTCTTTAATAAGTCCCTTACAACACTTTCAGATATCCTACGTGATGTACATAGACTTCTCCACGTCTTTGTATCAATCGTATCCCCTAAGAAGTCCTTCAATTCTTCTATGGTATGAATATCAAAACCTCGAAAGAAACTAGCCATATCATTCATATCCCCATGAAAGTACGTATACCATACAGTATTATTAGCGGCGACATCCACAGTAAATAACCTAAGCTGTATAATATCTCGTAAATTATATTTCCCCTCTTGTAATTCAAATTTACAAGCATTAGGATTGCTAACATCAAGTCCTATAGATACTATATCCCCACTCTCACGAATCTCACACTCATTTAAAAAGAATTTAGCTGTTAAGTTATATACTTCATATTTCATAGCCATGACATTATAACTAGATTTTAATCTCCACTTGATACGGTTTGACTTACCACCTAGATTAACAGTCATGATTCCTTTTGATTTGATTCGTTTGTATATGTTGTGTATTAGTATCTTATTATCACGTAACGCACCCATCTACACACCTACTAACAATTCTAAACCAGTATTAGTATCACTATATATCTTCTTATTAGCTGACATATATGGTATATGAATACTAATGGAACGATTCCCTACTGCTTTACCAACATTATTAGAAATAGATTTAAACCTTACATCATCGTTATTCGCAGAATGAGATAACACAGTTAACACAGAAATGCTATTATTATCATACTTAGGATAAATGATAACATTTTTAGGAAAATCATAACAACATATCCCTATCCTATTCCCTTCTTGATATACAGTCTTTGATAATTTATATGCTATGTTATCTAATGTAATAGTATCAATAAAATCATCTAACATATGTTCAAAAGAAGTAGAAGATTCCCATTCAAAGAATCGACCAAAGTCATTTTGCGTCTTACAAGGTTTACCATATTTAGTAGAATAGTTAGTACACAACTCATTCAATAATTCAGGGTAATGTTTACCCATATCATCATAAATACAAGCACCCATAGTCTGCATAAAAGATGTAATAGTAGAATATTCTATATCTTGAAAGACTTGTAATGCTCGAATACCTAATCTCTTAAACTTAAATACATTATATGTATTGACACATATAATAGCTTTATCATTCTTCTCAGCTAACACTATGTCATCTGACTCTAAATCAAACCGTATCCCTTTAATAGGTGCATAAAAATTAAATGATTTATATGTAAAATTTAAGTGTACACCACGTCCTACGATTGCCACAAAGATACCAGATAATACACTATTAGCTATCCTCTTATATCCGTCTAAAGCACTCTTTAATATAACCTTATTATCTCGTAATACATTCCCCAAAGCATCACTCCCCTAATTGAATTGTCTTTATATCAGCTGTATGTAATTCCATCGTTATAGAACGATTATCTCCATTTACTACACTCTTTTTATCTAGTATTATATCAAAAGAAGTTACTCTCCGACCATCTTTACCATCCATAGACTTTGACATTAAATTAACACCCATTAATGAACCAATACAAGGTGTATACGCTAACTGTTTATTAGTATCAAACCTCATACAAGTTAACAACCCATCACCTTTTAGTAAACCCTTCATGCCAGTATAAAATAATGGTTTTTGTAAAGAACATCTAATATAATCATATACCTTCATCTTGATATCCCTATGTAATGATTCCATAAATGAATTATAAGTATTAGTATATGCCATGAGGTCTTTTACATGTGCATATTGTGTATGAGGAATACCATACATATCTAATAATGTATGTAACCATTGTAATGCTTCCTCTGCACGATAATTAGTAGACATATACTTCATATATTCATTACATACTTTAGTAATAAAATCATCAAAGCTAGTATACCTACTTCCACTATTATACTTATATGATAATATATTAGACGTATCAAATGCTGTATGTGTATCTAAACAATAAAACAAATTCCCTTTAGTATCTTCATACCATGTAAATGCATTAGAATTGACTCGTATCTCCATAAACATGGTAGCAGATAACGTATAATAATCACCCATATACACATTAAAAGATAGAGAGAATTTAACAATATCTCTAAATGGATATGCTAGTTTTACCATATGTTTTGCTATTGCTTTATAGTCACGTAATGCCTTACACATATGCTATCCTTTCCCTCTATCTAATACAAATTAAGTAAAATTAATTACGCTGTTATGAACACTAAAATTTATCTTCTTATCTATCAGAAGAGTATTATATAAAGAACCACCATGCTGAAGATAATCAACTATAAAATCTTTATCACAATTTGCATTACCACTATGAATATTGCATTCATTAGGATTTTTACTACTAAGAGTAGTAATTACGTTGCTCTTAAAGTCAACCTTAACTAACCCTAATAATTTAAAATCATGAAAGAATATCCACTTAGGATTCAATGCTGTGGTAAATAAATCTTTTGTATTCATATTATCTTCTATAATAGTCCTAAACGTATTTTCAAAATCCTTAGTTACTACATTAATTAAGTCTTGTACCCTATCTTTGTCTTTACCAAACTTAAATAGTTTACCTTCTGTTACGTCTTGAATGCCATAATGTTTTAATAAATCAACTGTACATGAGTCATCATTAACACCACCCATATACAATACCTCATTTATAAAACTCTCAGCTATATAAGAAGAATAACTATGTAAATCTTTATGATTTATACTAATATTATCTGTGAAATGCTTTATATTATTATACTTAAATACCTTAGATAAGTCTAAACATAGGTATGCACAACTCTTATCTTCTACCCATTGAAATGCATTCTTTGGTATAGTAAATGTTAGTAATAACCCATCTGCTGTTACACTACAAAGACCTGCTTTTAAAATATATGTTAATGTCTTACCATAATATACCATATCACAGAATTGTGGTAAATTTGTATTCTTTTGTATCTTCTGTAATAATGCTTTATTATCTCGTATTAGATTACTCAAAATAAACTCCTAATCAAATGCACCACCTAATGGAATATCAAAATGATTATTAGAACGTATTAATAGTGTTAATTTCTTTCTATAATTAATAGCTGTATTGCCTTTCATAATATCATCTAAAGAATATACATAACGCTCATCTTTACCATTCTGTGTCTTTATATTATATCGTAATACAGGTAACAAACTACCATGTATAAGATTATCCCTTATAGTCTTAGGTAGCTTAACAGAATCAAAGAAATCACGTAAACACTCGTCTGACTTATCCATGACCTCTTCTTGTAACTTAGCCTTGAAAGCATTATACACATCTGTATCATTACTAAAGTCAGATAATGTACGATACTCAGTAGCAGTAATGCCATAATACTTTAACATACGATTAATAATAGGTAATGTGTCAGACTGAAAAGACTTATATATCCTACCTATAATATATTCTAGTAATTTACCATTAAAGCTAGAATCAATAAGTTCCCTATTATCACCAATCATTATCATAGACATGTTATTATATCGTACTAACTTATTCATATCAATACAATATAATAAATTATTCTTATTGTCTACCCATGTAAACATATCATGAGTCGTATTAAGATATACTCTAATAGCTTCCCTATAGGATGAAATATTATTACTCGTGTAATAGTGATAGTATATTTCCACATACATCTCGTCTTCATACGGATATGCTTTTTTAACAAGAAAATTCAATATGTTTTTATTATCTCGTATTAAATTACCCATATAACTACGACCTTGTCTCTACCCAACAATTATGATTTTTAGATAAGTCTACTCTCATCTTATTTTTAGTATCTACAAGCAATACCAAATTACTACCACTATTGCTTGTATATCCTTTATTCATGACATCACTAATAGAATAGTATATTACAGAATCTTTCTTCTTAATATCTTTATTTAATGAGCATTGAGGTAATAAACCGTAATTAGGAAATACAACCCTATCATCTTTAAAGTCTACCCTAGCTACTGCTAAACACCCATTTTTATAAAATAGGTACTTTAGATTGCCTTGCCCATTGAATGACTCTTGATTACTATATACCTTATTAATATCTAAACAACTCTCTATATACTCAATTAGACTAGATTCAGTTGCCCTATTTAAAGCAGTTACAAACCTATTTCTAATCACTTTATCATTATATAAATCACTTAATGATAAACCAACTTCAACAGGAGTAGCCACATCCTTTATAAAAGTTTTTACCTCATCTAAAGAAAAATTAGTACCCCTTCTACATAATGAATCATACAGATTATCAATACCATTCTCTAATGCACTACCTAAGTCAGTCTCTAATATATTATCAAGTATAAACCCTGTAATATTATTATAAGACAAAACTTTACGTAAGTCTACACAATAATACAACGTGTCACCATCTTCTACCCATTGAAATGAATTCTTAGGTATAACTATCTTTAGACTCAAATAATTATTACATATTGACTTATTGAAAGCGAACCAACTCAATGTGCATAGATGACGTACATCACCAACCAACATAACCTCTTTAAAGAATTGCATCTGCTTTTCTATCTTATTTAATATAGCCTTATTATCTCGTAATACACCCATGATTAATCTCCATAGATTGAATAACTTACTAAGCCATCTGCAGACTCACCATTCTTACCATTAAAAGACAAATTTACACGGCCAAAACATTCAAGAGATTTAATCTTAGAAACTGCTTTACTTATATCCTCAATAGTGAAATCAAACGTATATCCATTCCAATCTTTCTTAGTAGGATTAATGATAAACCTATCATTGCCAGGGTAACGACTCATATAAATCATATTCTTTTTAGTATCTACACAACATATACTAATCGTATCTTTTGTCATATCCACTGACTTATGGTTAACAATATCTAACCCCTTAATAGCTTTGATATACTCGTCTAATGCTATATTAAAAGTCTTAATTAATGTATCTCTTAACTTTTTATAACCACTACCACTCTCTATAGCCTTGCAAGCATCATTAACTGTCTTGACATCAACACCTAATACGTCTTTGAAATTCCTCACAAAGTCACCATAGATATACTCATCACTATTGATAAATGCTTCCCTATCTTTTATTTGTTTAGATAACCACTTAATAAATGTATCAGCTATATCTTCTACTGTATCTACCCTATTAAGAATCCTATCTTCAATCATGTATTGTACTACATTATCTTTAGTAAATATATCATTAATATCTAAGTAAATAAATGCTCTGCCATTCTTAGTATCTTCCCTTTGATGTAACTTACTAACATCAAACACAGGAAATACTTGCATATGTACAAACTCACCTAAGAGCATACTAAGTTGAATAGACCTATCAGTATAAATAGTAGTATTCTTACATGATAACAATGCTTTCTCTAATTGAGTGAGTATAGACTTATAATCACGTAGTAGACTACCCTCATTAATTGTACTATCCCTATGATTTTGTAATGATTCTATAATATTAAAATAACCCATATTACCCCATTTAATAATAATCAGATATAGCACCACCTATATCTACCTTATATGCTTCTAATATCTTATTACGTAATTCCTTAAATTCTTTCCTATGACCTTTGAAATGACACTCAAGAGTCGCATGTGCTAATTCATGATAGATTGTATTAATCGCTAGTTGATTACTTGTTAATCTATGTGTCCCATAGTCATATACGTGTATATTATGATTAGACACACAAAACTCTATCAAACAAGTATCATCATGATACCAATATGTAATACCTAGTAATTTCTTACTACGTCCCATATACTTATGTATCATTAATGTAGGTTTAAAATGATACCCTAAATCCTCTATGTCTTGAATAGCTTGTAGGAATATATCTTTATACTCCATCATATCATCATCGAGATATAAAGTACTCACAATCTATTTTCCCTTTATTTTATCTAATAATACACTCTCTTGTATTGTATACCTATCTGTACTATTGATATCCAATACATTAAAAGAACTACCTTCATTAGAAATAACATATACACTACTACCATCTTCTAATGTATATGTATTCCCTATTAATTGATATGATTCATCTAACTCTTCGACCATAGCATCAATATAATCATCGATATCATCGTCTAACCCATCGTCATCTGCATCACGTACATCCCATGAATACTCACATTCAGTACAAAAATAAGATTCACCATTATTATGAATATTAATTAATGTACTCCCACATTCAGGACATTTAATAGCCTTACCATCACGTAATGCCTCTAATTCCTCAGGACTAAGTTTATTAGTATTTGTATCTTCTGTACCCATATCCTCTTCCTCTTGTTTAGAAGTATCGTCTACAACCTCATCGTCTGTTTCAGTTGTATCTACTTCCTTACCCTCAGAAATATTATACCTAGTATCATCAATAGTATCTATATTACCACTGTTAGTACTATTGGTAAATACAATCTTCATTTATTATCCCCTACAATAATTTACTTCTATATGAAAATACTGTACTGTACAATTATACAACTATACAGTACAGTATGATTAAATATTACTATTATAAAGTCCTATCACTTAACCTAGACTTAGACAGTTCTTTCCTTACACTTCTACGCTCTTTAGCAGTACCACTCCTGAGCTTTTTCATTTGCTCTTTCTTAGACTTCATTAATTCATGACTTCTTTCTTTTCTACGGAATTCTGTCCTCTTACTATCCTCAGCACGTTTAGCAAGGTCATGACCTAATTTTTTATTCTGCTTACCTACCTTACTAGAACGTACCTTATCACCAGCCTTTTTAACTTGCTCTTCGTAATAAGCCTTACGCTTCTCTTTAGCTATTTTCTCCTCACGTGGAGTCATTCTAACCTTAACCTTTTTGCCATTCTTCATAACAACTTTAAAAGCGGATTCAGAAATAACTTTCTCTACTACTACATCATCAAAGCTAATAGCATCTATTTTCTTTTTATCAGTACCCAAAGAACCTACACCTCTACCATCTGTGCTAGGAATAGAACCACTAGGTGTAGATACACCACCTACATCTGTTCCCTCATCTGAATCTTCTACTTCTTCTGTATCAGTATCACTACCTTCCACAGAATCCTCTTTAGTATATTCGTTATCTACTGCATCAATAGGAACTGCTTTACCCTCTGCAATGACTTTATAACCACAACCCTCATTAATTTCAGTTGCATATAACCTAAATACACTTTCAAGTGTTGCTACTTCAATGTCATCTGAAAACTTTTCAACATCATCCTCATCTGTTACAGTATATTGTACATAATAAGAACCATCATTATCAGTTGCATTCGTTACTTCATAATATTTAGGTACTTTTAATGACAAGTCCTTAACCATTGTATCTAAGTCTTGATATACACCATCATTATCTGTAATAGAGAATATACAAGATACAATGTTACCACTATTAGTAACTACTAAACTCTCTACTTTATAATCAAGTCTATCATCCAAATTACTAAATGTATCTTTAAGATTATTCTCGATTTGACGATATAATACTTTAAGTCTTGTATCACTCGCATCACGATATTTAGACCATGCATTAATAATAGCATTATTATTCTTTTGAATGAATCCACCTTGATATAATGCATCATCTGTATAACGCTCTAAGTCTTTATATAATGTCTTGCAACTAGATACTACAAATGACGGTATAAAGGTATTATCAAAATTACCCTGTAGCGATAAATTACCACTAATAATAAATGCATCAATCGTCATATTATTAAATACCCAATCCACTACTATATTAGGATTAGCCTTAGAAGTAATCTTATTTGACCTCATAGAATTAAATGCATTATTACCAAACAATACATCAAATACGTCTTGATTACGAATAATAAGTCCACGTAAACATAAGTCTACTATACCTACATTATCAGTTGCTTTAGTAATCTCTACTTTAGCACTCTTATTGACATACACTAATTCTACTTCAATCCCATTATCAGTCAAATCAGATAAATACCACTCTACTTTACCTAATGAAGTATAAATAGTATTATTCTTAGCATTGACAAATGCATTGAAAGCTTTCCCTATACTCATAAGAATATACTTAGAAATATATGCATTAAACTTACTATATGACGTAACAACAGCAGGGTCTATAATCTTAACAGTATCTTTATCAAATGACTTAGTATGATTTAATATCTTAAAGACAAACCCTTCTTTTTGTACTTTATCTACAAGCAACTCAAGATGTGTAATAATACCTTCTGTATCAATATCTACTATGTAATCACCATTATCACCTAAGAATGGTAATAGCTTATATAGCTTAGTACATTTGAACGCATTCTTTGTAATTTCATCAAAGTCATCAATAGAAATAATTTCTACACCCATACTACTAATGGTCTTAGTCTTATAGTTGAAACTACATTGATATTCTACTACACCTTTCTGTAGTTTAGATTGTGTATCATTACGTGTATACCGTAATACAAATCCATCTTTACCTAATGGAATCTCAAAATCATTTTGATTACCACTAGCCTTAGTCTTTTTAGTATTAGCAGATGCACTCGTATTAACACCACTACCTATAGTACTACCACTACTAGGTGTTTGTGTCGCACTAGATTTAGCTACATTACTATTTGTGCTATTCCCTAATAAACTAGATACATTCTTATACGCTACTTTATCATCATTATTACGCATATAAGGCTTCTTAATTTGATTAATCATATCAGGGTTAGCTAATATATAGCTTTGATTATCCTTACTAAATTGACTATTAGAACGTGTTACCTCTACTGATGCCTTATACCCATCTGCATCATCTACCAAATGTTTAGCACTATCAGCCCTCATGAATTTAATCTCAAAGTCATCCATGAAACGATTAAACTTACCAGCAGTACTAAACACAGTATTAGGTATAAATAATTCACCCTTATATAACCTATCTAATAATCGATTATCTGCTTTAATACCATAAGACTTAACCAATTTAGTGATATCACCACCAAATGACTTTTTAGCCGTGTCATATAACTTCTCTATATTAGGTACTACATACCCTTCATCTAATGCTTCATACCTATCTTGTACATTAGACCATACAGATTGTTTACTATTAAGTAATACATCAAAATCATCTCGTAAAAACTTAATGAAATCAATACAATGATTACATACTATATGACCATCTATCTCATATGTAGATTTAGACTCTGTATGACATATATCGCATGTTTTAGTATCTACATCGTCATACATAGCATTCGCTAGAGATTCATTAATATACTTACGAATCTCCCTATCCTTAAATAACTCTTCCATACTACCTCGTAACCTACCTCTTATCAGTTATACTTTAATATATTATCTATATCATTACATAAACTATTATATCTTGTATATTTTCACGTTACACAACATTACTAAACCTTACATACTGATAACTATGTAAATTTACTCAATATTACGCAGTTTTACACAAAATTACTCTAATTTACTAATTACTTTAAAGTACACAATATACCTATACTTTTATATATTAGATATACATTATGACATACTTATAAAATATACCCATTTCTATATAGACCTTCATTATCATTACGAGTCTTATCATATGGATACCACTTAACTTTAAATTGTGCATTTTGTAAACTATTCACATCTAAAGGATTCACAGCCTGTGCAGTATTTGATGCAGTCCTCCATAAAGATAAACCATCACCATACATATAATATCGATAGCTACGCTCACTCATATAATAAGAAGTAATATCTAAATCTATATTATACCGTACAGAACCAGCTGTATTAGTCTCACTATTGAATACAGCCATTACATTACTAGGTATAATAAAATTCTCTGTCCCTATCCCACTATTAGGAGTCTTCCATATTACATCATTGATAGCAATCGCTGATACCCTATCACGTAATAACCCTCTTGCTATATTATTATAGTTATACCCATACATACGCTCTGACACTAATTCACTACTACTTAATGCCTTTGCTGAATTAGTAATATAAAAACTAAAATCAAAAGGAGAATTAGTACCTCTAGCGGCACGAACATACCACCTAGAACTTGTATTCTTATTATTTAATAATGATAAATCATATAAGTTAACAGGTAGAAAACTGCAGAAAGAATACTTATTACTTTGCCTATTATTATTCGATACCCATATATGCATCTTCAAAATTAACATAAAACTTGAATACGTATCATTCATGAAAAAATCATCATCACGATTAAGAGCAAAAGTCGTATCTGTATCAAAATTATAATTGAACCCAAAAGGTGAACCATAAATAGGAAGTTGTTCCCAAAACCTCGGTAATTCATTTTGTGATTCTAATGACCTAACACCTACTGCAGTATACACGATACCATCTGAATCACGATATTTAAGAGTCCCCTTATCAAACTTAACATTCTTTTTATTGATAAATGTCTTGTTATCTACAAACATAGGAAAAGGCATGCTTACAATAGCTTCATTAATCTCCTTAAAGTTATCAAAACTTGACATCCTTTCATTAATAGCTGAAAATACACCTCTATACCCATTTGTACCTTTACAACATAAAAACCGACTATGATTAAAAGAACTAGCAGAATCTTTTATGTCATTATACTTATTTTGAAAACGATGAAGTCCACCATTATTTGGATGCACTAATAAGCCATTATTCTTAAAATCATCTGAAAAATCTGAACCTTTTCTAACATCACCTATATCATAAATATATGGACGATAAAAAGTAGTATCTTTACCACCATAACCCTTAGGAAACTTTATACGTATTTTACTATTAAAGCCTCTATCTTCACTCATATAAACCTCACTACAAGAAAAAATGCATAGTATATCTCAACTATGCATTATGTAAACTTATATTTTTTATTTATCCTTCTGTAGTATCAGTATCTGACATAGCTTTTAGAACAGCTGTGTTTTCCATCTCTTTGGATTCTTCTACACTAGCTAATTCTTCATTACCTTCATTATCTGTCTTAATCGCCTTAGCTTTTTCTAGTAACTGTTGTTTACGTTTTTCCAACGCAGTATTAATCTCTTCTTCTGTGAGAATACCTTTTTCTACCAACAATTCTTCAATAACAGCATGTGCAATTTGAAATGGAAATACTTGTTGAGCATACATAGTATTAATATCTTCCATTAAATAATGATTTGTCTCATTCATACGTTCAAAGATTTGTTCCATGACTTCAACAAACTCTTTACGTTTGATATGTTGATTTAACTCTTTTTTACCTTTGTCAGCAAAAGCTACTACTTTTTTCTCTTGTTTTGTATCTTTATTTGTTTCTACCATCCAAGTATACTACCCTTCTTTAACTCTTGTATCGTATTTATATAATAAGTCTTACGTTTATTATATTCATCATAATTAGATATAAATTCTTCTAACATACCTACGTCCTTATCTTGACCATAAGGCATTAACCTTTGTACAATCGTATTATCTTTCTTCAATCGATGTAATGCTTTATCATAACCAATATGACCAGCATTATCATTATCAAATGCAACAATGAACTTATTAGATAAAGATAATAAAATCTCTGCTTGTAATGCATTTACATTTGAAGTCTGCATTGATAATACATTAGGATATACAGAACGCAACACATCTGCATCATATAAACCCTCTACAACAATTATCCAATCGCCATAAGTAAAATTAGAATCCATCATATCAAAACCATACATAGATTGTAACGCACTATAATCAATAAACTCCTTCTCTGATATACCCCTAAATACACAAGAAATAGGTTTACTGTTTAATGTATTAAATATAACTAATACAGCACCACCCATACTCTTAATAAAGTTATGATGAAAAGGAGTCAAAGATTTACGCAACCCTAACCTATCTATATCACTATACTTAAATAGTCGATAATTTTTATATGAATAATGTCTAGCTAATTGAACGTATTTACTAGCATCTAGTATTGAATCAGCAAGTAAATCACAAATACTAGGTAACTCATCATATAGAACTTCTAACACTTCTAACTTAGAAAGATACCTCTCATTATTAGAGTTATAAGCTACACTCTTTTTACTCTCTAGTATGCTATCTACGTCTATAATCTTCATAAGCTACCACCAGAACCTAAACCAAATCAGTATTGATAACACATATCAATAATTAACTACCAATACATCACCTAATATGCAATCATCTACAAATAAACCACGTTTCCTAAGAGAAGTTGCACTATTTCTATATAAAATCCCATCACGTTTAACATGACTACGATAAGAACCATTCTTACCACAAACATATTCTGTAATTCCATGAGATTTGAATGTATCATCAAACTTTAAGCTACCACTAAAAGCATCATAATATCCATCACGTTTAGGGTTATCACTTAAAAATAAACTATTACTGTAGAAATAACCACATACAATCTTCTGTACAGGCTGTGCAATAGACCTATCATATTTATCGCACATATACCTAAACGCATCTACACAATCTTTTGTATGTTTAACGTCAAAGGTATTATCCAACCCAAAAGCATAATCACTAGGGTCAGTAATATTGAAGTTATCTAGATTTACACGCTCTTTAAACAACCTAGTAAACCTACTACGGTTATCTTTCTTTGTTATCTCTTGTAAAGAAATTGGTTCGCCACGATACAACGTGTAATCATACCATGTATCAATACCAAATAACCATACATTAGAAGTAATAATAGGATTCCTCGGCAGATACAGATTATGATTCTTAAATATAGTATCTATCTCATAAAAGCGACCAACTTTATCTATTACACTTGCATTGCTATAGTAATCAGTATTAGCAACATTGAACCGTACAGTAGTTTTAAAATCCCTTAATTGAAATTGCTTCTGAATGTATTCAACAAAAGAAATCAACTTTTCATAGTTATCATAGATGCCACCATTAAAGATAAGATAATCAATATCTTCGCACTGCTCAAATATCTGCAGAAAAATGCTATGATAATAGTCAGATAGGTTTTCTGATGCCCCATATGTAGATGCTAATCTATTAATATGAATATCACTAATATAAGCTACTTTCATAGAAAAAACACCCCTATTCAAATAGCTTATGAACTAAAGCTACCTCATCTGACAAAGTACAATTCTCAGTATTAATTAATAAATCAAAAGCATTGAAATCCATGTACATATAGTCTTGACTATCTGATAAAACCCTACGACAAGCTTCTAATACATTTACTTCTTTTCTATCCCTAAGACGAGATAGCATTCGAGTTAAGCTAGTATAAGCAGTATTATACAAATACACACCTACTACCCTATCACCATATCTCTCACGTAATTTATCATACTGAGTATTAGTACCACACAACACATATACTTTATCATTATCAGTAGGAATCTCGCCTACACCATAATATTTTGTAGCACCCTCAGCAGAACTATAATGCTCTACAATACAAAATTCATTTGCTACTACTCGTTTAGCAAAATCTTCCATACTACAGAAATGATATTCTACACCATCTACTTCGCTATCACGCATAGGTCTAGTAGTCGTTAATACAAACCTCTCAAATTCATTTGGATATTGTTGTAATAAACTACTCATTACACTATCTTTACCAGTACCACCCTTGCCACACAAGAATAGTATCTTACCTTTTACCAACTAACCATCACCACCTATAACCTAAAACTTGACATTAAATACTAGAAAAAAGAATGAAATAGGAGTCATTATTATAAACAATGCAGTTAAAAAGAACTCAAATATATTTACAAACATCCTAAATGAATTATATGCATCTGCAGTAAGAATCAAATACAACACAAAAAGAAAAGATTCAAGAAATACTATAGATGCTATATAAAATAACAAACATTTAATGAATAAAGATAATAGTTCAATAAACTTAGCCTTATGCTTAGTAAAGTAATTCATCTTTACCCCTCCGAATACTAGAAATGATATCATATTCAGACACAGGCTTATACCCATTAACAAATGAATTTAAGTTCAGTCCACTTCCAAATAATCTTTGATAATTACCAATACCACTAGCTAATGTAAACATCTTTGACATAATAGCATTTTCATAATCTACACAAAGTCGAACTATTTCATTTGTACATAAGGTAACTTCTAATGTATCCCTAAATAAGACTTGTACATTAAATTCATTCTTACAATATGTTTGATACATTTCTTTATCAAGAATTGCATCCCTTTTTGTAGAAACAGATGATACATATTGATTAAACCTATCTAAATCAGATTTTCCGAGTAATACAATCTTATTACCATTTAAAGTGCTTAGTAACGATAAATCACCAGCACCACCTACAATATAGACTTCATCGTCATCTGTAATGAATGTATTCCATATAGTAAATAAAAAATGATTATGTAATGCAGAATCTACACCAGAAATTTTATTCAATCCACCTTTACTTAGGTATAAGTCAGAAATAAAATACTTCATATCTATCACCTACTCAGAGCATAATAAAGCATCTACTTTACCAAAACATTTAGTGATAATATACATGCACTCACCTTTATAAATGTATGGTACAATGACTACTTTATCCACAGCATTTACACTCTCTAAAGCCTTTAACAAAGAATTTAAAGCCTTAGGGTTAATCATAAATGAAGTCCCTTCTTTATATGTGCTATCATCTAAAATCATAGATAATGCTTTCTTTGTATCATATTTAATATTGTTAGATTCTATATCAATATATGAAATCTCTACTTTATTTAGAACCATCTATATCACCAAACCTATTTACCAGTACTACCACAACCACCACTACGAGTAGCATTAAGTACGTTATCATTATCTGCTTTTAAGAACTTAGAGAATACCCCTTGACAAATTCTATCACCTTTTTCAACAGTTACATCAAAAGGATAGAAATTATAAAAAGCTACACCAATATTACCTTCATTATCTAAATTATCATAGAAATCTTTGTCCACCACACCCACGGAGTTTGATAGAATCAACCCTTTCTTAATTGGACTAGAAGAGCGATTATAAATATAAAGAACTTCATCATCTAGCATATAAGCCTTAATATAAGTTTTTATCATTGTAGGTTTAATGACTTCTTTATATCCTTTAAAAGAAAAATGTAACAAAGAATGTAATAAATATTTTCCTACTTGTTTCCATAAAGATGGAATCACTACATCATAAGGAGCATAAAAATCATAACCAGCACTATGTGTAGTACTTCTAGTTGGTAATTTACAATCAAACTCTACACCACTAGAACAGATTTTAAAACCTCTTCCGCTACCACTGCTTAACAGTTTAGTAGAGATACTACCACTTAACAGACTTAACCTCAAACCAAAACCCAACCTTTCCTATAATAAATACATAATTAAAGTTACGTAGTGAATCATTTGGTCTTCTACATAGGTAATCACCCCATACCTAGCTTTTAAATTATCTACAATGAGATGCATGCCAAACAAGATTAACAGATTTAGTGATAACCCAAAAACTAAATAAAAAGGTACACAATATAAGAAACTATGTACAAATAGATGATAATAATTTTTACCCTTAGTAGTAGCTATAAATTCACCCTGTAATACATAATCCCCTAATAAATGGCAACCTATCAATTTTAATATTAATTCAACCAAAATTTCACCACCTAACAAAAAATACACTAATATATAGTTTATTATACTACATCTTAGTGTATTTATCTACTTTACAATATTATTTTTACAATACCAATTCAGATGAATCTTCAAAGATTAATGTAACAAAATCATGCTCAAAGTTACCACACTCATCACCACTAATCTCACACTTAATTGATTTGATAACCATACCATCATTATAATACGCAGTGAAGAGATTAACATAAAATTCTAAACGTTCAAATGATAGAGATTTAATATCATTAGCATTAATAATGATAGAACATTCTTTATTGCTTACGGTATCATAAACAAATAGAGATGTGCTATACACATAATGTACATTATTACGATAGTTAATTAATTCATCATATAACTCTTTAAGGTCATTAAGAATCTTTGAAGAATGAAAACAAGTACTCTCATCATCTAAAGCAAAATATAATAACATAATTTAATCCCCCAAAATTATCTAGTTATCACTGCGTGCTTCAATGCGACTATTTAATTTATCCTTATATGTTTCTACATCAACATACAACTTATCAATAAAGCTATCAGGAACAGTCGTACTATCTTCCAACACAGCCTGTAATAAATCCATATCAATGTTATTCTTTAAGTCCTTCATAGCTTTATAGGAATTATTCTTTTCCTCACCTAAACCTAAAGCACCACTATGTAATACTGTAGAAGTATTTAAGAATACACCATATACTTTATACAAAAGAACGACTATCTCACTAATAGCAAGACTGATTTGTACAACCTTTGTAGCAACTTCTTTAGTCTTTTCTAAATCATTGCCAATCTTAACAAAGTTATCCTCAGTGCTATTAATATCCACCAACATCAAATCAAAATAATGTAAAATCTTATTAATTAAACCTATCATACATACCTCATATTAAATATCATTAGGATTGTAGAAAAAATATTCATCCCAAAACTCTTTATTCTCTTTACGATGCTCGTAATTATTTTCACGTCTAAGCTGTGATTCCATCTCTAAAATCCTAACATCACTAAACCAACCCTGTAATAAAACAAAAGCACTCATCAAACCTAGAATACAATTATCATTACTAATAGTAACGTCTGAACGATATAACATTTCATTCAATGTAGTAACTAATAATTGTAGAATATATGGTCTTTCTCGTAAAGCATCTAAAAAAGTACCAAAATACAAATTGCCATCTCGATAATCAAATCGAACATTATTTACAATAAACGAAATCTTATGTTTTTCTTTTTTAGTTACGATGACAACCATACCATGTAAATCGCTCACACGCTTATAATCAATATCCTCAACTAATGAATCCAAAAATGCTTCAGCATATTTACCAAAAATAGAAAATGTATCTACATACGTCATAATAGAATAATCTCTTTGTAGCTTAATCATAATATAATCTCCTTTTATATATTATTCATACTGGTATAATACAACTATATTGTATAATAAAGACTTTTGAACGTCAATAACACGCTGATTAGGTGAACCCCTAAATTTAAGAGTGATATCCCTATGTGCTAACTCAAATTTACCATCGACTAACACGTCTACATATTGTAATAATTCACGAGTATCATCTCTCCCCATTAATTCTTCAAAAGTGTAACCACTCCATAGGTATATTTTTGAGAATTTTGCCTCTGTGTGAACTTTTTTAAGAAGAGGTAACACAATACTCACGTTATGAGGTAAACACGGCTCTCCGCCTAAAATACTTAAATTTCTAAGTATTCCATTCTTTGATAATAGCTTAATGATATCATCTATGTATGTATTAGGTAATTCTAACCCACCATTCCTATCCCATGTATCAGGATTATGGCAACCAAGGCAATGATGTTCACAGCCTTGCACCCAGAAAGAGACACATACACCCTCACCATCGACTATATCATTTTCCTTGATTCCTGCATACCTCAAGAATATTACCCCTCTTTCTTAACATACTACCTCTTTTATAAAGAAGAATATATGTCCTATCATAACTAATAGTAGGAAATATAACAGGAATACACATAGAAGAATTAGAATCTCCATAGTCACGTAGAACATCATCAAAAATCTGTCGTAACTCTTCATCTGACATAGTATCTAGTCTATCTAGAAACCTTTCTTTATATCGCTCAATATCCATAATAAATCAATCTCCCACAAATATTTGAACTACATCTTCATATGAAACCTTGCCATTAGAAACATCTAAGGACAACTTATAAAAATCTACATAAAAACGACTGAGTATTTTATATCCATACATATAAAAAAGAACTAACAAAACAGCAGTAGCTGTCCTTTTATTGCCATCAAGAAATACTTGATTCGTAACAAGCATATAATAGGTTCGACATATCTTATCCAAAACTGTAGGATATAATTCAATACCACCATAAGTCTGATAAACACCTTTAATAATTGAAGATAACAAACCCTTATCTCTTATACCAAGAACTCCACCATAGGTACTGACTATCATGAATGCATATAACATCATGCACACTTAGCATACTATTCCTCTCTTGCCATTCTTTTAAAATCTTCATCAAACTCAATCATAACTTTACGTAAAATGTTGTGCTTTTTAATACTAAGACCATCAACAATCCGTATATGACTATACTTTTTGCTTTCTTGTATATCAGAAATATCTTTTACATCCATACCTTTATACCCTACTCACCTTTAATAATAACCACAGCACTTTGTGCTAAATCTAAGTCATTATCAATAACCATCTGTGCTACAAACTGTAAAGTACTATATGTATAGCAAGCATTTTTAGATTGAATACTAAAAGATTCAATCCCATTTACAGTATCAGTAATCTTAACATCAATACCTACTAAGTCTGCAGTCTCTTTAACATCATAATCAAACACATAATCTGCAGTATATTCAATTCCGTCATTATTTTGTTTACAAGATATGACCATAGCACCACTCATAACTACTATAGTACACTTACCACCAAACAAGTATATAGAATATCTCTTTAGTAAACTTTGAATAAAATCACTTCTAACCATACCTACACCCCCTCCTTAAATCTAAAAGTATATGTTGTACGCTCAATAACTAATTCAAAATCTTCTAAGCCATATTCTTCTTGCACTTCTTTATAAGCTTCTTTAGCTTCTTCTTTAGTAGCATATACACCTAACAAAGGAGAACTAAATACATCTGATGTAGTGATTAATACATACACTTCTCTTTCAATATTGCCCATAATGTAAACCATCCTTTTAAACAAAAATATACTTTAGGTATAAGTCCAATACCTACACCTAAAGTATACCAAAATTTACACTACTTTACAATAGTTTATTCTTTTAATCTAAATGCAATACCCTATCTTTAATCTCAGCTGTACGACCTTGATTAAAGAAATTAGTACCCAGATAACCACAAACCCGACGACACACGTTCATCTTTGATTGGTCAGTATTCCCACAATTAGGACATTCCCAATATAACGAACCTTCCTCACCTTTGATTATCATCTCACCATCAAATCCACAACAAGAACAGTAGTCTGATTTTGTGTTTATTTCAGAATACATACTATGGTCATACATATACTGCATAAGCTGAATAACAGCACCTATGTTATCTTGCATATTAGGAACTTCTGTATAGATAATTGAACCACCTAAACTTAATTCTTGGAATTGACTCTCAATAGCTATCTTATCAAAAGCACTTACTTCTTCCCTCACAGATAGATGAAACGAATTTGTGATGTAATCATGGTCAGTTACGTCTTTAATGATACCAAACCGCTTACGTAATGTCTTAGCAAAACGATATGTCAAACTCTCCATAGGTGTACCATATGGTGAGAATCCTAAGTTATCTGCTTCAGACCATTCTTCGCATTTTTTATTAATGAAGTTTAATACGTCTTTACAGAATTGTTGTCCTTCCACTGTTTTATTAGATTTACCTAACATAGCAATACAACATTCACATAAACCACCATAACCAAAACTGATAGTCGCATAATCTTTAAGTAAAAGCCTATCAATAACCTCACCTTTACCTAATCGTGCAATTGCACCATGTTGCCATAAGATAGGTGCTACATCTGAACGAGTCCCTTTTAACCGTCTATACCGAATCAACTGAGCCTCATGTACTAACTCAGAACGCTCTTCCATAAGTTCCCAAAATTTAGCCATATCACCTTTAGCACTTAACGCTACATCTACTAAATTAAGTGTTACCACACCCAAATTCATGCGGCCATAGTATTTATGATACTTATGTGTATCCCAATTCTTAGCCTTAGCTAAATTCTCTTTAGCAGTATCTACACTTAAAAATGACCTACACTACTGGTGCGTATATTTCTATACTTAAAACCAGTTGGACTATCTCTTCATTATTATTAATATTAATAATGCGATGCACTTCGAATAGTACGTCTCTACTCTACTGGCTTACATTCATCAGCCATAGTCTCTACACCCTCTGTAACATACCTAATAATATCATAATTTGTATGGTTCGGAATTCGACCCTTTAGTATCCCTTCCAACCTCCTTCTATTTATTTGTAAAACATCTGATGCACTTCTAACACTCTTATAAATAACCCCATCAACTTCAATCTCATGACTTCGTTTTCTATTTGCATATAGACCGCTATCATATGCATGTTTTACATTTTCAGAATTAGTACATAATTCTAAATTAGTTAAAATATTATTAGTTTTTACTCCATCTATATGATTAACCACTGTTTTATTCTTATCTTCAGACGATAAAAAAGCATCTTTCATCAATATATGAACTCTAAAATGTATAGGCTTTTTATTTACCCTTAATACAATCTGCTCATACCCTAACTGGTCAATATAAGACTTTATAACTCTATTTGTTTTCTTATTCCTTACAACACCTAATTCATCTATTGTATAATTAGGTGCTTTATGTATAATTGTTACCATCTTTACCTACTTTCTGTAGGTATGTTACAGCTTGGCACGGTATTATCATATCCCATAGGACTTAGATTCCCTTACTCATAATATTATTTCTAATTTCTGAACCGTTAGCTAGATATTTTTTATATCTAACACCTGTTTTGTAATACAGTTCACATCGTTTTACATGAGCCACAATATTAACCCATTGGTGGAAATACATCCCCATTTTTAAGCTTCTTAATAATCTTAGTGGAGATGTAATCAGGCACTAACCTCTTAGCACTACATTTAGCACTTAATTCTGTTAAATAAAAATACTTACTATCTTTAGTGATATTACATTCATCTAATGCATAAATCAGCTTAGGGAAGGCAGGACTAATGTATACCCCATCTGTATTTTTTACACCCTGTATACGCTGTTTTAACATCTCCTCAATACACAATGCTAAATCTTCACGAGAACTACCATCTTCCACATCTGTTAAATTCATAAATACAGTTAGAAATGGGGCTTGACCATTTGTAGTCATCAAGGTCAGTACTTGATACTGTAATGTTTGTATGCCAGCCTCTACATCACTTTTAACCATTTCTTGAATTAATTCCTCACTAGCAGTAGGAAACTTCTTCCTAAATGTTTTACGAGATTCCTCTACAAAAGGTGATAAATGACCTAATGTAATTGATTGTCCCCCAAACTGGGAACTCGCAACTTGGGCAATAACCTGGCTAGCTATATTACATGCAGTACTAAATTTATGAGGTTTATCAATTCTTACATTTGATATTACAGTACCATTCTGTAACATATCTTCAAGATTAATTAAGCAACAATTATACATACGCATTGATACGTAATCCATATCCGTTATATGTAACTGACTATATCATCATCCATACATAATGGATGCCTTGCACTTCGAGTATTATATCTCAATAATACCCTACTCTACTCCATTCCATTAGGTGATTAACACTCTAATGCTTTTTCGATAGTCGATTGACCTTTTTTAATATCTTTAATCTCTATATCGTTATCAACAAACAACTTTATAGTCTCACCATTAGATGCTCTACGTATTAACTCATCTGTATAACTTTGAGATATACCTAGAACCTCTTTTAATTCTTTACGTTGCAATAACTCTCCATTATAAAATATTTGATAACGATACCTTGGATTAGAAGAACCACTATTACAACCCCTAAGCAACTGAGTAGATGATATCTTAGAAGAAACCCTGCTTCTAAAATCACCATCTAACCACCTTCTAGAATTGCTTAATGATACATTCCTCAACCCAATCTGTATTGCATGAATATTATTATGCTTCTGAGTACACCACTCTAAATTTGTATAATGATTATTAAGTTTATTTCCATCTATATGATTAACGACATTAAATCCACCACTATTATCACAAAATAACTTAGCAACAATACGATGAACTTTTTCCCTAAGCTTCTTCCCATTATTATACATAGTGACAGTCGCATAACCAGTAATTAAATCAGGGTTTAAAAACTTCTTACTCTTCTCAGAATAAACTCTACCATCTTCATACACTAAGTACTCATAAAAATATCTTTTGCATCTCATACAATACTCCTAAAATATTAAAACTTGGCACAGGATTGTATGTAATACCGTATCAAAATATTACATAGTTCCCCTATTAGCAGAAATATTAATATGTCATTTCCTACATACTATATAATAAATATTATACTATCTCTACACCCTCTTAGAGGTTCACAAGGTTTTCCATAACACCTTACGATGTTACGCCACAATATTCTTATGGATATGTAACAAACCATTATCATGTGCTTCTACTAAATGCCTAGGTAATATCTTCCTACGCATAATATCAGTACTAATAGCACCAGCCATGTAATCACGTTGCGTTGTTAGCAGTTTTGAATCTTTATTACTATTCTCAGTAGACCAATAATCATTACTGTCTTCTAATATTTCACTAACTACCTTATCTACAGTCGTCTCACGACTCATTGTGCGACTCTCACGATACAATATATATGCTTTAGCGACATCATTATACTTACTATCTAATAAAGTATTCTCTACGATATCTTGTATATCTTCTACGCCCAATACTGCATCGTCCAATACTTCATATTCATCTAATACAGCATTAATAGCATCATTACATACAGTAATATACTCACTATCTATACTATCATGTAAACTGCTATATGCACTTAACATAGCATTGAATACTTTACCACTATCAAAAACGACTAACCGTCCATCACGTTTTAATACCATATTATCTTGTTGTACCGTATCTTGTATCTCTTCCAACTATACCTCCATATACCACATATTATACTAATATATTAATACACCACATCATGTAGAAATATCTATCATTTTCTACTAGGTTCTACTATATATAGTGATATACACCAGACCACCACTACCAATATACCACATATCTGTATAGTATTATTATGTAATGTTAAGTAATAGAAATATATGTTAATACTTGTTAAGTAATATTAGAAATACATAGATATATCAATCATGACTAAACATGTCTATTCGATATATCCACTATACTATGTACCCCTACCTCTCTAGCTAAGTCAACCATGACTCCTAATACATCATTACGTGTCTCTACATCCCTATACACAGTCTTATCATCAACTATATCTAACACATACTGCATCCTATCATAGATATAATACTCAATAGTATGCCTCACTATCTCTATACCATTATCAGCATCATATAAATCTTTACGACCATCCAACACTCCTTGACTTAATCGTAATTGTATCATTGATACGTCCCATTCACGATACGTCTTACCACCATATTCGACATCACCTACACAATGACGACAATAAACGTTGACTATATCTCCACCTACCGTAATAGATACGTCACCAAAGATTACACTACCTAATTTCTCTTTTACTAATTCTACTATATCCATATAAATCTCCTTACACTTTTTAGTATATTTTATACTTGACGTATCTCTATCCTATGTATTCCTACTAAATCATAGCTATCACTCAACTTACCCAATACTTCCATAACTCTACCATGATTTAATTCGTTACCTTCGCTATCCCTTAATCCTATAGCTACTTCTTCAACCCTATCACCTAACTCATACTCATTAGCATCATTTATCTTTACATAGCTATTCTTTGTGAATTGTACACGTCTCATATTACCTATCCGATTAGTATTAGCATTATACCCTACCACTACTAACCCCTTACATTGTAATTGATACCTTGTCTTCTTGATACTGACATGACTATACATCTCTATCCTATCACCATATACCCATATCCCTACATCACCAAAGAGTATCTTCTCATACTTAGCTACTATTCTCCCTAATAAGTCTTTTAGGTCTTTATTATGCAATCTATCATCTATATCCTCTATAGCTGTTTGTACCACACTATGTAATGCAGTGTTGATATCTTCTGTATTCATGTGTTAATCCCCTCTTAATTACTTTATCTACGATACTTTATTTAATCATTCGTATCATACCAACCACCATTTACACTACTCCTAGTATAGATACTGATTACTTGATACCCATGTGTTGCATAAAATTCCCCATCTGTAGCACTATCAGCAATTTCTTTATTATTATGTATCTCACTTAGCAATATATCCCCTAGTACTAGACATATACCACAACAAACCTAACCTCTTACCTACATTCTCACACACACTATCACTACGCTTTGTATCTAATACAAATGTTACTCCTTCACTACGATATACTTCTGTAGTGTATCCTATCTCATATAATCCTATACCATTTTCAGCTAAATCTTCTAACAAATATTCAGTAGCATCACTCTTCATTAAATCACTATGTGTATCAATCAATAATGTACCCTTTACCTCTTTTAGGTATGTGATACCATCTACCTCATCCCTATTCGTTTTTATACATTTTATCTTTATGATATCCACCCCTACTTCTACATACACATTACCAAATATAACCCTCTCTAATCTCCCTAATAAATTTTCAATCCGTCCCCTCAATTTACCTTCTATTCTATCCAACATAATTCAATCACCCTTTCTTTACTCAAGTCACTATTTACAAATTACTTTATTCTATTGTCTTCTATCGTGTCTTCTTTTTGTCTACGTTTAGTCTTTTCATAGTGTCACTTCTTCTCTTACCATCTCTACGTATTAATTAGCTATCCTCGCATCTATAGTAACACTTCTAACCTATATTACTAACCTATTTAATACATACAGTTACTCTCTTGTACAGTTTTCCCATTCCTATACTCTACCCTCTCTTACATACAATCACACATATTATCTCTTCCTTCTCTATATGCCACTATTCCACATCGTATGTAATCCAATCTAATATAATCAATCTATTCAGCGGAACTCACTCCTATGAATCCTATTTAATGAAATCCATTTAATGAAATCCATTTAATGAAATCTTAATTATATCAATCAGTCCTATGATATCAATTTCTCTTTTAATATCATATCTTTCTGTGTTCTTAACTAATATTATTCATTAATATACCCTTAATCAATTCATCTCAATCAATTAATTAATATTAATCATCCATCCCTACTAAAATATAATTCTTTTCTTCGCTAGAAGAAATTAATTATATTCATTATTATGTTTATCTTCTTTATGATTAATTATATTAGTATCCTTAGTATGATTGTTATTATGAATAGTATTATCTTTATGTATGTTCTTATGCTTTGATTATAGTGTAGTCAGAATCACTACACTTAGTAATAGTACTATTAATATCAATAACCTATATGCTACTGATATACCTACCATTATTATGATTAGTAATAGTATGATATCTATCCACCTAACCATGTATTAGTACCTTTTCCTATCGAAGTCTTTGGTAATCTTATCTTCATATATCCTACCTACTTCTATATCTAGTTCATGATTTTCTATGTTATGCCTATTCTTAGTTTTATCACCTACGACAATAACCCTTGTATTCTCACCATACGCACTATACTTATTTGTAGCATAACTTTGTACATACTCATGAGTAGAACCATCATATGCAGTAAATAACAAAGAATTAACAGTATCTCTAGTACGTATTAGTAATTCTTTTAATTGATATGCATTAAAAGCCTTCTCTCGCCAATCCGTTAATGATTCAAATAACAATGTACCATCTTCTACCATGTAATCCTTATCAGCTATTTTACATAGATTATCTTGATATAAGACAAGACATTCATGATTAGAAAATTCTACACTCCCTAAGTCTTCTAGTAATAAATCAACATCTGACCTAATTTCATCACACACAAACATCACCTACTTCCGTAAAAGTAAAAAGACTAGATAACTGATTATTATCTAGTCTCTATTATACTACATATGAGTCTTATTTGAAACTACTTTTATATAATTTTTTTACATAATATCCTTTATATAGATATGCTTTATGATTACGACATTTATATTTATCACAGAAATCTTCCTCTGATAAAGTATTGTAGTCAGATAAAATTACTTTTAAAGCTTCTTTATTGTATTTAGACTTTCTGCCACGTTTTTCAACATAAGAAACAGTTTTAGTCTCTTTAGTATTTTCTGTTTTAGTAGTCCCATCACTACCAAGAATATCAGCTGTAGCATCGCTCGTAATATCATTAGTAACATTTTCCTCTATTGCAGAAATAGTTTTAGTATCTTGCATATACTCACGTAACCCCAAATGAAATGCCATAGCATTGTCTACTAACTTCATAGTATTGCTACCTAGAATAGTTACGTAATCTTTTAACTCATGCGTATTAACAAATCGCATCTGCTCAAGCATAATACATGTATTTGTACCATTTAACTTGAAATCTACATGCGTTTTGATTTTATCCCCTTTACCAAACTGACCAGTAGACATAGGTGCGATTGTACATATTTGGTCAATCGTTCTATTATCAGATACAACCACCCAAGGTCTACGACCATATTCAGCGTAATCAGAACGATTATACTTAGTAGTATTGAATTGTTTTTTATCTTTTGACTCATCAATATTGTAAATGAATACCATCCCTTTTAATACTCGTGTATACTCAGATGTATTAATTGTGTTTGTATTAGTGCTGTTATCAATCATGTTAATCGTCTCCGTTAATTTTATCATAATGTACGTTGATTAAATTGCCGTCTTCATCAAAGTCTTCAACATACAATTCATCGGTTTTATTAGTACGGAACATCATGCTATACCCATTCCCTACTTCATTTCTGAAAATGTAAATTTCATCACCTACTACATTCTCAGCAATGTGTAAACCATTTTCTAGTGCTAGAATATCTTCTAGATTTAAAGCACTATCAATTTTGCTTTGTAAATCTTTTTTCATTGATTTACCTCCTTTGTAAAATTACCACCCTTACTAACAATACTAAAGGGTACATTCATATATTACCATATATGTAAAGAAATGTAAAGTCCATAAATAAAAATAGAGGTTAAGACTACTTTTTAGTCCTAACCTCTATTATAATATTCTAATATAATAAGCGATTATTCACCTTATCATACATTACTAATTTCCCACTACCATTAGCATAATACGGAGATAAGTTCCCATGCTCATCACCAATATACACTAAATTTGTTCGAGTATCATATAATAATACATATCCATCTACTCGACCAATACGCTCAAACACATTAAGTGAAATCTCACCGTCAACAACTTTTGACTCTATATTGTATAATTCTAAGTCACCAGACCTAATTTTATAATGAAGATACGCATCCATAACTAATGAATACACCATAGATACAAACGCTAATATTAAAAACAGAATAACTAAAATCCTTGTAAAAGACGGCTTATATGTGAACTTCATAACACTACCCCCATATTATCAATAATATTTCATGATGTAATCGTCAAACTTCATTTTAGTTGTCGTATCAACAATAGCATATGCGTTTTCAATCCACGGATAATCTTCAGGTAACCAAGCGTAACCATTATCGCCCCAATCATTACCCCAAGAATTTAATAATCTCCAATGAAATTTATTGTTAATATAAGACCAACCAGTGATAGTTACTGCATGACCACCATAATTTACTACGTCCCTAGTAGAATCATACTTTACAATACCATCACTACCTACATCATAGAAACTATCAAAAATAGGTATGCCTGTAATTATAGCCTTAGTAGTTACAATAGCTACTTGTATCTCACGTCTAGAACTACACACATAATAGGAGTCTATTTTAAATTCATCTGCCTTTGTACGTAAAGAATCCATATTATTCTCTACAAGACTTAAAGCCTCATTCGTTGTATAAAAACCAGGCAAGTCATTATACAACACAGAACCAATATCTGTACCACCCTTTAGACATGTACGTAAATACATACCCTCAAAGTTCTCTTCTTTAGGTCTAAGACCATAATTAAATGCAGGAGATAAAGGTAATGTCAATGATGATTGACTATTATCAGACTCCTGTAAATATCTAACTGCACTATAAGAGCAAGCACAACACATCTGTGAAGAGCCTTGATTGTATACAAAAGGAAAAGTATCACTCCGATACTCATAAGGAATATTAACAGAACCTAATCTAACTAAGTCCTTGAACTTATAGTCTCTACTATCATAAGGAGATACTAATAGACCACTACCTAGATTTGTATTTACCAATGTAAACTACCCCCCAACTATACCAACACTTCAACATCAATTCTACTTATTCGTTTCAACGTATCTTGCAAGTATAGTTTATTTACAATGTCTTTACTTTCTAACCGTAAATACTCTTCTGTTTCTCTATAAATAGTATAGCTGTATCCATCATGATACACACTACTTTGTACAATGATATCAAATTCCGTGTAATAATCTTTTAAATTTTCATCTCGATATCTAATATGCTTACCAATAATAACACCCTTAACAGTTTTATATGAACCCTCAAACCGTAAAGGCTTTTTAATAGTAACCACATCACCTATGTCAAAGACACCATCTCTAATATTAGTCAACGTCGTTGATAACTTAGTACGTATCTCTTCATAGGTATTATTTTTTAATATATCATCTAAGGAATCTACCTTAAAGATTTTAACTAAATCAGAATCAGTATAATACGAAGCATACCCTCTTATTAGCATTACTTTATTGCTGTAATCTACAGCATCTGACAATATGCTACCCATAGTAATATAACCCCTCTAATTAATCACTAATCTTTGTAACGTCAGATACAGATACTTCGTATACCTCACGCTCTAAAGTAGAACCATCTTCAAACTTTTTAGTGTATACCCTTGACTGAATCCTACCACAAAATTCAATCTCTGTACCTACACCCATTTTTGACACATACCTAGCATTTCTCCCCCATACAACACAAGGTATGTAATCAGATTTATTATATAACCGATTTACAGATAAAATCACATCTGAAATCTCCCTACCACCAGGAGTCTTCCTATGTACTACTTCTTTACAGATAAAACCATGTAATGCAATCTTATTTGTAAAATCATCTGCAGAATCTAATACTTCAATTTCTTTAGTAAATAAGAATAAACGTAAAGAAATCTTTCCAGTATCAGTATTATGCTCATTAAAAGACCTAAATTGTCCTTCCACAGAAACAATAGAGTCTACTTGTATTTTATTTACATTAAATACCCTATCAGATATTTCAACTTTAATAATATCTGATGCACTGCTATTTAACCTAGGAACTCTCACAGAGAATTCATAGAAATCCTCACCATGTGTGCTATGATGAATCTCTGGACTACTAACCACATACCCTACAATCTTAGCTGTATTTGTTGCATTGTTAGTAACATCTGAGATAACGCAACTCATATATGTTACTTCCCCTTTTGTACTCTAATAAAATCTATTAATATAATTTCTTATATCGTATGTTCGCTAAGACTATATATAACTAACTGACTAACCTTCCAAAGTACCCAAGTCGATGACAGCATCTATATCAATGGTCTCCCCATCAAAATTATCATCAATTTTACCATAATGAATCACAGAATCAGGAAGTAAATCCCATGTAGAAATATCGTCCCAAAAGATATTACCTTCTTCATTCCTTACAGCTACATTTGTTTCATCTTCATAAGGACGAATCTCCACTACTTCACCTATAAAAGAAACAAATGTATTATGCTCTACCCTGTCACCAACTTTTAACATACTATACCCCTATTCTGAATATATTAGTTTATTCTTATATTCAAGTAACTCACCTAAAGTAATGTTATATAAAGACCTCATATCTTTCATATGAAAACAATCTTTATACTTAGAAAAGAAAGACCTATCTTCTACATAAGATAAACCATAATAACGTAATGTTCCTTTTAGGTTCATCTTGTTACCTAACATATCTACCTGTTCGATAGCATCTTTAATTGTATACTTACTATCTAATTTAACATTTCTATCTCTAGCAACCACTAAACACAACATAATACATATTCCCCTTCCATTATATAAAAAAGAGTGTACGTAAAACATACACTCTCTAATCATTTTATTATATTCTTATAGTTCTTTATAACCACTACTAGCTAATACACCAGAATGTAATTTCATATTCTCTAATAACATCGCATTTATACGCTTTTTAATAGAAGAACGTAATTTCTTAGCTAACTTTTCCTTAGCTAACTCCTTACCAATGTTGACATCAAACACATCACCTTCTTGACAACGTGCTTTTGCTTTATAAGTACTTTTCATCCGAATAAGACTATAAAAATTAGCTTTATAATCAAAGTACATTATTTGAGATTTATCTTTTACCAATTTAGCAAAAGCATTCTCTGCTAAGAATTCACAATGAGTGTTATAAGCAGTTACTACTTTCTGCTTTTCATCAACTTTAATAACAACAGGAATTGTATAACCCTTAAAAATCGTAATTCTTTCCATCTTTTGTACCTCACATATAACACAATATAATAATGGTGCCTGTAGTAGGATTTGAACCTACAAGAGTGTTACCTCAACAGATTCTAAGTCTGCCATGTTTTCCAATTTCCTGACACCCTCTCACTACTTGAAGTGATAAGGTTCCTACCCAATAACTGCATTTAATGAGTATAAACTCATTAAATGTCTTACATTATGACAATAGGCTATCCCCATATGTCCTATGGTTCTTATATATTGAAATTATACTAACTTTAAAGTTCTTAATCCTTCATTCAGAATATTCATCGCTGAGTTTATATCTCTATCATGATGTGTACCACAAACAGGGCAAGTCCATTTACGAATATTTAGATTCTTAACATCTTCATTCTTATACCCACAATTAGAGCAAATCTGTGATGATGCAAAACATGTATCAATCTGTACAAATTTCTTCCCATACCACAAGCATTTATACTCTAATTGTCTACAAAATTCATACCAACTAACATCTTGAATTGATTTAGCTAACCTATGATTCTTTATCATATTCTTAACTCGTAAAGTTTCAGCACAAATAATATCGTAATTCTTGATTAAGAAAGTTGATATCTTATGCATATAATCTTTACGAGAATTTACAATATATTCATGAAATCTTGCAAGTCTTACTTTAGCTTTCTCATAATTCTTAGAACCATAAACCTTGCGACTTAATGACTTTTGAAGTAATCTAAGTCGCTTTTCATTGTTAACTAAAAATTTAGGATTTTCAAATTTAGTCCCATCATTCAAGATACAGAAATCTTTTA